GGTATCAACCCAAGGGTATGGCTGTCCTTGCCATGCGAGGGTCTTCTGCTGTTGAAAATCCGGCAGGTGGTTCCAACGACAGGCGAGGCGTTGCCAGTGCAGATAGCTGTCCCGGCGAACAGTACTGTATCCACGGTAGGCGATGACACATGCTGCCCGGTAACTGGTGTGGCTGTAGTGAACCCGATTAACGTGGCTGTGACCGGAGCGGCTATGGTTAACAACACCGAACGCCTTGTTTATTTCAACAAGGTAAGGGGTGTATTGAGGCTCATGGATTGCTGTGTGCCTACAACCGCTGCGTCAGCTTCGGAAACGGATGTTGACGAGTAATAGGTTAGATTGGATGTCTAATGGGAGGGCATTCCCCTCCCGCTTAAAAATCGAGATATGTTTAGAGACTTAAAGAAAGGATTTCAAGTATATACGCTGGATACGTCCGATGTTCCGGTGTTCAGGATGGGGAATGTGGTTAACGTGTCCGAGCCTAGGTTCCAGCAACCCCAGATGGGTCAGATGGGGCAATATCAGCAACTACAGGATAGGGTGATAGACCTTACCGTGGAGATAAACGGATCCTCCATGACCTACGTTGTCCCGGAGGGTAGGGATGTCGCTATGTCCAATAACATAACTCTGGCCTGCTCGGTCGATCCGATCATGAACCAGCTTAACGCCGCTAAGAGAACCAGCTCCGATATTCTCGATAGTATCGATAAGCATAGGAGGACGCTAGAGGCTTGTGATTCGATCCTTGAGGAAATCAATCCGGCTTTTAAGCAGACTAAGGATCAAGACCGGAAGATCAAGAATCTTGAGGAGAAAGTCGATAGGATGGGATCCTCTTTCGATGAGCTAAAAGAGTTGTTAATTAAAAAATTAGGTTAAGATGAGAGTTATAGATTTAGGCGGCAGTCACGATGAGGACTACAATGACGAGATCTACGATCGTAGAGGCGGCCGTGGACGTAGCAGACGTTCGGATGGGACTTACATGGGTTATGGTGGTGGAATATATGACCATTATGGCAAGGAGCATGACGGTAGGATGGATGAGCTAGAACGCCGTGAGCGTGATCTTGAAAGACGCGAGAGGGAGCTGGAACGTGATGAGCGTGAGCTTGAGAAACGTGAGAGACTCCATGAACGTGAGGATGAGATGTATCGCAGGGGATGGTTCGGTGAACGTGGCATTCGTGACGAGTTTGATGGTACCGAGCCGTATATGCGCAGGGGACGCAGGAGTCGTTACTACTGAGGAGCAGACGCCGATGACCCGGATTATAAGCGGTATATAGACACTCATGGATATCACTTTTCCAAGGAGCTGGCTAGGGAAGCCGCTGACAAGATGCTTAACGCCGATGGGTCCAAGAGAAGATGGACGATGGAGGACGCTAAGCAGATGTTCGATAAATGCGGGGCCAAGAAACCTGATAACGCCACTTGGGGAGATATCCAATATCTGTTCGCTATGTTCTATAGCGATTACTTTCCTAAGGTATTGGACTGCGACCAGAAAATAGTCAAGGCTGTCTTGGCTTATCTGGAAGACCCTGACGCCCCGGAAGGTACGGCGTTCGTAAGGTATCTGGCGGTGCGGTGCTTCGTCGGTGACACAATCAAATGGAGTGAGATGATATGATTTGATACAACGTTGGAAGAACCCTGTCGGCGATAGAATACCGATGGGGTTTCTTTTTGCCCGTAACTTTATTATAGCTACATTTGTTCGAGGTAGATCTTTTGTTCAGAGGGAGGGAGGGCGGGAATGAAAAAAGGCATCCTCACGGACACCCTTCCCCTTTGGTTGAAAATCACTTAAAACCTTATGAGTTACTACACCGCAAATATAGATAAATAAACATGAATAGCAATGGGTAAGGGGTATTATTGGATAGATCCCGTGGATCAAACGTTAAACGATTTCCAGTTTTATAAAGCACGTATCGTGGGTGATCCTGAATATGACGAGAAACATCATCGTGTTATATTGAGGACGGATAAGCATTTCCCTGTAGGAAGTATCTTCCATGTCTTGAAAGACTCGGAGATGTTCGTTATAGAGAGGAAGTTCAAGACATGTGGCAATAAGTATGTCATAAGGCCTTGTGAGGGTGAATGGGAATGGGAGTCTGTCCAGAAACTTAAAGACAAGGCTATTATATTCCGTAGCGGATTCCTGCACGGGGACAGCAGTTTCTGACACTTACCCGTATCTCCTCCCCCCCCTCGATTTCTTGGTATTTATGTATATAACTATATTTGAGCAAAAAATAAGTTTGATATGGAAGATTTTCAAGGTAAATACAATGGTAAGCAGATAGAGCAGCTTTTGGATAAGGCTAATGATATTGATCTTACCAAATATGCTCTTAAGACGGATAATGCCCCTACCGCCACGAAATTACAGGCGGCTAGGACCATAGCGCTGTCCGGGGCTGTTACCGGTAGTGTCTCATCGGACTTCGGAGGCAACGTAACTATCTCCACGACATTGGCCAATTTTGATGCCTCTAAGATCGCGTCCGGAACCATCAGCATAGATAGGTTACCTAAGGCGGCTTTGGAGAGATTGGTCGTGGTAGCTGATGATACGGCTAGATTCGCCCTTACCACCGCTACGGCTCAAAGTGGTGATACGGTAAAGGTCACGTCTACAGGTAAGATGTATCTGATAAAAGACGAGTCTAAATTAAGCAGTGAGGATGGGTATGAGCCTTACACGGCCAGTCAGGCTTCCTCCGTGCCTTGGTCCGGGGTTACGGGCAAACCAAGTACCTTCGCCCCTCCCACGTCCTCCGCTACCGTTCTTGGCGGTATTAAGGTAGGATATACGACTTCCGGGAAGAACTATAAGGTGCAACTGGATTCGTCCGGCAACGCTTACGTTAACGTTCCATGGACAGATAATAACACCACGTATAATGAAGCCACGGCCGACACCTTAGGATTGGTTAAGATCGGCTATGCTTCTAATGGAAAGAATTACGCTGTGCTCTTGGCTAATGGCAAGATGTACGTCAATGTCCCTTGGACTGACAATAACACTACATACTCACAGGCCACGAGCGATAATCTGGGTCTTGTTAAGATCGGGTACTCAGCTAATGGGAAGAATTATCCGGTAGCTCTTGACGGAAATGGTAAGATGTATGTGAATGTTCCGTGGACGGACACCAACACCACATATTCCAATATGGGGGCGGCAACCTCCTCTGCTGCGGGAAAGGCTGGTTTGGTCCCTGCTCCTGCCGCTGGAGCGCAAGGTAAGTATCTTCGTGGCGATGGAACGTGGCAGACACCTCCAAACACTACATATAATAACATGGGTGGAGCTACGTCATCGGCGGCAGGAACATCCGGATTAGTTCCCGCTCCAGCCGCGGGTAAACAAGCCTCTTTTTTACGTGGTGATGGCACGTGGGTTGTCCCTACTAATACCACATACGCCAAGGCCAATACATCGACCCTTGGGCTGGTAATGATTGGATATGCGGAGAATGGCAAGAATTATCCGGTAGAACTGGACGGTAGCGGAAAGATGTATGTCAATGTGCCTTGGACAGACACTAATACGACGTATGGTGTTGTAGGAGCTAACGGGTCTACAGGTCTGGTAAAGAACGGGAGTACGGTAACCAGCGCTTCTGGCTATACCGCCTGTCCTATTGTCAGTGGTGTCCCTTATTATAAAGACACTAATACCACTTACGCCAATATGAAGGCAGCTACGGCTTCAGCGGCTGGTGCTGCGGGATTGGTCCCGGCTCCCGCAGCGGGGAAACAGACGTCTTTTCTTCGTGGCGATGGAACATGGGTCGTGCCTACCAATACCACGTACGGGTTGGCCTCCACTTCCGCCAACGGCTTATTGAGACAGCTTAATGGTAGCACTTCTAATTTTATGCGTGGAGATGGTACATGGGCTACCCCTCCTAACACGACATATGCCGTGGCCAACGAATCCACTAATGGATTGATGGCGGCTGCTGATAAGAAAACCATGAACAGGCTTATAGGGGTTAATACGGTCACGACATTAGCTAACCTGCCTATTAGCAAGAGAAGTATCACGGCTACGTTATCAGCCGCTACCACCCTATCCGTGCAGTCAGGGATGCAGGTAGGGGAGGAGCTGATGATCAGGTGTGTCCCCTCAGCGGCTTTCACCCAAGCGATACCTAATTCCGGGGATTATGTCAGCATGAGCGGAACTTCTATAACCACTACGGCTAACAAGCCTTTCGAGATAAATATCTGGTGTTACGCTTCAGGTAAGTATAGCATCGCCGTTAAAGAACAAGATTAATGATATAAGACATGAGCTACGTATATATAAATAGGGAAATATATCCCAATCAATTAGTTCAGGACGATCCGCTTGATGATAATTACGCTAAGGGCTATAGTTATGATGATTACATTAACGGGAATCCCGCCCCATGGATAGAACTTGGGGAGGAGCAACTGGCGTTCAAGGAGGCCAATCCTAAAGCTACGGTTAAGGAAATTATCGAGGCTAAATTGGATGACTCAAGGCTTCTTAATGAGGAGAAATCGGCTAAATATGAGGAGATCAGGACTTATGAGAATAATAATCTTCATGAGTTTTTCTTGGATGACCAAAATATCTATATCCCTGAATATGATAGGCGTAACGCTTTGGCTGATGGGGCTATAGCTGGTAAGATAACGATCATGGGTCTGAAGTTTGATATGACGGAAGGCAAGATCTTGATCGGGATGATGGATAAGTATGATAATGACCTGATGTCGGCGTTAGGAGCCAAACAGAGGGAAGTAAGCTTAGCCACTACCGTAGAGCAGGTGAGGGCTATTGACGCTCAGTCCGGCTATCCTGATAAGGTAAGTGTTACCACGGCGTACATCCAGCAACAGGCGAAGGAGAAGGACGCCTCTGATCCTCAGAAGGTGGCTGTAAAATTTTCTAGAATGGTGGTTAATAATAAAGACTTATCTTTATCCTCTAACGATAAATTGGATGTTAAGGCCCTATTCCCCATATGGGGACAAGAAGGGGCGGAGTTCGGGCTATCCGTGGATACCGGATTTTGTCTTAGGGTGGTTAAGGAGGATACGGATATCCTTTATGAGGTTATCCAACAACATACGCTGTCGGAGGAATGGGAACCCGGACTAAATACGGCTTCCTTATACAAGGTCATTGATAAGGAGCATGCCGGGACCATAGGGGATCCTATCCCGTATTTCCCTCCAATGGAGATATTCAAGGATAAATATTACATCCAGAACGCTGATGTGTATAAGTGTACTAGGGATAGCGGAACTCCTCTCAGCCATAATCTACAGGATTTAATAGGTCTGTACGTGGAGCGGGTGTAGCCGTAGTGCGATTTACCCCCCCCATATTTTATGGCTAACATTATATAAGTTATTTTTGGCATAATAAAAGGACATTTATAAATATATTTAAGTATGGCATCACAAAAATTCGGTTTCGTAACCGTAGACCCGGTATCAGGATCAGGAGATCAGGCGGTTAATTTCTCCGGTGATAAACACACCGGTCGTCTTCAACGCACTATCAATCTTACGGTCACCACGAACGGCGGGGCTAAGAAGGCGTTGGTAGTTAATCAGGCAGCGGCTGCTGAGGTGGTAAGATCAGACAGCCCTAACGCTTCCGTACAAAAGACAGGTGGTAATGTTACCATCACCGGTAAGTCTAACAGTACTAAGCTTACGTTCGCGGTCACGCCGGCTGAGGAGAACGGGCTTACGTTACAACTCCCTGCTAACTACACGGCGGCTGGAAAGACTACGGCTAACGGAGCGGTTATCGCCGACGATCCCGGAGCCGCTGGCGAGTTCGTTTGGAGCATCACGATCTCGAACGTACCGGCCAACGTCACGATCGAGGAACTGACAGCTACATTGAAAGTAACCGCCGCTGGTGGCCAGACAGCCAACGTGACGGTAACGCAAGCCGCTGGAGACTCTACTATCGAGCTTGACAAGGAGACTATTAACTTGGATGTAAATGGTACTCAACAGACGGTTAACGTAACATCTAATGACAGCTGGACATGGGCGCAAGCTGCGGCTAGAACCGTATTGAGAATGATGGGACGATAATCAGTTTCTTTTCTCTTACTCAGACCCCGATCGACTAAAGCCGGTTGGGGTTTATTTGTTTTGCTATCTTTGCAATAGAACAAAAATAATACAACTATGGCTAATGATTTGAATATTAATTGGAAGGACGGGGTAGGCGAGGTAACGGACCAGCCTCTTACCGTCAGTCCGGGGTCCGGGGCCGGAAGCGCCCCCGTTTCCTTTGGCTCGGTGATGAACAACGGTCTTGATCGGACTCTTGAGCTGGAGATAACAACTCCAAAAGGTGTTAAGAAGACGCTCACGGTGAATCAGGAGGGATGCCGGCAGGCTTATATCACGAGCGACGGCAAACGATGGCTGACTAGCGACAATCGGGTATATGGGGTTTTGAAAAGCGATGCTCCATGCGAATGCACGGGTGATTGCCCTTGATATTTTGTTTTTACGAATTTTGTAATTACATTTGTGGCGCATGTCCATCACCATGCTTTTCGTCGCTAATTTATTATAAGGGATACCGGTCTGTGATGGGATCGGCATCCCTCTGTTTTTTAATATGGAGAAGATAAATGTTTTCGATGTTCAGATTCCTGATGGGAGACAAATCCGTTGTATATCGTATAATAAGGTTACTTATTTTGATCTTGACGATATATGTAAGTTATGTTTTGACTCATACGACCTACATGATGTGGCTGACACTAAGGTTATGAGCGAGTTCCTACACCGTGAGGGTGTTCGTTATTGGACTACGATAGATGGCGTAAGGCAGTTGTATCGTAGGATTGAGTGTAAGATGTGTTTTGAGGTTATAGAAAAATTAAAGAAATTATGAGAGAGATGGAGTTTGATTTCGTGATATATCCGTTGAAGTTGATTATCACGGTTGGGTTGGATTATAAGACATTGTGTGATCGTTTCGAAAATATGGAGCCTGAACACGAGGGGAAATGGGGAGATGAGGATGATATGGACAAGGAGGCGTCTTTCGCAAATTTGGTAAGGGATAGGGATGATGACGATAAATTCGCCATACTTTGGAATTTTTCGAGCGACGATGATTTAATAATGAGAAATATATGTCACGAGTCATTCCATATAGCAATGAGCGTATGCCAATTTTGCAACATGTCTCTTGGATTTAAGGTCGGAGAGGATGAACACGCCGCGTATATAGCCGGTTTTGCGGGTCATTGTGTTGGTGAGTTTATCAACAACAAGGATATGGATTAGACTATAAATCCATACAAGGGATACAAGAATATCAGCCTCCGCTTATTCGTGGAGGCTTTTTATTTATCTTTGTGAAAAACATTTATTTATGAGCAGTTGCGTAATTAAAAGGAATAAGGAAGGTAAGATAGCTCGTGTCTTGACTCCTTCCGGCGAGGTATCTACCTTGTTCGATAAGATAGCGGGTATAGCCGCCGTAAGTGATCTTGATAAGGCCGCTGAGGCTTATATGACTATTTATAACGATAAGTTCAGATCCAAGTTCGGAGACTGGACGAGATCCGTGCCAAGGAATAAGGAGGCGGCCAGATCCATAAGCGCCAGACTTAGCTCCAGCGAGTTGGGGCAACTTATGTCAGCCAAGGTCCTGCCCGCCATAAGCGATATGGATGCCCCGGCGTTGGCCAGAAGTCTCGGGAATAGCGACAATGTCGTGGCTTATCTTACCTCCGGAGAGGTAGGTGATGTCAATGATATGGCTGTGGTAGATACATCTACGGTACAGGAGGTGGATCTGGATTCCATAAACGAGGATAATATTGGCGATACGATACTGAAAGAGGCGTCATGGGATGATATAAGGGCTATCAGGGAGAATATAGATATTAAGGAGACAGCCCGTATGTTATGGAAGGCGGTGGAAAGCGCTTTTACCGGGCAACGACCTAATATTAGGGTGAAGGGTGGAAATATAGATGGTGAGATTATATTCTCCGGCAATGTCTTGCCTTTAAATGATATTGAGAATTATACTCCTCCATCTTCAAGATTGGTATATGATTCCGGTGAGCCTCGCCTGTTCTTTAGATCGGATGACGGCAAGATACACGAATCTTACGCCAACGCCATAAAAGGATCGTCCGGCGGGCGGGTCGAGGCCGGGTTCTTGGCCGGCAGTGTCGAGGAGAGCGACATCCCGTCTGGCACGACTGACATCTCCTTTGGCTCTTCCTCAATAACCCTTAATAACAGCGAGTCATTCATCCCGGTCCTTGGTATTAGCTCAAACTCAGATGTAAGCACTCGTGGAGGGTTTGTTAATTACCTTATCAAGAAAGGTATGTTGAGTGGGGAACGTATAAGGCTAGGGGATAGATATTATCTTACTGGAGCCGGCAATTCTGATGGTCTTAAGATCTATAACGCTATGGATGCCTTCTCTAGTCTTAGAAATAGATTTGGAAGTCAGTCCTCCGAAATGAACGTATTGGGTTCTATAGGTTTTGATACGGAGGTAAGTAATGATCTTGATCTTATCACTACGTCCGGGGAGAAGGTTACGGTAAGCAGATCGGAGATCAAGGGCATGTTAAGGCAAGGTAAGTTTGAGGAGCTTAATAATAAGTATGATGGGTTCATGGAGCTAGCCTTGTCGTTGATGATGGAGGATAACGCTTTGTACGGAAGCAATGTCCGTGGGGTTATCGAGAACGAGAAGGCGGAGGATCTCCAGAATAGGACTGATATCACCAATATCTTATCCACGTTAGGTGTCCGTGTGATGGGTATGTCTGAGTATATGGATAAGTATAAGATGCGTAATGGCGTGGATCCTTCGGCTAGGGCCTTATCTGACATGGCCAATGGGGTTATCGCCTTGGCTGAGGGGGCTACGGTAGAGGATCTCAATGAGGAGGTGGCTCATTTCTTGGTCGATACTTATCGTAACCAACAGGAGATTGACGAGGTGCTGGATTCTGTTGTCGGCACGTCGTTATGGAATCAGTTCGCTGGTCGTTACTATGAGGTGTATGGGAAGGAATACCAAGGAGAGGAGCTGGATCGGATGGTGAAGCGGGAGATCCTAGGTAAGACGCTGGCCCATCGGTTCGTTCCGGGCATGGAGCAGGCGGTAGAGGATCTGACCTCGTCTGAGGACGTCCAGCTCTCCTTGTTTGGCAGGATGGTACGAGCTATACGTAATTTCTTCTCCAGCCAAAGATCGGATTTAAATAAGGTACTTGACAGGATAAAGGAGTCGGCGTTAGCTGATGATCCAAGCGCCTTTGACGTGCTTCTGCTAAAGGATAGCGATCATCTCATGTACTCGTTATCGGACGTTGACGTGGCTAATAAGTTGATCAAGAACGGTAGGTCATTGGAAAGGCTATACACCAGATTGCAGAGGATGAGATCAAGCCAAAGCCAGAGGATCGGTGAGAGTATCTCCCTTCTTCGTGATATAGGCGAGAAGGTGAGACAAGTCGGGGGTGAGCTTAATAAAAACAACAACCTGTTATCCACCAAGAGTGTCATAGCGACCGCCAAGGCTGAGGTGGAGTATTTGGTCACTGTCGCCAGTAGCCTACGTAAGAGCGGAAAAGGATTGGATTATGAGACGATACAGGTTATCGATAACGTATATGGGGAGATAGTTCCTCTGATCAGGAACCTTCGTGGATTCGTCAATAATCAGGCGGCTGATTATTATGGCAGCAATAAGGTTGGCATGGTAGAGGATATGGATGATATATTACGTATGGCTGAGACATCCATGTCTGATATAAATGCTCTTCGAAGTGATCGTAATGAGGACTGGCTGGATGGACAGCTCAGGATGTTTAATATCCCGGAAAGATATTGGAATGGGATAAAGAAGTTGATAAATAACATCCATAAGGATATCAATGTCATGTCCCGGTTCTTTGGTACGCTGGAGCATAGTGGTAACGCTATTTTAGGTATGTTAGGCCAACGTCTAGCCAAGGCCCATAATGAAGCCCATATCGAAGGTATATCTAATATCAATAAGATGACTAGGATGATGAAAGAGCGTGGATGGGGGATAAAGGATAATGAGGATCTTATACAGAAGATAAATGGGAAGAACTCGGATTACCTTGACTCGTCCCGTGATTTCGCCAAATACGATTTTCTATACAGGACCGAGCAGGCTAAGGCTATTATCGATATATATGATCTTAAGAATGTTACGGGTAAGACCGAGAAACAACTTATCGACCTTCTTCTATCCGATAGAGGCCTTAAGGTGAAGACCCGTGACGACATAGTAGGATATGACGGGGATAAGCCTATCACTAAGGAGGTATATCATATATTCAAGCCTACCATCCAGAATTTCGATATCTCGGACATGACGTTCGAGGATCAGCAACGATATCTCGACGCGATAAATAGGTGGTTGGATGAGAACCGAGAGAAACCTATGGTGCAGGCTTATTACGATAAGATCGAGAAAGTTAATAAGAAGGTCGAGGAAAGACTGGGTCGTAGGGTATCGCAAGCCACGTCCGATTTCATGACCCGTATCCGCAGGAGCAGGTATGTGGCTATGGGTAAGTTCGTGAGGAACGGGAAGGTCGATTGGAAGGCGTTTCAATCCGATCCTATAGCTTGGAGATCTTATCTGGATATTTTACGTGATAGGGCTATAGCCAAGAGCGAGTGGTATTCCGATGGGACACCAAAGGAAGAGGGATCCGAGGCTCTGATGATGTCCGAGGAGATCAAGGCATGGGACGAGGCGTGGGCCGAGGAGTTCGGGAATACCAACGAGGGTCGTAAGGCTTCCGCCGAGTTCAAGGAGATACTTCGTGGGATAGAGCGGTCCGAGGGCGGCAAGGCTGCGTTTGAGTTCCTGCTAGCTGGCGGTCATCTTGGCTTCTCCAAGGATATGTGGGGATCCGAGGAGGGTGATTATTACGAGAATCTTGTTGATAAGATCACGGAGCAATCTGTATCATCATCAAGGATAGAGAAGGTAGAGGAGGCGATGGCGACAATAAACGAGATCAATGACCAGCTAAGGCCTTTGCTTATCCAGTACCGGGATAGCACGAGATACGGGGAATATGATTTCGATAGGTTACGTGGATCCGCCTCATTAAGAAAGATAAACGAGTTATATGATCGTCTGGCTGAGGCTAAGAGCGTTATTAACGCCGCCGCTTCCGCTGAGGCTATTGAGATGGATATGCCTGATACGGTGGAGAGTGGAGTCACGGATTCTTACCGTAACGCTTTAAGGGATGCCATGGTATACGACAAGGGTATGGATGAGATTAAATTCGCCAAGGGACATATGTCTGCCCGCTCCCGGAGTCAGGTGGATAGGATGGCCGCTAAGCTATCTAGGAAGAATCCGTCATGGACGACCGTGGAGGTATCGTTTTTGAGAAGGAAATACGGTCCTGACTTCAATAATAAGCTAGCTAACGACATAGCGATGGGTAAGGCTGATAAGATCCTTGTCGAGTACGCCAGGACCCGGCTGTATCCTTATATGAGGAGATACTCTCCCAAGGGGTATTCTGGCTTTGTCAGGAAGATAAATAACGGTACGTATAAGGTATCCGAGTTCTTTGATGCCATAGAAAATGGTATATCTAAGGAAGAGAGCGTATCCCGTTTCGGGTTTGATATTAATATGATCGATCTGACGATCAATAACCAGTGGCTTGATGAGGCTGACGCCGAGAGTTCTTTCCGTAATCCTAATTATAATCCCGATCTGGGTTATGGATATCATACGCCTAGGTTCGATAAGTACAAGAACGAGGCTTTCTTCAAGAAATACGGTATTACCAACGAAGGGGAGGAAGCTACGATCAATAAGGATAAGTGGGAGATGAGGAAGGAGCTTCTTAACATAAGCCATAAGGCTATGGAGGATTATGATGAGCGATTCCGGAACATCTACCAAATACCACAGATATCCAAGGGCGGCGTGGAGAGGATGGTGCAGGCCGGGGTTGACCCGAAGGCGGCCATCGGCAACGCCGTACGTGATATCGTTGGCGAGAGGGTGGATGACCCTATACATGGTCAGGGGCAAGACCTGGGAGGGATTGATGAGAACGATAACAAATATCGTATGATCCCCAAATACTATCTTAGTAAGTTGGAGAACGCCGATGACGTGTCCCATGACTTCGCCTACTCTTATTCCATGTTGTCCTTACAAGCGACCTCTTACAAGTATAAGAGGGCGGCCTTGGATGATGTCATGGGATATAGGAACATGATGCTGGAGACGCAATACGACGGCGGTAAGAACCCAGAGGCCACTCACGCCTATAGAATGTTTCAGGACTGGGTTAACGCCAGTATCTATGATGTTAGGATAAATAATAAGCGGGCAGAATGGAATATAGGTAATTATAAGGTCGATCTTAATAAGCTGGCTCTTATGTTTACCAAATTCGTATCCAAATCCAACTTAGGCTTCTCCCCATTCGTCGCGGCTACCGGCGCCCTTACCGGGCAGGCCAACTTCCTTTTGGAGGGTATGGTAGGGCAGTATATAAGCAAGGACTCCATGAAATACGCCTATGGGGAAGCCCAGAAGCAGTTAAGTACGTACGTGTCGGAGATCGGGGATATAAACCGCACCAACAAGCTATATGTCGTTGGAGAGGCTCTAGGCGTGTTCAATGTCCGTAACCGTGTACGATCGGCAGCGTATAACAAAATCTGGAGAACCTTATTCCGGGACCTGCCGTTTAAGATGATGGAGGTTCTTAACTCCCCGTTGGATCCGCAGGTCATTATCTCGGTCATGGATGATACCCGCCTATACGAGGGTCAGTTCTGGTCATACTCCAATTTCAATGAGATGATGATGAAGGACAGGAATATGTCCGCTAACGAGGCTAAACGTGATTGGGAGCGTTTAAGGGATTATTCTATGTGGAACATGGTAGACGTCAAGGACGGAAAGATCGTGGCTAAGAACGAGGATAACAAGGATATTATAGACCGATACATACCTACATTATCTAGTAGGGTCAGAAGTATGGTGCAGATCTGCGACGGCGCCTTGAACGAGCAGAACCGGGTGGGGGCTAGCCGGAACGCTATCCTTAACATGGTGCTGCCTCATCGTGGATGGTTTATATTGGCCGTACAGCGGGCGTATAAGAAAGCCGGTTTCAATTTCCAGACCAACCAGTTCGAGGAGGGATATATGAGAACGTTATGGAGATTGGCCGGGAACGTCTATGGTTCGATGTCGGAGGGCAGGATGGGAGAGGCATATGACGTGCTTAAGGAAGAGTATGATAAGCTTACCCCCTACGAGCAGATCAATATCAAGAGATCGATTATCAATATGGCGGTATTCGCCACGATGATGGCTATAGGACGGGCTTTGATGGGATATAGGGAGGATAATGAGGATAGCTGGTTCGGGCAGTTCATTACCTATATAGGATTCAGGACGATCAACGAGATCGCTTCCCAGACATCCCCGTTCATGGAGCTTAACGCTATAGACATGTTACAAGACCCGCTGGTTACGGCCCGGAAGTTAGGTGATCTTACCGATCCTCGGAACTGGGACCCGTTCGCTACCGTCCAGACCGGCGTGTATAAGGGTGAAAGCAAGCTATGGAGGCAGCTCATGAAGTTCTCGTTTGGTAAGCAATGGTATAATATCAAGACGGCTAGGGATATTAAGCAGACATCCGACTACTGGTTGATGACCAACGGCATGACGATGGGATTCTTCTTAGGAGGCAGGAATAAGGATGAGTCCGGAGAGGACGCTAATTGGTATTTTGATAGAGGAAGATAGCTGATATAGTATGACAAAAAAAATAGCCAGTCAATTGTTTAAGACAATTTGATTGGCTATTTTTGTATTCCCATCTATCCATCCCGGACGGATGGGAATAAATAATTATCAACTATGAATGCAAATGTAAGCATTTATCAAGATTCTGTGAAGGATAGTAGCGGAATTTTGACGTCCGAATCCAACGAAATAGGGTCTTTGAAAATTATCATGCCTGATAAATTGAATCAGTTGACAGCTCGATCGTCCTATATATGCCATATAGACGATTTCGTTAAAGGGAATAAAGATTATTATGGATTTGATATACAATCTGATAGCGAAATGGAATATGATTATGAACTAATCATAAACAAAATAAAACATATCAATAACAATACTGGTAAACATGAATATATATCAATATTTAATAATTTCCCTGTATTAGGTTTCATGTTATGTCAGATAGCTAATTTAAATGACCTTAGGATTCTTGGCGGATACAGATATAGCATAAGATTGAAAAATATATCAGAAAGGGATATTGTTATAGACTATATAAATAGTATTTTTATAACATATGATAATATATGTATCTATAAAGTTGATAATATTGATGTTAGATGTGATATCCCTCGTGAATTTATCGATGATTTAAACGCTCTTTACAAAACTATTATTGATAACATTTTTGGATATAGATTTTCTATAAGAGTGGTGACTGGATATGATAATTGTATAGTAGACAATATTGAGGTGTTTGTCCCAGTCAAGTCAAATATGGATATATCAAATAGTGTATCAAATATGTTTATAAAATTTCTAAATGCTAAAAGAATTGATTTTTTTAATTTAATATCTGTTTTTGAATATTTTAACGATATTAATAATTTGAGCATAGGACATCTGATAACTAAGATATATAAAGATTTTGTCTATTTATATGATATGTCATTTGATATATTAGATAACAAGGTAGTATATACATATTTAGGATCAGGTAATATTGATGGTTATATTAAGATAGGTAAAACCAATAATATTGACAAAAGGGAAAATACGATAAGAACCGGAAATATAGATTTTAAGATAATAGCTTTTGTTGGCAGAGATATAGAAAATGAATTGCATAGCAAATTTGAGATAAAAAGGATGGAAAGAGAATGGTTTCATTTATCTGATAATGATATAGACAATATAATCAACGAGTATGGTTTTATTCGGGTAAGGAACAGTGTTAAAGATAAAAAGATATAGTTATATCATTGATACTTAATGTAATCCAAAAATGGATTTACATAATAATAGAAGGATAGGCGATTATCATCCTATCCTTCTTATTTTCGTTATCGGTTATTATATTTATACACAAAATCATCCACATCCATATACTCACACCCGAAGTTTTCCGCCGTCTTCTTATCGGAGTCGGAGAACTGCCCTTCTTTTCCGGAAGCGTCCCCGATCATCATGATAGTATCGTATATGATCTTATTTTCCTCATCTACATTATCATTTATGAATTTGATATAATCCATATACTGGTCTATCATCCCCGTATTTGGTTTCCTATTGATGTTATCTTTATCATTGTTGTCGCAATAAAAGTTGTATACGGATATATTGGTATAATCCTCCAATGCGCTTGATATATAATCGAATTTATATTCAAACATCTCTTTGTCTACGAAGCCTTTTTCTATACCTCCCTGATTTGATATGATTAGTATATCATCAGGAGCGTAATTTTTGATAGCCTCAAATACGTAGAGTTTGATTTTCATATCCCATATACCTTTAGGGAATGTATCTCCTGACAATGTTTCAATCAGTGTCCCATCTAAATCTGTTATTAACAATTTATATTTTTTCATGATTCAAAATTTAAATGATATATAATTACCTTACTTTATTCATATACTACTCGTCCCATTGCTCCTAATAGCTCTTTATCATCCTGCTCCTTTACCTCTACATAATAATATCCCTTGAAACAAAATTTCTTTTGATCGGGATCTGACAAGAACTTTTTATATTCCTCGAATCCTTCATCTGAAAGATGATAAGCCTTTCTTTTTTGTTGAAGTAATTCATTTGATTCTAATATCTGTTTCTTAGTAGCCATAATAACATCATTTTTTATTTTACGGTTCTTAGACGATGAGGTATTCTGCCTAATGATATTTCATCCCCATATTATTGATTTGTTTAATTTACGAGCCTCTGATAAGGCTCGTGTTAGTATATCCTTTTTCCTTATAATCTCCTTATATCTTTTGATATTCATTTTTATTGTCTTCATAATAAGTTCTTTTGTCTTAATAGCACCAGCATCTTATCCCAATCCACATATCCTTTATCCGTAAGTGGAGTGCCGATATTCCTATCATCTATATAATAATCACAATACACTTTTGGTGATGATGATACTGGCTCAGGATTGTAGTTTACCGAATACAGATTGATATGATTGTATCTAAACCAGTCTACGGCATCCTGTAGATATTTACCATCTCTTACGATTTTATCCAAAGCCCCTCTTTTTAAAGAGGGGATAGTATCATATTTCATATATTCTTTTGATTTTCAATGTATTTTATAATTGTTTGTTCGGATATATGCCCTACTGATTCTACATAAAAAGATCTTGTCCATAATGTAGGAAGTTCTCTTCTAAGAGATTCAAATTCTTTTCTTAACATGTTAGCTGTATAACCTTTCAATTGTGAAACAATATGAGATACACAATCAGAAGGAGTTGCTTTTATAAATAAATGAACATAATCCGGCATTATCTCCAGTTCTTTTATTTCCCAATTGTTTTGACTAGCTTTTTCGTATAGAAGTTCTCTTAATCTTCTTTCGATATCTCCTACGAGTTTCTTTCTTCTATATTTAGGGCACCAAATTATGTGATACCCCAAATTATAGACACTTCCTCTGTTTGTTTTCCATCTACTATCCATTTTTTTGTTGAATTGTTTTGCAAATATAGTAAATTATTATTATATTTGCGTCATAAAAATAATTAAAACATGATCTCATACAAGTACAATATATATAAATCCAAGAACACTAAGCATTTAGATAAAATGCTTAGGGAATGCGCATTTGTATGGAATCATGCCTTGAATTTACAGAAACGTTATTACAGGAGATTTGGAAAATATATTTCACTGAACAGGCTTCAAAAGCACTTTGCCAAACGAATCAAAAGAGTCCTTTTGCATTCCCAGACCGTACAGGAAATCCTTGGACGTCTTGACAATTCCTATAAAAGGTTCTTTAAAAAGTTATGCAAAAGACCTCCGAAGTTCAAGAAAGCAGAGAAGTTTAACTCCTTTGTATTTAAACAGGGAGGATTTGCTTTGAATGGAAATGTTTTCACGATCAATAAGATAAACAAGCGTTTTAAGTTCTCATATTCCCGTCCTTACGATGGGAATGTAAAACAGGTCAGAGTTTTAAGGGAAACATGTAATAGATATTCCATTGTCATCGTAACAGACTCGAAATCGAATAAGACCTATGAAAAGTCACGTAATGGTGCATCTGTAGGAATCGATTTCGGACTTAAAACTTACATGACATTAAGCGATGGAAAATCTATTCAGTCTCCTTTGTTTTTCAATAGATATCAAAAGAAGATAAAGAAATGTAATCGCAACCTCTCAAGATCTGAAAAGGGATCGAATAACAGGAAAAGAAGGTTGTTCGAGCTTCATCAGACAAATAGGAAAATCATGAATCTACGTAGTGATTTTCAATGGAAGTTAGCACATCAGTTGTGTAAACAATATGATTATATTTTCATTGAAGATCTAAACATTGAAGGAATGAAACGTTTGTGGGGGAAGAAAGTTTCTGATCTCAGTCATTCTTCTTTTATTAACAAACTTACGTATATCGCTTCGAAGTATGGAGTGATAGTACATAAGATTGACAAATGGTATCCTTCCTCAAAGACTTGTGAATGCGGGCTTGTTAATAAAAACTTGTCGTTACGCGACCGCACATGGGTTTGTCCCGGATGCGGTTCTATCAACGACAGGGACCTCTTAGCCTCTAAAAATATCCTTCGGAAGGGCATTTCCGAATTGGAGAGTACGGGTAATTCCAACGGTTGTAAAACCGGGGTCCCGTACACTTGTATCCAAGAATCCCAATCACTTTAGTGGTGGGAGTATGTCAACGTATATAATATCAGAAGATTCTTATCAGCTAGTTTCCTCAATACGCTAGCGGCTCCGATATTGTCTCCTACATAAGGGAGTAAGTCTGTCACGCATGTCCCATCGAAATCTATTCCTATTATTGCCATATTCTCTTTATTTATCTTATTAAATTTTTGTATCCTACTTTCTTCATCTGCTCTTCGGTAGCTTTCTTCTTCGGGAACTTCCCGTGCCATTTTCCGGACACCACGACATCACGGCCGTCCGGGGAGGTAGTAAGCCTCCCGCATTCGCTGCACAGCCCCATGCCCTTGTACGGCTGTAGTTCCTTGGCATACTCGAATTTGTCCACCATATACTCGTTTGTCAACATCCAGTAACTAGACGTGGCGGTATTGTCTACACAACCGCATTTAGCGCATACAAACAGGCTCATAGTAAGTTCTTTTTTGCTTCATTAAACAACCATTCTACCAGATTCTCAAATTCTCCATCAGGCATATCTATTATGTCTTTTATCTGCACTTGTATTCTTTCTTTTGCTAAAGAATAGCAATTACTATTGACAGAGTAACGAACTACAGTGCCGTTTACGAAAATAAAATCATCTGGTTTTAAATCAGTCGTATAGCCATTTTTAGAAAACATAGGGATATGATGTATATCATCTATTCTTGTTATAAAAGAATCATTATATTTGGCATATTTTCCAACAATCCATTTATACTTCTCCTTTAGGTCAACTTGTATCTTGCTCATTTCTTCTTTTAACTGTTTTTCCAGTTCTTCAATCTTATTCATATCCTATCTATTTTAATGTTATTGTTATTAAATCTGTTTATCATCTCATCAAAGAATTGACGGTCTATCTCCACAAGCAGGAAGCCCCCCTCTCCTCGCCGCAAGGGAAAGGGTAACGGCTACCGCCCCGTCCGGCACAGTGTTCATTGGATTGCCTTCCACGCCATATTCCCGTTAAACATCCTCATCTTTCTTTTCATCATCAATCCTCTCCACCTTAATCGTCCCCATATCGCCTGAAGGTAACGTCATGTCGCTATACACGTTATTCCAGTTCTCGTCAATAGCCAATTGATGCAGTATTGATCTATATATCTGGTAGGTATTTCCGATAAGTCTCTTTCTATTGATCATATCTTTACTACCTCCATCATACCCTATATGTTCATAGTCTTCGAGATCCGGGAACAGCCTTCTTCTTATAGCCATCGAGTTGTTTGCTATAAAGCTTCTTATCCCCAGCGACTCCGTCCTGTCCATATCATCTATCAAAGTTTCCGTGGTATGCTGAAGATCCATGTCTCCGGCTGCGTATCTGCTTATGTCTTCCACGCACCGGGATATCAGCATCAGTTGTTCCCTTGTTAGGGTTATTTTGTAAAGTTGCTTGTTGTTTATAACCATCTATTTGTTCTTTATATTAATTACTTCCATTTTATACTTCTCTGGGTACTCTAGACATGTGCATACTACTAAAATAGAATCATTCAACATGGTTGCTTTATTACCCCTATCATCTACATAAACAGTTTTAGGATAATAATCAACATCTTCTTCTTTTTTATCCTTACATCCTATCATGATAAGAGATAGGATAATAATACTTGCTTTAATCTTTGTCATAACAGCTCCATCCCATTCTTGTATATCACGTCTCCTTGTTTCATCTTGTCTATTTTATTAATCTCATTATCAATATAGCAAAGTTGGATATTATCCATACTATAAATATCCAGAATGTTATACTCAACATAAATCCTATATTCTTAGGTATAGGATCTATTCTTCTGAATGTTAAGATCATGTATATAAATGTCTTTATGTTCACAATTTACGATATTTTTCTATATAGTTAACTATTAAATCTTTAACTCCTTTTGGGACATCTACCAGTTTGAGATTACCTTGGAATATGTCCTTGCCGTACTCATCCATAATCTCCCCGAATGAAGGATTCATGACTCTTGTTGACATAGATATCGGTTGATCAGTGTCAAATTTGATAACGATCTTCTTTCCGCCGTTTATCGCCTTTTTAAAAGCCACGTAAAGCTTTCGGCCTTTTATTATATCACAATTTCCTTTCAGGATATTAGACATATGTATGACATGCTCTTTCTTCGCATCTCCGGGGTTGTCCATAAGCTTAAGATCTCCTCCGGTATCTCTCCATTTCCTGAAGCACGGGAAACATAGACCGTGATTTGCCTTGGCGTGTCTAAGTATCATCCTGCTGCTGCCGGCTGGGATCGTATCGCCACAGCAGATACACGTCCTATCCTTGTTGGTGCGCATCGGCACATAGCTCTTTATCGGGTATTCTTTTCTTTTATACATCTTCTTCTGTTTTCAAAATTATCATCACCATACTCATAATTAGGACAAGCTTTGTTGCTTGGACGCCTTACGTATGTTGTTTGTTTCCTATTATGTTTCCTGTTAGGGTTTATATAATGGTCACACACCTGCCAAATAGAACAACATACCTTGCCATATCTTTTCGCCCATTCATTATCATGCAGATGTACGCATGTGCCGCAAGTCGGATTCTTGAGCTTATCCCTGTTGTTATCTATAATATCTTTAATCTTATCGAGAATAACATACATATTCTCAATATCCATATCATTAAATTCATTTGGTACTGGGAGATACATTATTGAGCTTATATCTATATCTATTCCTTTTGACTTGTCGTAAGCCGATTTGTATTTCCTTACCATCAAATCTTTTAACTGATTTACCTTCTTCTCATATGTTCCCATGTCTCATTCGGTTTTCCATCCCTGTTTCCTTAATAAATCCACCATCATCCCTTTTATCTTAGGGCTAATGGCTTCGGTAAGTATATCAGCGGCCAAGTTAATAGAGAAGCTGGTCATCCTAGATTCTCCTATATACTTCTCGCTGGTAACTTCTTTGACATAGTCGTGAATATCCTTGATCATTTCATTTTGAGATCTTAGGAGATCCAGTATCTTATCGAGTTTATCATTCATCTTTTTTCTCGAATATACCTGACAATAACCAGAAGACCACTATCAAAAAGAAACACAACCCAAGCGCCTCATCCGGGTAATCATGCATAGCCTCTAAAATTCCCCTCATAACTTAACATCCATTTTGTTGATTATCTTATAAAATATATCTCTAGTCAGCTCAATATCGTAAGTAGCGTCATGGAGCTTATTCTCGTCGATCTCAATACCCATAGTTCTGGCTACGGTCATCAACTTAAAGTTCTCCATATCGTTTCTTACACCCATCAGGAACGGTGTCACCATAACATATACATCCATACAGTTAGGATAGAACCATGATCCGAAATACTTATCCCCACATTGGGTAAATAAAGCCCGTAGGAAGTTGTTGTCGAATCCGGCGTTGTTATACCCCACCAAATACATTTTATCCCTCTTGTCGAACTTATTCACGTATTTGGATAATATACCAACTAACTGCCTGTACCCTTCTTCCATAGGCTGATACGACTGCACTTGCTCCAAGGTAACACCAGCCACATCCAGCGCCTCTTGCTCTATCGTGGCGGCAGGGTTCGGGGCTAGGCGGATGTCGAACCTCTCAGTCTCCTGCCCGTCGATATCCACGATCCCTCCTATTTGGGGTATCCCGTTTCTCCAGAACTTAACACCGGTTGTCTCTAAATCGAAAAATAGCAATTTGCTCATATCTATTGATTTTTTAAATGTTCCTTAATCTTCTCCAATGCCTCATAAGACAGATAGCTGTCTATAGTATTATCGCTATCTATTTCCAGCAACTCATTAAACAAGTCTTTAGCCAATGCTTTCCACTGCTCTCCCCAATCACGGAGATTCTCGACCTTTGACTGTATGTCTTCGAAATAAGAATCTACGTCTGATTTGATTGATTTTGAATAGTATTTAACATCCTTCTCATCCCCATCCATCATATAATCACATTGTGCCCTGATATCTTTTATATGACTGTCTATATCACTGCACATATAATCAACAGGTTTACGTATATTGAATATAGCTTCTGACGTAAGACCGGTTATATCTTGTATGTCTTTTAAATTACCCATGATTTAATCAATTAAATGCCAACCATCCACCTGCAAATCCCATCCCAAAAACGAATAAGATTATAGATGTAAATAATATCCAATCTTTTGCGCTTAGCTCATTATTATCTCTCTTTATTTTCTCAAGATAATCATATATAGCTGTATAAACAGCATGGTGAATATTCTCGTCTCTAGCCCTTACGATATTATCATATTCATTATATCCTAGATTATGGGTGGAGCTTTCGATCCTCATATTCCCCGTAACCTTTTTATTTACATCGAAATCGAAACTAACCACTATATCGGTGGTTAGAGCGCTGGCGATTTTGCTTTTTATCTCATCATTACTGAGATTAGCATCGTGCACTAATCGCTCATAGTCTTTATCGTCAAGAATTATCTGTTTTTTAATGTTCATATCCCTAATATTTCTGCTACATAAACAAATCCATAACATATATAATTATCAGCGTCATGCTCACCCCAATTCACATGCCATACGACGGCGCACGGGAAATATAATGGCATATCCTCAGCCATAGGATCCTCTTTGAAGTCATCAATGTTTATCTTCTCCCTCCACCTCCACAGGTCTTGGATATCGTTCAAAATTAATTTCTCCATAACTATGACGGATATTAGATGTTAGTAATTCTATAGCCAAGCTGATCATGGCTCCCGCTTCAGTAAGTTGATTCATTTGGGCGTACATTTTATGCTCTGCACTACGATAAGCCTCTCTACTACTTATGGTGTCTAGTAAATCATCTATAGCGTTTCTAAGAAGATCGGTCATCCCATGCCCTCCTATGCCCTTGAAATAATAAATATCACGACCAGCGTAAAACATGTCCTGATATCTTTTAGCTACATACTCTATCCCGGATAGATGGTATTTCTCGTTGTCTATCTCCACCTCTCCTTCTTCTATAGCTCTCAACAACTTCCAATCTATCTTTACATCAGCTTGACGATTTTTTACCTTTACATAGGCATATCCGCCATAATGAGAACCCAGCGTCCTCATCGTAAGTTCATTGACTTTTTGTTTGTCTCCATCCATAATAATCTGGTTTTTAATGTTGATACAAAAGTAAGATTTAAACAAAAATAAAAGCATGAATAATATAAAAATAATATTAATCATGCTTAAATATAAATATATCCCTTCTAGTTCTCACGGATATACGTATTCGTACTCATCTGGAGGAGATGTCTTATATTCAACATCGCACTCCATATTGGTGTAATAGTTATCCCCTTTTCTGTATACTAACGCTACCCAACAGTCATATTTTTTGCTGTATCCTATAAGAGGGACATTAGCCATAGGCGGATTATCCTCTGTTTTGTATCTTATTCTTGTTACTTGTTTCATATTTTCATGGATATAAATATTCATATTCTTCCGGTGGATATGTTTCAAATTCAGCATCATACTTCATGCAGGTGTAGTACTTATCCCCTCTCCTGTACATTACTTCACACGGACAGCTATATTTTTTGTTGTATCCTAAAAGAGAAACCCCTTCTATAGGAGGCTTATCTTTCGTTTTGTACCTTAATTTTGTTATTTGCTTTATGCTCATATAATCTTATGTTTAAGTAATTCCATCATCATCGAAAACAATGTGTCTACAAGAAGTTTCTCGCTACTCCAATATATAGGGATCTCATCTATATCTCTATACGTTACAGACCATGCATGTTCTAGCTTATAACATTCGAATGTACAACCCTCTATCTCATATGGGAGTAAATTCAGTAACGTCCCTACATCCCAAACAGGGTTGGATATGTCTGGGGTAACGGCCTCGATCAGTCCTATACGACCAGCGTCATCCTCCATAGAATGTAATTGATCCAGATACTTGTCTCTGAAACCGATGGCGGTGGAGATAGGGAGGCCGGCCTCAACCAGCACCCTCCCCTGTTCTTTTGTGGTGAATATCCTTTCTTTCATCTAACCTTTGATCTTTTTTTCTACAGTAACAATCGTATCATTATGCCATCCCCCATGAGCCACGAGAAGAATCTCCTGCTGCTCGAAACCAAGCCCGGCCCCTATACCGCCGGAGTTCCACGCGCAGGTAATGACCACCCCGCCTTTCTTGGTGATCCTAGCTATCTCCTTCTTCTGTCTAGCCCAATAACTAGATTGTGTTGTTTGCATATTAACAGATTCTCCAAGCCTTTTATATGACTCGGACACCTGTCTCGCGGAATATGGTGGATCATATAATACCATATCAGCTATATTATCGCCAAGATCACTCAGGAAGTCCGTGGCGTCTTTATGATACATAGCCTTAGTATCAGGATCAAGATCGTTGGTGATCGTCCCTATATCGCTGTTTCTGGCGAATGGATCCACTATAACCATCCCCTCTTCTCGATATTTATCTATAAGTTCCCTTATCGGTTTTATGCTGAATGTCTCGCTGTTCGGCATTGACCATTTCTTGTTTATAATCATCTCTTAACTCTGTTTTAAATTTAAGCTTCATAGTACTTCTAGGTACAGGATCGCATATGTCCTCCCATCAATTCTTGTGCCCTTTCGGTGGATGTATATCCTTTTTCCATAAAGATCCCTTAACTGTCTTGATTCTTCCGTATGGTCTCATTTTGCTCGTGTTTACCTTCACATGTCACATTATATCCGTTTCTAATGACCCGAACATAAGCTCATCAGTAATCTTGCGAAATTCCTTTACAATATCATTTATCTGCTTACGTTCGATGCTCCTTAGCAAATGGGCTATCACATCCACTGTCCATCCATTGCCCGCTAAAGACATGGCCGTATTTGGGGCTATCCCGTCAAGGTAATCATCCGGCAATGTCTGTAGCCTACACATCTCCACCGGGGTCAGGTATCTGAATTTGTCTTTTATGTCAAAGGCGTTAGGATATCTTCCGGGAGGTAACGATGAGATTACGTTATCTTTCATAACCGTTGTCAGGCAATTACTTTTCTTGATGGGAGTGGTATTCTTATCTTTTCTTATCTCCAGACATTGCGTTATTTTTATGCCCATGTCACAATCCTTTCGATACCCGTCCTCTCCTATCCTTCTACCGACAATGGTCCCTATATATCTCCCTCTTATGGCTCCCGGATTCCAACCCTTGTCATGCTCTAGAATATCATCCAATGATATATGCTTGTCTTTCGGCATTTCTACCGGCCAATTGCACCAATAAAGACGATGCCGGGTCTGTGCCGAGACCAAGGCGCTATCGATCTCCACCGGCTCCACGCCAAGCTCCTCGGTAATCACCCAGCGGTGCTCATCCCGCATCCGGACGTTCTCGCCCAAGAACAGGGCCTTACCTTTGGTCTCCTTCCTTAAATGCTTTACGATGTCCGAGAAGCAAAAGAAAAGCCTTCCACGAGCGTCCATGAATCCTTTACCCTTACATGAGCTAGAGAAGCTCTGGCAACAGAACCCTCCCATGACCAGATCTATGTCTTTCCAAGGGATATCCCATGTTCTCCAGTTATTAACATCCTCTAATTGAATAATATTAGGAAAATGTTTTTGACTTACCTTTATACATGTCTTGTCTATCTCCGAGGCGTAGTAAGTCTCTATAGGTATACCGGCTCTTTGTAATGCTAGATATCCACATGATATCCCATCAAATAATGATAATACTTTCATATTGTTCATTTATTCTCAGACCTAAAAATATCCTTTGCGATCATATCAAGGGATATTTTATGTATCTTAGGTAAGACCTTAACCAATTTTATACCAAAATTTTCTCCCCTCTTAACAAAAGTCCATTTCCCGTATATGATCCCATGCATCATATTTTGTATTATCTCCTTGCTATCCGTCAAGAACACTTGATAATAGATACTGTTGACATAATTGAAATCCTTTCCATGATCATTTGCCGGTCTTAATATCATTACAGCCGAAGAGCATCCACGAACGAATCCGTGTATCTCAAGACATTCATCAAACTCATAATTATCGCGTTCCTCATCATGAACATCCTTAACCCATTTACATGGTCTCCCGTCTTTAAACGGGATCTTTAACTGTTTCTTTGCCATCTTTTAAATTATATTATAATGTTACGATTCTAGTGTAAAATGGTGTTAATCACCTAATGTTATTACCTGCTCATAGGTGAGCGTACCTTTGTAACCTCTAGCTTTTAGTTCCTCGATAAGTTCTCTAGGTTTGAATTTGGCTAGATCTGGATTGGTAAACACTTTCGTTAATTTACCCCCCCCCTCCCTTTGCATTGGCTTTTTTGGACGATTTGTAGGCATTTACACAATCCTTACAGTAGTATCCAAACCCATCCTTTTGTGATTTGTTCTTATAAAATTTATCCACTGGTAATTCTTTACCACATTTCTTGCATATTTTAGTCTCCATGTCTTATTTGTTAAAAGAGTAATATAGATATAAATACATAAATTGAATAGGGCTATTCACCATGCCCTTATCAGTAGGATCATCGTATTTGTCAAGCCAAAGACGAAGCGCCTCCCAATCGATATCCTTACGGTCACATACCATGCAGGCTAGGTTAGCCCCGAACAGTTCCCCGTCGCCGCCCAGCGACTTGTTAAACCTCTTGGTTAGTCTTTCCTTGAATCCCTTATCATACCATATCCCGGAAGTAGCGGCATAACAATAATAAGCGTTGTATTTCATTTTCACGCCCATCTTCTCAAACAATGGTGTATGCCATATCCGATCTAAAAAGAATACTATTCCACGATATATGAAGGTTCGGAGATTTTTCCTGTATTCTTTCCCCAAGAAATTATCCACACAAGATATAGTCCCGCCTGAATAATACCAATTATTGGCGCCTCTCTTGACCTTATCCGTCATCTTGAATTTATTCTTTCTGTCTTCCACCCTATCCCAAGGTTTCAGCTTATCCTCATTAAATGTCGGGCAATAATGATAGTAATGATTAATCCACGAGAGGTAGGGGTTGTATATCGTGTATCCATTATCGCTGACATATGAGTTCATATCATACCCAAGTTCCTTGGCTAGAATAGATCCCTCATCAGCTAATACCTTCAATATCGGGTTCAAGTTCCATATCTGATCTTGACTGACGAACATCGAGTAACATGGATCCTCATCCTCCCCATACCATCCTCCCATCCCGCTCACTATTTTATCCAAATCAAGTGAATAATCTTTCCCGGGTAAAAAATCATCTCTAAGAAAAAAACCTCTATATGGGATCATATCATGTATGCCGGGTTGGTCGTCAAATATGAACTTAGCGTTCTCGGTCAATCTAATCAATGTTTGCAAGACAGAGGATATATCTATGGGTGCATATTCACACCCATAGACCTTATTATTTATCCAAAGATATTGAAGAAGCTCGGCTATATTAATAGTCCCGTCCTCCACATATCCTGTCTTGTTATCGAAGTTTATTTTGGCTAGAGGTATATTACTCCCTTGTGGTTGGTCACTTTTTTCATTACAACAATGCACGAACCTGCCAAAGAATATATCCTTCCAGCCAAAATATTTATCCCTTATCGTCATAAGCCTATTTCTTGTCGTATAACGACATGACGTTAATAAGATCAGCTTTTCTGGCCATCCCCTCAAGTTTATTAAAGCCATCCATGTTATCTCCGCGGACGATGATAGTAGGATATACCTCTATACCGTACTTGGATATTTCCTCCTCCGTGGCTTTGTTCTCCGGGATCTGGTTTAATGTGACCTCACCCTCATACTCCTGTAATGTGTTGGCGATAATATACCGCATGTAGTCGCTGTACTCAGCGTCTTTCTTCGTGAAAAAATCAATTCTTACCATCTCAAATAGTTGTTAATCTGTTAATAATCAAATCAGCGGTAAATATAGCATTATCTACCTCATCTATACTCATCTTTCTCCCATCGAAATCGTTAGATAATAAATCCTTAACAATCTGATATCTACGCTGCTCCCAATTTACGTTTACATCAAAATTCAGATTCTTTACATAATCATAATTTAATTCATTATAACTGTAACTGAGATACTTAACTATCGGGAATAGGCTATCATCAATAGTGCGCTTGATTACATTAACGTATTTACCCGTTCTTTTGTCGATAGCTCTTAATCCCTCATCTACTACTCTTTTTACTCTTTTTCCTGACTCTTCCATTCTATAAGCCCTTTGTTATGTTTATCGTAATATAATAACGCTATGGCGTTCCAGCATACGGCGGATAGATGCATGAATCCCTCCTTATCATATCTCTCCCCTTTCGTATAAGCGACCAAGTGTCTCATGAGTGCACCTAGATAACGATTGAACCCATCAGGTATATCCTGCCATGAGTTATCAGCGTACTTCTTGGCACCTTCCGTATATACCCTCACGATGTCCTCTATCTCAGCCAAAGGAAGGAGATCCCACCGGAGTTTACCGTCGGCCCGGTCGTCCTTCCCGCTACCGTCTTTCCCTACGAGCGGCCCGCTTTCCGTCACCGCATCTCCTATTTTTGTCTTCCCGAAATTCATCGCCTCATCCGCCGTCTCATCATCGATAAGCCTTAACTTGATAGCCCTGTTTAACGACACGACCATCTCCTCATCAACCCAAAGGGACCCATACGCCGTATCCATCAATGAAACTATTTTCATCATTCCCGTATTGTCAGCGGTCTCAAGCACCTCAAATACCTCACCATCATAAACGACTTTGTCGTATTTGCTAAATTCCTCTTTCATTTTAAACTCCTTTTTGTTTTATTATTATTACTGGATCATCATTAAATGGGGACAATATCCCAATATGTAACAATATCCTTCTTTCATTATCATCATTTTTCTTTGATATGGCTGAAAGAATATTCCTAAAATCCATTTTGATTGTAACCCATCCTTTTTCAACTGGCTCATGTTCCCTTAGTTTATCGACATCATCTTTTGTTAACCAATATTCCTCAAAAACAGTATCCGGATATTTGGCTTTTATTTCCTCATAAGTATCATACCATGTCATATTTTCGTATTTTAGATTAATAAAATTCACTAAGATCCCTACATTCTGGTGTCTCACCTGTCATAGAGTAAAGCTCACCGGATGATAAATACACACAATTCACGGTCTTTCCGTCCCTCCACTCACTTCGTCTTGAAATTCCGCAAACGGCGCAACGCTGAATACCGGAGCCTGATTTTATCCATGAGTGTCGCACCTTTTTCTTTCTGTTGATATTTTTAACAATCCTCATAGTCAGTCCTCCATAGTCATTATAATCTTATCTTTCCCGATAATAACCTCATTCCCGCTTCTTACATCAAAGCATCTCTCACCCTCTGCCTCCTTGAAATAAAGAGTGCCATTGTACTCGAACAAACCGAAGCCATAATCATCTAGCTTCATCTCGTTAAGTCTTTTGAATTTATACACCTTTCCCATATCTTTTGTATTTATATTTTGTATTACTAAGCACATCAAGAAGATAGATAAGATCGTTGCTATTATCCCTCCATAAAATTCAGTAGAATCATCCTTCTTATTCCCTTCTATTATCAAATAGATAGAACCTGCCATTATTATAAAGGCAAAGACTAGCCCTATCATAACATTTTTCTGTTTTTTAGAAACTCCATCATATCCTCCACGCTAAGCTGGAAGCCGGCAGCCTCCTTATGACCTCCTCCACCGGGGTTGGCCTTGCGTGCCAGCGCCGAGACATCCACCTCCTCCTTGGTGGTATAGAACGAGCATCTGAAGAATCTGCCGTTCCAGCAAAATGGCATCATCAAATCATGTTTTCTAGGATCGTACATAGACTCGAATGTGGTGGAGTTAAACTCCGTAGTATTCATACATATCGCCTTGTATCCAAATATATCTGCCTCGAATGAGAACATCTTCATTTCTCCTCTGTTTTTCTCGATGATATATTCTATTATGGCCTCGCCATTTCTTATCATATCAGAAACAAACTCGCCATTCGCCTTGTTTAGCACCTCCCTGACCATGTCAACGTCAAGCCCGCAATACCCTCTCATCCCATATTGGAATGAAAGAACGTCACTCCATTCGAAGCGATCATGATCCCATACATCATAAGCGCTCAATAATTTTACCACGTCAGGGGTTTCGATATCATCGAAAAGATATTCCCACGTAAGCTCACAAGCCGCCGTTCCGATACGTCTTTTGCCTTTGACATTATAGTCCTTCACAGCTTCTATCGCCGTCTTATGGTGGTCTATCCATGTGACATCTATCCCCTTGTCTTCCCATTCGTCGAATAAGAATCTCGTTCTATCGCCAAATGACACGTCAACTACAAACACCTTATCGTATTTATTCACGTCAGGTATTTCCTTGCCGTAATTGTAAGGAAGAAGATCAATGTCCCCTTTGAAATACTTTTTTACTATAGCTGCTGACATTACTCCGTCAAGATCAGCCTCATGATATATACAACCTATCATAACTTATTGTTTTTAGCTAAAAAATCTATATATTCTTTTATATCCTTGTTCCTATCATTATCCCAGTCAAAGGTCTCGTTTATGAATTTGAAGTACGATACCGGAATTGAATGCAACATCCATCCACAATACTTGCCGAATGTCATTAACGTAGAGCCAAGGGGATGATCCGGTCTTCCTGGAACAGGGGCTGCGGTTACGCCCTGCGCCAGCCCCCTCCTTCGGTCTTTCTTGGCGGCTTTGATATCCAGATCTGTTTTCGTTACCTTATCCCCCATCGGGATATTGGTAATTAGTTTATCGCCGATAAACATCCCCCATCCATATCCTTTGTAGTTCTCTATACTAAGTTTCCTTATATCACCGAACCTTGACGAGTTGTTGCAGCAATCAACAATCAAAGCGCTATCCTTACCGTCCTTTATCCTGACAGCTCTCCCAAGCCACTGATAAAACGAAGAGAACGAAAATGTCGGTCTTCCTACTATCACGCAGTCCAGACCCGGATGATCGAATCCCGTACCGAGGGCGGAATAGTTGAACACCACCTTCGTCTTACCCGACTTGAACCTCTCAACTATAGCCTCCCGCTGCTTCTTTGGCGTGCCTCCGTGAACCACCTCCGCCATGCCGGCACATATCTTGGCGTTCATCCATTCGGCGGCAGTATTGCAGCTCTCAACAGAATCCATAAACACCAGTATAGATCTACATACGTCTTTTAATACCATCAATCGACGCAAAATAAGGTTGTTTAAGCCATTTTTTCTCACCGCCTCACTAATAGACTCAGCCGTATATTCGGAGCCGTTAGAATTGAGTTTAAGGGCATCTCCATTGAAATCCCATGTCTCATACTTAAGAGGCGTCCAAAATCCTTGCCTTATCATCTCCTCTACCTGTATCACGTGAATCAGATTCTTGAAATACACCGGTCTCATACGAGTGATGAAATTAAGTTGGGAATATGATGTCTGTCCTATCGACATGTTTTTAAGTCTACATGGCGTGGCTGTAAACCCTATCACCTTTCTCGGCTTCAGCTCATTCATGAATGTCATGAACTCACTGCCATCCTCAGGACTGCATCCGGCATGAGCCTCATCTATCAATACGTTTCTGATTCCCATCTCCTTAAGCTGACCAACAACTTTCTTGATAGATCCTAACGTGGCATATATCATGTTAGATAGCTCTTTCTTGCCACAGGAAGCGGAGTAGATGGTAGCCGGTATGCCATACGACGTTATCTTGTCGTGGTTCTGTTGCAGCAATTCTTTTGATGGTTGTAAAATCAGCGTCTTATCTCCCATCAATCTAGCCGCTTCTGCTATCAGAAGTGACTTACCGCAACCTACAGGACCTATGATCAATACCGGATCATGTCTATCAGAGTTTATGTAATCGGAGATACTTTTAACACACTCCTCTTGATATGGCCTTAATTTATATGTCATCTCTGTAGTTATCAAAAACGTCTTTCACGTACTCTAGTCTTATCGCACATTCCCGGCCATCGTCCATTTTTACCATCAAAGTCTTTTTGGTCTTGCTTATGGCTATCACCTCTCCTATCCCTATCTGGGTATGAACTATATCACCTATCTTTACATCAAATTTACTCATGGTCCAGCCTTTTATTAAATTCCTCTATCTTGCTCCTGTCTGTCTCTTTGGTCATCTTAGCCTCTTCCTTGAATATGTCATACCCTTCTCGGATATTGTCTCCAACCATATTCTCTATCATCTCCCTTAACTCATCGCTTCTTACGGCGAAAGATATCTGAAACGATTTACTTGTACCTTTCATTAGGTAATCAATCTCCTTCTTGCATTCCGTCATCAACCGATCCAGATTATCGAATTTAACGAACTTAGAGTTGCCATTGGCTTTCCTTACCCCATCCTTGAAATCCTCCAATATCCCGTTAAACACATCTGCCATACACATCATGGAATGTAGCCATACCAGCATATTGAATTTATATTCATTATCAGCGTTGTTCATCAAACTCACCAAAGACTCGCTTTTTGTCAACATGATCTTCGATTCCCGGTCTACGATATCCTTTATCTCCTGCCGGCATTTCATGGCGCCAACGAAATCCATTTTAGAATAACATTCATTTGATTTCTCTACCAATTTCCTGATATCCTTTCTAGACATCAGAAGATCCAATACCTGTTTTTCTCTTTCGTTTTTATCCATAATCATTTATTTATTGACACAAATATAATTAAAGCCTAGATATTTACCTAGGCTTTTTAATAAAGTTAATCTTTTTTATTCTTTCTTTTTGAATCATCCCAATCCGATGAGTACCTGCATGTCCCTTGTTTGTGGATCGAGAAATCGCACCAAAAACACAAGGGCTTGGGGCGGGGTTCAAGGCAGGCCGGCTGGCGTCCCATGAGGTAGCGCTTCTCGTACTTATACCCCTGTTTGGCGGCGTCCCAAACGTGAGCTTGATAGCTATCTATTTTATTTGTCTCGAAATCATACATGTCAAGGAGAATATCGTTAAGTTCCTTGACCGATCTCTCTACTTTCTCCTTATCTACCTTCACGTTCTGATTGTCCAGCATGCGGGTAAAGAAATAGCTGCACATATCCGGCAATACCTTGTACTTTCTCAGTATGTAGAAGGCGTATATCGGATGCTGGAGATTGTGAAGCAGCTTATCCTCATCGAATAACTTTCTCCCGGACTTCCAGTCTATCGTATACATGGCTATCCTGTCTTTTGTCTTATACTCTCCACGCCAGTCCACCGATCCTATGATATGTACCTTATCGTACGTCACGCCATCCAAAGTAAGGGGCTTGGGTAGCTTATAGGGCAGGACGAAGTCCTCCTCCACGCCGGCCGGTCTCGACCCCCGGATCACCTTCTCCATTGGCGTAAGATCCGACCACATTTTCTTATAGTTGCCAGCAGCATCCTTCTCAAACAACCCCACAATCCATCTTATTAACCTAGCCGCATGTTGCATGGACTCGATCTGAGATTTTACGCTATCAAAAGGTATCTTCTCTATATCGGCGTAATAGTTAAATGCCTTACTCATGTCCTCATAAGAAGGTCTGCATCCGTTCTTGAAGAAATACTCCATCGTCTGGTGGATAACCGTACCATATGACGTAGCCTCATGCTTCTCCGTGGATCTGTGACCCTCCACGTAAGTCTTATACCACTTATACGGACACTGAACAAACGTGTCTATCTGTGAGTAGGATGCGGCAAGCACCTTCTCACCGCCTATCGTCTTGCATAGCAAGTTATTCTCCGGAACGATCATAAAGCCTCTCCGTATTTATGTCACGCTCATATAAATCCATCGAAATATTCTGTAGGTTATGCAAATACCTTATCTGGATAAGCTCGCTCAGGTTATCCTCCATATCCCTAAGTCCGAGATAATACTCGTCGCCAAAAACCTCCATGGTCATCCCGTGTCCACGATATACGTCCCTATTCTTGTCACTCTTGAAACCGATAGCGTCAAGAAGGTTATCGTCTATATCAATAGGCATGACATCATCTTCCCCTGAATACCATTTCATTATCCCATCATCAACCTCACGTTCAAGGATTAATGATCCACTTTCATTACGCATACCGGTAACGCACCCTACTCTCCATATATCACCAGCTTTGTCTTTTACAAGATTGCCCGGTCTTAACTCCTTAACTGAAATCATATTCTTCCTCCTCATGATCGTCATCACAATCATCGACAAGAGGGGTCTCTAGCCCCTCTTCCCAATCATCATATCCGAAATCCATTTATTTGTCTTTTAGATAATCATACAACATACCCATAAGCTCTCCTACCGTCAATTCGTGATAAGGCTTGACGTTAAGTGCCTCATCGGGTATACATTTACCCGTTTTCTTTTCCACTTCCATTATGACTTCTACAAAATCAAGGGAATCCATAGCCATATCCGTATCCAGCTTATCCTCGTTCATTATCTGAGCGGCATGATCAAGACCATTAAATTCACCCATCTTCTCGAATATCGCCTCCTTGACTACTTTTTCAACTTCTTTTCTTTCCATACTAAATCGACATTTTCAATCTTCTACCTAATTCTTTTTTTATATCCGATATCCTTTCGATATCCATCTTAACATCGCCTGTGATAGCGTATTCCTTATCCATTCTCTTTGGGGGATCCGGAAGCCGGCTTATGGCGAACAACCATGCCAGCTCCTTGTTCTTGTTCTCCCTAAGATACAAGTCAGACGTCATGCCATACATTTTTATGATCGTATCGAATAACGTTGATTCCGATAAACTCATATGCACGCTATACACATTTGATGGTTTCCAGATCAAGTTATCCAATCTCATCGTATACTCACGTTTAAGATCTATGTGGGATATTACGGCTCTTACTATAGGTTCTTCCTTGAAGTTGGTATTAGCCACGAACCATACGAGCCTTTTCTCTACCTCCTTAATAGCCCCTGTATCCTTCCCCATATCGTTATATACCCCAACGATACGGTCCCGGATCCCCTCGACCTCCGGTGTCAGACCGGGTGTCTCTATCAGCATCAGCAGCGACCCTCCCCTTGGCGTTATCTTCCACTTCCCATTCTTCTGAAGCTCGATATAACCAGATGCTTTATAACTATCTATTTTCTCCTTTGGAATGACGCTAGCCATCTCCTCTTTCTGCCGGATCATCAAAAGATACCCGACATCAGACATCGTTAATCCTGATGTCATCATCTGTTCAAAATTAATATACATAGGTTATTATATACTACTTTACACCAGATATGTTGTAAAACATACGTATGTTATTTAATTTCATATTCTTCTTTTCTAATTTTGTCTCACTCAATCGAATCATATAGTCCCTTGTTTCGGACAAGACGATTGAGCAAAAGAGGTCTTTGATATAAGGTTTTACCCTAAAACATTCGTTGGGTAAGTAAAATCAAAAACGTTTAGTTCAGTAAAAGAATCCGGCGATCTCACTCTTGAGCAACCGGTAGAGGGTATTAGTGATACCCAGTATAATGTTTCGTACAAATGTATATCATTTCTCATTTTTTTGTGTAAAATGGTATATAATCACCTATACATAAGCTAATGAGTTAAAATATTGATCTAATCTTTCTAGCTATTTTCTCTACTATATTAGGATGATCGGTATCGTTGTATATGTTAATCAACGTGTGTAATATATATAGCCTTGTATCCTTATCGGAAAGATTGAACCAAATTTCCTCTATACGACTATTGATCGGCTTAAACATCCTCAACTCAGGTATAAGTTCATACGCTAAAACTTTTTTTCTATCCACTAATCCAAGCTTATTAGCCGTTTCGGTTATAGCTGCACACATAGTTAACTCACGTCTATATTCTATAGCATCGTAAGCTCCTATCAATACCCTAAGGCCGTCTGCTTTCGATAATCTCTTTCCCTTTCTCATATTGTTTTACTGTATAAGATTCATTAGCCATACCAACCCTACCAACTGATATGGATTGATTTATTGATTGATTAAGATGTCCTATAACCGACATCTTAGCCCTAACCGTATTGGCGCATCTTAGAAGGATTCGATAATCCTCTAACGCCCTCTCGTATCTTACGTCCACCCTAGCCCTTTTATCAGCATCAGTCATGCTCTTACATGTCCCGTCCTCTCTAAGGCTTATAGCGATCTTGTCCCGTATGATTCTGATATCATCCTCGGCTATCACCAGTTCGGCGTCAAGAACCCCCTTGTATGAGCTAAGAAGATCCTCCACCGCCACAACTTCCCTTTTTAGGTTCTCCAATTCCAATATCATTGAGTTGTCATTTATCCTTTTATACTCCTGTACTTTATTGGATACCTCATCACAGATACTCATGATCTCCTTTTCCCGTTCCCGGTTTATGATATATCTGATGCTGTATTTAGCCATTTCCTTTAACGAGGATATAATTTCCTTTATCCCCATCTTATCCTCAACCGACAATACGGTCTTCAAGAACATTTCCAGCACCTTTATCACTACAAGCAAGTAATTATGTCTCAATCTCATGTCAATAAGGTGTTTCGTCATGTACTACATTGAAATCATCACTGGGCGGTATATATTGTTGCTCCAATGGAACACCGGGAGGTGGGGGCGGAAGCGTCACTACGGTCGTATCCGGCTTGCCGCTACCCACGGGGGCATCCGAGCCTCCCGGTCTTTCTTGGCGCACCACCCCTCCATCAGGATAATATCGCTCATATCCTTTCATGATATCTACATGTATCGCATCAATCTCCTCTAATGACCGTTGACGGACCTTTACGATATGATGGAATAATAATCCATCCACACGGAAGGATCGTCTTGATTCACTTTTAAAACGTTCCAGATTAGGATACCATCCTTGCGGAAATTGCATGTATGAGGAGTACCCGTATCTCTTCGGGATATTTAACGCTACCATAGCCGTACATAACTGTCCCAATGTATCTGATTGATAAAAATCAGATTGCTTTGGCATATGATCTTTTGGATCCCGTCGTCCTTCGATATCACGATTGAGTTGGGATATTATAAGAAAGAAAATATTAGGAAAAGTCCTTTTAGCTATATTGCACATGGTTATCAACGAGTCGATATTCCTTTTAGCATCTCCTGAACCTTGTATCAGGGCCGTATGATCTATAGACACGAATACCATTTTTTTATCTTTGTTTATTGGCATATACTCATTCCACAGAAAGTTTTGAAGCTCATCTACGGTTGATGGTTTAGGGATGTATGTTATTCTGCTGGAGTTTTCCTCCTTAAGACATTTCTGCATTTCCTTTATCTCTTCATCAGACATCTCGTTAAGGAGAATATCTTGTATATCCTTTCCCATTTTTTTTGATAGTGAACGCAACATCAAATCTTCTGGGTTCATCTCAAACTCACATCTTAACCATACATAATCATCTGCCTGTGGATTGATATTGACATTCATCACATTGCTCATGATCTTCTGCGCCAAATAAGACTTGCCGACTCCGGGCCTGGCGCCGATAGCCACCGCATGTTGTGGGTAGAACCCTCCCAGCAACGCCTTGTCAAGATAAGCGTATCCAGTACGAGCCGGGAGAAGCTCTCCCAACTGATACTTTCTTATTCTCTCATAGGCATCCATGATAATCTCCTTGGATGACCTCCATATCCTATCCTCACTCATCCTCTTGCGTTTCTATCGCCAGCCGTATCGGATTTAGATCCTCTGTTAGCTGATCTTGATTTATATCTTAACCCCTTAGCTGTATGGCATAGGTCCTTCCCCTTCCGATAAGCCTTTCCCTTCAACTTATCGGTCTTGTAGTTCTTACGACCCAACTCCCGTCTCTTGGCTTTCTGCTCAGGTCTGGCGTTGATCTTCTTATCCGTCTCAGCCTTCTTCTTTCTGGCTTCCGGATGTGTTCTGTAATATTCAGTCGATCTCCCCATCCTCTTCGTCCTCCTCATCATCATAATTCTCCATGATAAGATCCTCTCCATCCAGATATGAAGCTTTATCCTTTAGCCTAGATCTCATACTCTCATAAGGGTCATCTCCGTTCTCCACCTCCCATATGCATGCGTATGGGCCTATTATATCACTTAACTTCTCGGCTCGATCCTTACTTATTCCTTTCTCTATCATCTTATCCCTGCAATAAGACTTGTCGAACATCGACCCTCCTACATAATATCCAGTAGGCTTATGAATAAAAATTACCTTCATCTTTTATATAATTAATATTATCTACCAAATTTATTATTTCTCTTCTTTATACAGTCGCCATAGCTCATATCCATATCACACACCACCGTATCGGTCGTGTTGTTTACCACATGGAACAGGAACTCCGGGCACCCGTGGCAGGCGTTGCTCCCGATCGCCACCGCTCCGTGCCTAGGGCAAGCCTTCTTTACCATGGTTCTATCATATATCCGTATATGATTATCGCCATACTTTTCAATATATCTCATGGTATTAAGTAGTGATGGCAAAGACATCTTATATGGGGATACATGTTCTATTGGTATATCCAATTCACCAGATAGGCTTTTGTAAATGTCCTGTACATCCCGTTTTGTCCTATACGCAAATATATTAATCTCAGTCATTACCATATCCATACTCCTAAGAAGATCCGGCTTAGCCAGCCTCCCCATCGGTTTCCCAAAAGGATCGGATCTCATCCAAGCCCTACACTTCTCGCACCCAACTTGCTTCCCCTCCACCGTATTTATCATAGTGGATGGGATCTTGCAATATGGACATACGGATCCGTTTAACATAGCTTTCTGGGCTAAAGACAGTTCTTTCATACCTTTTCTTCTATCTCAACATTAAATAGATTGCAGAATCTATCAAAATTTCTGTTCTCTATTCTCATATCCTCCTCATACCTGTCAACCGATTTGATGAAATCATTATAACAGTCCTCGCACATCCATTGATTGATTACCGCTACATAATAGCCCACGGACGTAGGTCTGTTACACATATCGCAAATACCTAAGCACCCATATCTGGTGAGCTTATCCATCATCTCCTGTCTTGTTATTTCAAGCACCTTGAATTTCTTGTAATTGTCAACTACCTTTGCCATTGTAAATTTGTTTAATAATAAAATAATCCGCTATATCCATTCCCTCATTTATATTGGGTTTTGATTCTAGAAAATTACTTATCTCTATATTCATCCCCCTCATATCCTTGTCTACCTTCTTTCTCCATTCGTTGAAAGCGTCGCCCTTATCCGGGTACAGGACTATCCGCCTCCTACCCAATGTCTCTATCATCTCCCTCTTCAACATATGGATACCGCCACAGGCCATAAACAACCTACTAGGGTACACAATGTTGCAGATAACAGCCGTCTTCTCTGACTCTACTATATACACCGGAGCGTCATTGGGATAGAAGTTGATAAGAAACTCCCCGAACAGGCATTGCCTAAGCAGGTAATCCTGACCGTCCAGTATATGCACCCAACATACGTGATCCATGGGAACCTTTACCCTCTTCCCGTCAGGCCCGTAGTCCATTATCTTTCCGGTCCGCACTACCCAATTCTTATCCAGTTGCCAGAACACACAGCACTTACCCCAGTCCCCGAATCTCATCATCCCCACCTTATACAAGCTAAATGCCCTATTGGTATGATACGATCCGAAGATATTGGATAGATAATCCTGAAGATCGGATGTCTCGAAAGGATTAAGGGTCTCAAACATCTTGTTTACTGGGATACAGTTGGCTATATCTGGGTTCACAGGAGGCCTGTATCTTCTTAGCACTTTGTTAGAATCGGTAAAAAGATCATTGTTCCCAAGTTCGCTCCCTGTTGGATATTTAAAGTAACCACATTTATTTTTATGATCACACACCCCAAACTGCTCTCCAACGATCTGACCGGTGGTTACGTCCACGTACGGCGTAAAACACTTATCCTTGCCGCATTGCGGGCACGTCAGCTTCCTTCTTGGCTTGCTATGATCCAGCTCATACCGATGAACGCTCTTATTGAACTCCCTAAATTCCATCATCCTCTCCTCTCACTCATCACTCTATATATATAATCTCTCAGCGACTCTTTTCTTATCAAACCATTCAACTCAAAATCACCCTCTATATCTAAAGATCCGATCCTTGACGTAACCGTATAATTGGTTTTCTCAAACTTATACTTACCTTGAAGATATACAACCGTAGCCATATTAAGTATAGGATTATCGGTTTGTCTCTTCAACTTATATTGACTTGTCTTAGCGGTAGGATCACCCGGAGCGAAGTTATATATCTCCTCTATCTCCAATATCTTTCCGTAGTTCTCCAGTATCATTCTTCTATATAGCTCAAGCTGGAAAGCGTACTCGTCATAGAAATTACCTTTCCTGTTTGATTTGAAGTCCAATATAGCGAATATCCTCCTACATCTTTTTACTTTCTTTTTCTCCATTTTAGGTTGGCCTTTCTTGGCTCCCACCTTATAAAGCTCTCCTGTCTCGACCTCTATCTCCACCATCTCCGGCTCGCTATCCATCTCCACCACGGCGTCCACCGAAGAAGCTACCTTCAATCTGCTTGACCTCAGCATCTTTTCGATCAATACCGGTTTAACATGTCTTTCCTTGCAGAATATAGCGAATGATATCAGATCCTCTATCAGCTCATCAATGTTATCCACTAATATCCGCTCCATCCTATACTTGTCTATTCTTAGCTTGGCTTCCTTGACCACCTTCCTGATCCATGTCGGGATCAGCTTTATGTTAACCCCGGTCAGATACAACCCAAATAGATAATGCATGATAGTACCTAAGTCAGCCCTGTAGTTAGCGTACTCATCAGGGTCCTTGCCCTTGAGTCTCATCTCATTCTTCCACTTCTCCAAAGCGCCAGACGTATCACAATACCCATTAGCTATATTATTGGTAGCTCCGTCATATATGATAGGATACCCATCAGCCCCCATCTCATAATAAACACGCTTGCCAGCTACGGTCATTCTATATAACACAGGTGTCGGGATATCCTTGATCCATTCAGCGGCATAATACTGTTGCTCTGTCTCCAGATCATACTCAACTTCCATCTCCTCCTTAGGCTCGTTTTTAGGCTCTTCATCAGGCTTTTCCTCCTCAGCTATATCTTTCTTTGGGATCGTTGACAAAACGTCTAATATGCCAAAGAAAGCGGTAAATTTAGGATCTGTATGATATGATCTTAATATTGGTAATGATGATCGCCACGCAGAAAGCATATTCATAATTAACCCAGATCTATCCTCTAGAGCTACCTTGCTATCACTTACCATCGTTATATTTATATGATGCCTGTTCTCTAAACGAGATACCATATCCTCTATTGGCTCTTGGTCACTTATGACTTCCATGACCGAATCTTTTCTATATATCGTATCACTTATAGCCTCGTATCCAAGAACTATAAGTATATTTCGTTTTCTTCTGTCCATGATAATAATCTGGTTTTTAATTTACCGTCTTCCTCGACTCTAGGTGCGAGATCCCTCATCCTTCTGGCTGCCAACAGCCATACGTTGCCAAACTCGTCCAAGAGCCGGCTGAAATCCATCGTATCTAATAGATAATCGAATCTTGTATGCTCATCAGCCGTCAAGTAGATAATGTTATCATTATCCTCAGCAACTGATTTATATTTCCGTTTAGGGTATAAGTGGCATATGTTGCTTACCCCCGGGCATGGTATGTATGCGCCGGTAGCAGATCTCCTTGTCATACTCAATCTAGCCACATGGGCGCCAAAGAAAACGGCTAGGCTCTTCCCCTTTGGCTTGGCCTTCACCCGTATCGCCGCCCTTTCCTTTGGCGGTAGTTCCCTAGCCCGGCACGCAGGGCACAACCCCTTGCTCCTTATGGCTACTATCCTGCCGCATCTCTCACACGGCAACATCCTACCCTTCATAAAACAGGTTCAAGGAAACCCGCAAGTCTTTATCTCGTGGGAGGGATTGAACCACTATCCCTTCTTTGATTAATAAATTTATTTCAAATATTTGACAATTAGATATTTTTAGTATATTTGCTGTATGAAATTGACATTGCAAATAAAGCTGCTTCCAACATGCAAGCAAGTCGAAATGTTGAAAGATACATTTAGTGTTTTCAATAAGGCTTGCAACGCTATTTCTCAAATAGCGTGGGAGCGACGTGTATTTAAGCAATTTGGTCTGCATAAGGAGGTTTACTATCCAATAAAGGAAACGTATCGCCTTTCCTCTCAGCTTGTCGTACGCGCTATCAGCAAGGTCGCAGATGCGTATAAGCTTGATAGAAAGAAACAAAGATGTTTCCGTGAATTTGGGGCTATTACATACGATAGTCGTGTTCTCTCCTACAATATTCCAAAATCCATATGCTCCATCTCGCTTATTGGAGGGCGTGAGAAAATAGCATATACCTGCTATCGTCCTCATCTTATGCAATTCGCAAAAGGAGAAGCCGACCTCGTCCTTATCAAGGGTAAATTCTATCTCTATCAAACGATAGAGATCCCAGATGAGGAAGAAGAGGATGCAGAGGATTTTATTGGTGTTGATATGGGAATCACAGATATTGTTTCTATCTCTGATGGAACCAGTATTTCTTCCAATGAGGTCAAAAATATACGAGACAAATATAATAAGGTAAGAGCTTCTATTCAGTCCAAAGGCACCCGCAACTGCCATAAGTTGCTGAAACGGTTGAGAGGACGTGAGAAAAGATTCGCTACCATCGTGAATCACAGTATTAGCAAATGGCTTGTTGCGAAGGCCAAGAAAGAAAACAAGGGTATCGCTATCGAGGATCTTAAAAATATCCGATTCGGCATGAACTCCAAAAGACGAAACAAAACATTTCGAAGAAGAAGTAACTCGTGGAGTTTTTATCAGCTTCGTTCCTTTCTTGAATATAAATGCAAGATGAATGGAGTTAAGATCATTGCCGTCCCTCCGGCTTATACCTCGCAAACATGCCATGAATGCAAACATATAGGTATTCGCAATGGGAAGCGATTCCATTGTAAATATTGTGGCAATATTGCAGATGCGGACATTAACGCTGCTAGAAATATTGCTACATGGGGGTATGTAAACACCCATGAAAGATGGGAATTGTTGTCGTGTTCTATACATGATGATATTTCTACGTCTAAAGCCCATAAATCTTTAGTTTACGGGTAGTTTACGCCTTTTTCTTTTTATAACTTTTATTGAACTCCATAAGGCTCATAGCCCTATACCTCTTAAGCCTATTAATCTTACCCTCAGTCCAATCTTGATCCTTGAAGTTGATGATCGTATCGAATATCTGAGCTAGTTCCCGGATATTAAAACTCCTGTTTTGTATCTTCTTATAGAACCCCGATCTGCTATATCCTAATTTAGAAGCTAGATAAGTTTTGTTAGACAATGTGAGGATACGATAAATCGTACCCTCCATTTTACTTATCTCCATCAACTTCTCGGCTATGGACGACGTGGTTTCGTAGCTAGCTTTACTGCCTACTATCCTCATTTTTCTCCGGATTCCTGATCTTACCATCAAACTCGTAGAAGTCCATCAGTTTCTTCTCTTCCTTGATACAAGTGACAACGAAATCTGATATGGTTCCTTTCATGCCTTCCTCGAAATTCTTTTTGGCATGATCAAGGTCATTGGCCCGAACGATATAGTTAAACGCCTTGCGTTTCTCATTGTTCGATTTCTCGTCTATCGTAATATAATCAGCCGTGACCTTATAGAACCGGTCTCCATCCATGGCAAACAATTCCGCTATCCTGAATCGTTTGATATCAACGCTAAACTCACCGGAGATGAATGGCTTCATTTCCTCTATGATCCTAGCCTCACATTCGGTATAAGAAAAGGCATCTACTAAATACTCTTCCTTTACCTTCTTCTTCATGCCGTTCTCGGCATCGATCTCACAAGAAACCGTACATTTAAACCAATTGTGCATCTTATTAATCTATGTTATTGTTAAACAATGGGTAATCCTTTATCCCTTCACGAATATATCTCTCCGTATCATCATCCACGTCATAAGCCTTCTTGAAAAATATCATAGCCTTGTCCGTGTCGTGATTCACCAACGGAAGATATTCCTTTACGAAAAGAACTTTAAGATGGTTTATGTGATCAATCTTGCGCCTTACATCAATTACTTTTGGCCATATCTCGGCACGGATTTCACCCATCTTTTTTACATTCTCTTCGTATTCGTTTACCTGATCTTTATACTCCTCCTCGATCTCTTTGTTCTTATCCTTGACAGACTTATAAGCGTCCTTATCTTTCGTGTCAAACATCGGAACATGCCTGATATTGATTATATCCAATTTACTGCATAGCTCCTCATTGGATATAGTGAAATCATATCTAGTCCTGTATAGATCAAATTCACTTAAAAATTTAGCTATCTTAATAGCATCATTCTGATCAAGAACGGCTATATTCAAGCCCTCCAAATAGTAGAAGAAATGAGATGGAGAAATAGATTTATAGCCATACGTCTTCATGACCGGAGGCTCATCTATAAACTTAACACCTTCCTCGGCACATCTTATTACGATTATTTTTTCTACTTGTTCGTCAGTAAGATCATATATCTCCTGATCGGTCATACTCTCAAATCTCTTCATGCTTTCCATCCTTCAATATTTTTAGAGCTTTTTCTGCCTTTTGCTTATAAAGCTCGCTCATAAGACATGTCAATGATGTATCGTCCATGTTAGTCAATACACTGGCTTCTACCCCTAGATTCATTTCTATATTATTCACATTAATATTATAATCATCGTCATCCTCTTTATAAAAGACGACTTTCCCTCCATAATCAAAGCCATCATCCTCCTCAGCTTTAATCACATCAATAATTTTTTCCAATTCCTTTATAAATTCACCCTTTTTCATATATGTAATTTTTATGTGTCTACAAAAGTAGACATTTTGTTTTTAAATTAAATTAAATAAACATTATTAATGGTTAATATGTTTCTTTTGTTTCATCAACCATATTTTGTTCCTTGATAAACTCAACACAACATTTATCCACCCTGGTTATCTCCCGATAATCATCGGTACGAATACCATATCCTTTATAACTTTTGGTTATAGTACATATCTCCCCTTTTTCTATGACTGTACCTCCTTTGCTCTTCAAGGGACAAAGAGTTCTTACTTTCGCTCCTATTATCTTTCCCATATACTTATGTTTTTAAGTTCCTCCATATATCTTAAGCCCTTTTATATTGTATTTGCTTATATCCATACACAAATTACACCCTCCATGACAACAACACCACGAGCAAAAGGCTAGTCGCTCCCGCTCCGGCATGCCTTGAAACTCCACCGCCGCCCTATACCATGCCGGGGATAATACCTCGACCTTTTTCGGTACGGGCGGCGTCATGAGCATCGATCGCCGCCTTCCTTTGGCATCTTCCCTACTTCTCATTTGGATTATCCTTTAATAGTTCAGCTATCTTATCTTCCTTCAACATATTTTGCTTTCTCATGTTATCCACGATAAAGGTAGCGAACGCCATATCATACCTCTTCCTTAACTCATCAACAAAAGATTTAGCTCTTGATTCTATCATTGTCCCAATACCTCCGTCTACAACTTTCTTCATCCTACCTCTTATAAACTCATCCACCGTCAACTCATCATCCATATAATCTAGCCTGAATCTATATTTCTTCTCGCTGGCGTTCTCGATGAGATCACTTATTGATTCCCTCGCTATATCCTCAATTTTCTCTGATATCGGATTGGATATTTCCCTCATCAACTCATTCTTGAACTTTTCTTTAAGTTCACGTACTACAGCTAACCTGACCGAGCTGGTAAACTCCTCTTTCAACGTCGCTTCGTTGTACATAGTTTCCTCGAATACATCTTCCAAATTTAATTCTACTTGTATTTTCATATCATTATATTTTAATAAATTATAATTTTTTTAGGCATATAATTATCATGTATTATTCCCCCTCATCTTTTAATATTAATTTCTTCCCGATCTTTTTAATTTTTGTCGGTCTTGATAATCGATAGTCTCTTTCTATCGGTCTATTAAGTACATCATCCTTGTGTCCCTTGTATCCTTTCTCGTAAGCACTAACCCTTGCGCAAAACTCAACCACATCGCCTGGCGATAAATCAGCACTACTAAATCCTTTTGTTAAATCGAACCACAAATGATCTGATACTATTTTGCTATCAAATGTCACATCTTGCAAAAGCATCGTTTTTACAGGTCCAATGTATCCATTCCTAAATCCAAATCTAACAAAGGTTGCTGTAAACACATGGCGTCCTTTTGATCCTATTGTTCTCAATTCTTCTCTCATCTCCTTTCTTATTTTTTATTCATAAAACTAGTAATTTTCTTCAAATACCCTTTTGTCATCTCAATAAAGTTCACGCAATCCAGCTTGCTCAACTTGTAAATCAAAGCCGGGTTATGAATTACGGCTATAATTTGTGTTTGCGGTTTATGAAATGACAATACATTGTACAGATCCATGATATTGTCAACATCTAAATTCCTGTCCGGCTCATCCATAAGGATTGTATACTCAAAATCCTTCTCCATTAATACCACATGATTGTCTTTGTAGTATTTTAAAAGATTGTCGATCCTGTTTGCCCAGAACTCATTTGACTTTTTCTTAAATTCCATAAGCTTCTGTATCGGAAACGCATACTCATCTTGGTTAAACACAAAATCAAAAAGCGAGTTCATGGCATGAAGGTTCTTCTCCCCAGAGGACCTAGATGCCCCATTCATATACAAACTTAAATTATTGATATTATTCAATATATCATCATTTCTCATTTCAGTTTGCTGTATGAGATGGAAGACTTTCCCAATATAATCCGACTTAATACTGATCCCGTCAAGCACCTTGTCATCATCAAATATATCTGGGAAACACAATGCTTCTGACGGTAATTCAGAACACATCTTTTTCTCGCACAACATGTACTTCGATATCATATTCAGGAGGGTTGATTTCCCGCTCCCGTTCTTGCCTACAATCACATTCACGCCTGGCTTGAATATAAACTCAGAGCCATTTTTGAACGCTTTTATCTTTGGGATATATTTAAATGGAGTCTTCTTGTTGTCGTCTATCCTTATAGAAGTTATCATCTTATATTATTTTGTGTTGAATTATTTAAGCCTTTCACCAATTGCCAAATCAAATATCTTATCAAGACATTTTCTCATCTCCTCCGCATACTCAAACAGATCCTCTTTTGAAAGCTCCCTGCGCTGCCAATCATACATATTCGTATATCGAGATTCAATAGCCTTATCCTCTATCTCCTCAAGCACTTTTTTAATAGACTCGTCTTTTTTTTGGCACATTTTTATCTTCTTCTCTCCCATATCTAGTAAATATGAATATTATATAATCGCCTATTTTTATATCCCTACATCCGCCCCATCCTCTTTAACCCAACTATCTGTATCGCAATGCCAACAATACCCTGTCTTGGAATCTTCTTTATGAGAATGGGAACCACATGTAGCGCACCAATAATTATCATCTATATCATATGTATAACTTTTATCCTCATGCATCTTATTTATTCTAGCTACCCTATCTTCCAGCAGATCCTTTAGATAATGGCATTTGTAAGGCCTATTTTCTTCCCTTAATATATAAAGATCGATGTCCATCATACTCCCCATCCTGTCCGTACACATGCACTCGGCGGCATGACGTACGCTAACTTCTGGCATCCCCGGGACTATCTCCCGGATCACCGCCTCCATCTTCTCTTGGTATTCGGTGTCTACCTTGACCACCAAATCCTCTAATTTATCTATTAAACTCATGATCTTTTTACTTCTTTGTATATGACATTTGTATTGTCTTCCCTATCTATATTACAACAACAAGAATACATGCAGTAATAACCCCTGTTATTAAATACACATCCATCACAACTGCTATCATCAATCTCTATTACCTCCAATTCTATTTTCTCCATGCCGGTATTATATTTAAATATACTACCTATCTTATGATATCCTATATCCTTCAAATACCTTATATGATTATTTTCGTTAAATAATCGGTTGATAAATACATCCATTTTATCGTTTAGACCATTTTTATCTAATAACCCCTCGCACTCATTTTTATTAAATCCAAAGGATATCATAAAATATTTTGCCATATCAAACCTTTCCAGTTCCACCAATTTTTGTATGCATAGCCATATTCCTTGTCTTATGCCTTCTTCTTTGGCTTCTTGCACTCTATCTCCCATATTATTTTGTATTAATTAAGTAACAATATTTCTCTTCGCTCTATTTTGATCATTGATGGATTATCGTCATGATCATACCAGTATAGATACCATATACCTCCTCTATTGGCCTTCCACATCTTCCCTTCATATTCCCCCGATGGGATCGTTACTGAATATTCTCTAAGACCCTCAAAGGTTTGTTTGGTCATTAAAGCGTATTCCTCATCAATTTCTATGTATCTCCTATGGGGCTGTTTCCATAACATCCCACGTTTGTCTGTTATCTTAGGTATTATATTCTCTCCATTCATGATGCTTTGTAAATTATGTATTAACTATTGTATATCTAACACTCTCCCCATCTTCCCTTTCGCATCCCAAGCAACCTGATTTTGCGCAATCATATATATAATTTTCAAAAGCGCATCCCGAACATCTATCACACTTATCTACTCTTAATGTCATTTCAGACATACCAACTTTATAGTTAAAGACTTCCCCTATTTTATGATACTTAATATTTATACATATAGTATCGTTTTTACTTATGGTACTGCCTTCACTTATCATATTCTCACGTCCAAACATATTGTCAATAAACTTAATCATCTCATCATTGAATGATTCGCTTTCTTCTTGCAGCTTCCTACATTCATCCTCGGTCAATCCACAAGAAGATACCAGCTCCTCCGCAGCTTGCGTCCATCGCCCGTCGTGAGCCAGCTCCTGAACCGACAGCCATACCCCTTGGTTCATGCCCTCCATTCTTGCCTTATCTAAAATACCCTTATCCTCCATATCCTCGATCATTTAAATTCTTGTTTATTATAACAATCTCTATATCGTTTAACATTTTATCTTTTGATGTTTTTTCTACTGTTCTTGGAATGATATTAAAATCTTTATTGCTAAGCTTATTATCCACCATAATCTCAATCAACTGCTCTATGGTAAGCCCAAGCTCATTATGGATATAATTATTTATCGCTTTATATTCTTTACTTGTTTTTGTACTCATATTTATCCCTCCTATTCAGTCATTTTTTTAACAAAATTTTCCCATAACATATCAACATCATTGTAATGTTTACAACAAGCATTCTGGATTCTCTCTATCAACGGAATGAACCATAACTGAGTTATTCCGTAACGAGTCTGAATTATTCTGCATAGGTTTATTTTTATTATCTCCATGTCATCAATACTAGGAGATGTGTTATTATCATCACATCTATCTAATATTGTTTGAATTGTAGCCAAATAATGATCCATATCTTAAATTGTTAATTATATTACCATCTCCCATTTCCCGGCGTAAACAGTATCTCCCCTGTCCTCACCCAATGATTCCAGTTATTTTTAAGTTCATCAATATCATACGCCTCAGCCGACTTACCGTTATCAGATCTTTTTATGACTGACATAATACTTTCCGCTTGCACGCTCCAATGACTATAACAGTCTGTCCCGCACCCGCACGCCGTGGCTCTCCCGTTATCGAACTCCCAGACCAGAGGCCGGAGGCCGCATCGTGGACACGGCAACCATTCCATTGGATTCTCCGGCTCCTCATAAGCATCAATACACTTGTACTTATATCTCTCTACCATTATGATCAACCATTACAGAATTGATTTAATCTTTCGATTCCTCATCTCATTCTTATCCTTGAACATCATTATCCTATTTACAATCCCCTCCGATTCCATGTATGTAGAGAATCCATGTATCCTTAGATATTGGATAGCTGATAATGATTTCTCCAATATCTCCCTATATTCCATATCTGTTTTAACTGCTTTCTCCATGATCTTTTTCCTCCATTTCTTCTAATATGACTTTAGCCAGATATACCACCTCACTTATCTGGTCGTAATAAACATTCACCCCATCAACTTTATCATTGTTTTCATCATATCCATCAACCATCAAATTATCTTCCCCCGATAAATACACGGATGTTATAGATAAACAAATCAACCCATTATCGGTAAAGATCCTTATTTCAGCCGGAAAATCATCTATATGGCCTACGCTACTCACATCAAGATCAAGTCTCCCTGTTCTCTTGATCAAATCAACCATAGCTCCATAAGCTACTACGTTCGCATTTAATAGCATTTTATTTAATGCATTTACTCTTTCTACGTCCTTCATAATCTCTAACCCCTTTGTATTACATTGTTATACGTTATCCTATTATCTTGAATCACTTTCATGAAATGATCTTTAGTATAAGCAAAATACCCCAATAATGGCAAGCATGATTATAAGCCAGATGAATGCGCTTATAAGACATCCCTCACCAAGATTACCCATATCCCTAAAGAATAAGTAATTAAAAAATATTTTCATTCTATTCATAATAAACTTTATTTAATGCGTTTATTCTTTCTACGTTTTTCATGTCCACCCCCTTTGTATTACATCGTTATACGTTATTCCGTTATCTTGAATTAGTTTCATAAACTGATCTTCGGTATAAGCCAGAGATTCCCCTCTGTTAGTCCTCTCTATATTCTCACTCATCATCCCTATAGCCTGTATTAAGGCTGCTGAGGAGTTGGCTATCAATTTAGCCGCTTCCATTATCCTATTATCGTCCATAATCATATTACTTTAACTTCCTCGTTCCACAAATGTCTTTCATATACCATGGTTATTCCTATCAAAATCCCGGTATCTTCTCCCCAATATTCAAGTATTTGATTCCTGAATTTGTGACGCAACTCTTGCGTCTTTCCCTTATTCCTATTATAAGGCGAGAAGTCAGATAATCTTACTGTCTTCATATTCTATTTAAACTTTGGTAATTATATACAACCTTGCACCACAAAGCATGAGCGGACGCCCCGCTTCCCCGACCGCCTTACCCATACACGCCGGCTCCACCGGTAACGCCGCCCATGACATCTTGGATGTCTCTCCCGTAAATCTGATAGTGATCGCCACAGCTCTCAAATGTTACTTGATAGCTGTTTAATCCCATCCTAATGTCTCGCAATACCTTTCATCTCGCTATACGCGATCCTGTGACATCCAGCAACCAATATATCATTCTTATAGCTATTGATCTTCCATTTGTGACCGGTTGTATCCAATACCATATCGCGTTGGAATTTACTGCCATTATGGAAGAACTTTATCAATTTCCAAAGTCTCTCAGCCTCAGCTCGTCCTATCTTGATATTCTTGCTAGTCTCAATTATGCCATTCTTGATGCGAAGCCATACGTTAGGCTGGTCATCCTCCAAATAATAATGTGGATATAATTCCAGAATCTTGCCAGACTTCCACATCTCGATCTGTTCTTCAAATTTTTTCTTGCGATCTTCTTTTTCTTTTCTTCTTTTTTCAAAAATTAAAGCCTCTTTTTTCGCCTGACTGTCTTCCCATCTCTGACATCTGGCCACATACTTAGCCCACGTTCCTTCACCACAAATCTCATCTACTATCACATTGGTCGTTCCTAAAGTTTCTAACGCTTGATGATTTAGCAATACCTCAAACACACGCTTTAACTCATGGACATATTCACTTTTAATCTTATCCGATTCATAAGATAACTCATGTTTAGTTCCGATCCAGGTGTTTGCACTCTTTTTAAGAAGACTCTTGGGAGTACCCATATTAAAGAACTCAATATAATCCATTAGACTTCTAAATACTCCCCAAACATCCCTATAAGACAGGCTTGTTCTAACCTTCTTGTATTTCTCGATAACCTCTTTGATAAGCTCCAATCGACTAGTGATAAAAGCCATGCTGCCATCATCAGACATATTATATCCAACAGAAAATACCTTTGAACCAGTTGGTATTGCACTACGAACACAACGTTGATGTTTACAGGTAGAAGAAGAATAATACTTATCGTTAAGCAAATACGCCTTTTCACCACACTTATTTCTTACGATTCTTCCAACCTCAAAATGATAACCATAAGAATAAATACTTCTACCTTCAAAGAAAAGATTACTACCTCTTGCGGATTCTTCCTTTTCGTTTGCCCACAAATGAGCGACCATAGAGTTGTTCATATCTATTAATTTTTGAGTGTTAACTATTGATTATACTTGCTAAAAATAACATCGACACAAGTTCCGCCAATAGCGTTTGCGTCATTATACGAATAAAAACCTTCTGTTCCCCAATCCACACCAACTGGACAACCATCTGCATGTTTTACAAAGTCATCAATTTCTTGCGCTTCCTCGTTAGATATTCCAGTGTAGTCACCATTAATCAAAGCCCCAATCCAATAAATCTGAAGCCTATATCTTATTATCTCTATATTCATAACTTTATCAATTTACAATTACTACCTTTTCATTCTATTTTATTCAATGGACCGGCATACGCTTCCCCATTCTCATAATAAAACTGACCCTCATACTGGTTATGATGAAGCTCCTCACGTATCGCATCTTCATCGTCAGCCCAATGTTCATATTCCTCATGCCAAGCCTTGAAAAAATTATTATAACATTTTTCTATTAAATCCTCTAAAGAGAAATTCTCCGGGTAAGTACACCAAGTATCGTAATAATCAATTATTGGTTTAAGAAGATAATAATCATAACACATCCCTGTTAATGGACAATTGTCTTCGTATCCCAATATTACCCGACTGCGTCTGCACTTGTAATTATATTCCCCATCTATATATTTGCCTATAGAATAATATTTACCTTTCGTGATATGTGGCATAATGTTGTTATTGATATACCTGAACAATAATTTACCGCATAGATTCTTAGGGAATATATCACGATGATAATCTGTAGGATGTTTATAAATAGGATCATCGTATTTAAACTCATAACTAAAATCATATCTCTCGTATCCAACTTCCCAATTATAAACCCTAGTATCTGTCATATCCTCAAAGGTTTTCATCGACTCTTGATAGTCTATACTATAAGCATACATACGTTGCACCATTACATTCCAGCGCTCACGTTCTATGATCTTTTCTTGTGAATCTTTTGACAGTTCATCAAACTTATACACTTTTAATACAATCTCTTTCATAATTCCTCCTCTTTTAATATAATTAGATCCCTAACGTCAATCGAATGACATACGTACCTCCCAATCTATGTTCACGTTTAGAGATATGATTGTAGTTATTCTCACGAACCACTACAATCCCGATCCAAGTATTACTCATCCTTTATCTTTACGAATGGGTTTTCTACATAAAACTCCACTACATCCTTAGATTTTATAGATGTCACTATACCGGTGGTATCCACAAATCCATCCGTTTCATCCATTGTCAAATCTTCTATTTTATCTCCCGGCAGAAAACAAAGATTATAGTCTTGATCAATATACATAATCATCTTTAACCTAACCATGTCATCAATGATGCCTTTCATTCTCTCCACAACATCCAATTGATCATCACTAAGCATTAATCTACTTTTTGATGATTTCACTAACCTTATGTCTCCATTCTTGTCAACTACAGTTAAGTCATTGAATTTATACACATCTTCACATGTTCTGTAATATGTTTCCTTACAATAAATTTTTCCTTTATTATCTATTTCAACATCAAAATATTCCAACTCCCCCTTGACAGCTCTTCCGTTTTTGTATTTCCACACATCACCTATTGGAGCGAATCCATATAATGACTTAAAAACATCATATATTGATAGTTTTGTCTTAGGGATGCTCTTGCCCTTTTTAAAACATTCTTCGGACGAATAAAATAATTTCCCATCTAATGTCTTCTCAGTCCTACATCCTCCCCATGTTCCTACATATCTAACTACTCCATATGTAAAACTGATCAAGATCTTATCAATCTCAAACCACTTTAATTTTCCTGACATATCGTCAAAAAGATATCCACTCTCTAGATAAATCGATAAATACTTTTTCATTTCCATAACAATTTATTTTTTTTAAATTAAACAACATCATTTGCCTTGATCACTAGCAGTCTCAATATTATGAACAAGCTCATATAGATCATAATCACTACACTCTGCTAAACATAAAGAGAAGACGTTCCTGTCGTTAATCATAAAATAGTTATCTTCTAATATGAAGATAGATTTTCCTACCTCTAAAAAACAGTCCCATAACTCATTACCTCTTTTATTACCAAACACTTTCTGGAAAGTATGACGATCTGCCTTATTCTCGAATTTGCGCATTCGTCTAATCCACTCATATCCGTGTCTCACTAAATCCAATCCATTGACCTCCTCGAAGCTCCCGTTTTTCTCAATCCATTTATTTACATCTATCAACATACTCCCTTATAATATTACATTAAACAACTCGTTTAACCTATCTATCTCACTTAGGTATTCACCTTCTTCATCAAACTTAATTTGAGTCCCATTATCCAAACCAAAGGACAGGGTGAAGGATATAACCCAACCCGATCCGTCCACGGCCTCCCCCTTGGGCGTCCATGACATCACATGTTTCTTGGATATCCACCATCTCCCTATCTGAACGAAATCAGGATAGTTGTCCATTAAATATACCATCTGACTAGCCATCTTATTAACATCATCAAAAGGCACTATATGATACTTGTTTCTGATCCTGATCTTCAAGAAGGGGTTATCCATATTATATGCCGCAAATGCTGATATCACGGAATTAGGATATCTAACTCCTTTTATTATCACCCATTTCATATATCACTCCCTCTTTATATAACATAAATTCATTGGATAAAATTTATCCGCGCTCTCTTTCCCGTCTCCTCGAAAGTTAGCCAGCCCGCATGTCAGGATGCTCACAAGGTTATCCACCACCTCCAACTCGCTCGATTTGAACCACGCCAACTGACTGTAAGTTTCACCTATCCATATTATACTCATTCTCCCGTCCCGACTGACCTCCTTAACCAGCCCTATATGGTTTTTAGTGTCCTTAATTACATTTGATTCGTCAATATTTGTAAGCCGAACAAAATCCATCGGCCGTATCACTTTATTCTCGTCCATGTCTTTATCCTCCTATATTCTTTTTATTCTCTCAATTTACGCTTAACCTCTTTAACATATTTAGTAGAATGTAGTCCCCTATGCAATCTTATAGCCCGATCTATATCCTTGTTCGGATTATGATGAGATTGATATATCTCGAACATTTCCCTAGCCTTGATAGGATTTGTTCTATCATCGTATCTATACCGCTTTTTCTCCCGTTTAAGACACAATATCCTATTAACCTCATCTACATACACCTTTTTCATCTGCCACCTCCCTAACGCCCCTGAAGTGGCGTTATACGCCCGATCGTCATCCCTTGACTCCACGAAAGATAGGGCGGCCGCCAGCTTATCCCATACCCGTGCCTCGACCACTGCCGGCTTCGGGGCGAGGGGCATGCCTCCGTTCCCTTTTGGTGGTGTCAATATTATCATCGCCATCACAAGTAAGTATCTTATCACGTTCCCTTGTTTTTATAAAACTCCTCCCCGAATTTCACATTATCCACATAATCTTCCATGCACTCATGAACAATTATATGAATATCCCCCTCCGTGTATGTTACCTCGGACATTAACCTCTCATTGGTCATCCACCAAGAATAACTATCAATATGCCGTATCTCAAATCCATGATCATGCAACGCATACATAACATTATATCTTAAATCCCTGTCCATCATCATACACTCGTACACGATATAGCCATTGATACTTTCATAAGACCTACCGAACGTATAAACGTACCTACCCATCAACTTATACAACTCCCTTGCCATAGGATTCGGGATCGCCTCATCCATATCAAAATCCCCATCTGGATCAATAACCCACTCTACATCCCGCTCATCAATACAAGCCCTAGGCATTCCTATCGTCCGTACATAAAGGCGTGATCGGTGATCCTTGCTTAACACCGTCCCGATATACCTTTCCCATTTGGCATATCCTATATTATGGCTGCCGGTTATATTAAACACAATTTCAGCCCCTATCTTAATTTCATCCATATTTAAGATATTTATGTTATTTGTTATCCTTTTTATACAAAAAGAGGATATAATGGCATAATATTATGATATCAAGACACGAATGCGTTATCTATCATATTATCATACATATCCTCTATACAACGTCATTTATGGCATTATATCGTATATGATGCAGTAGGTCATAAATACATCTAATTAACCCTTTTTTAAGGGCTTATTGTTATTTAGACAACTAGCTATGCCTAATATTTTCGAAATAAGGGCTTTTTTAGCCTTATACTCATCGTTTATCCCTATTATCGCATATTTGTATACTACCCCATCCTTCGACACCTCCACGCCCACGTATTTAGGCGCAACGGAATCCCTATGTAATACGATAAACGGGCCTTTGCCGTCTAGCTCATTTATCAACTGATTAAACTGTCGCCTCGTCATCTGATAGTGATATTATTTCCATGTTATAGATGCGATCTCTCTTTACTCTTATCTTCTCGCACAGCTCATCGAAGCACTCGTCTTCTTCTAACTTATCAACATAATATGATACGCTTGATTTAGAGCTTCCTTGAAGATATATATTCCCCTTTATATTCTTTGAGAAAAAATTAGGCAAGACCATCTTTTGTCTCTTATCCTTGTTATCCATGTAAGATATAACAACAACCCATAATTCTGGCTCCCGTTCTTTTACCGATAACATAAGATCGAGACTCGATTGACTATTGATATTTCTCCTGCCAGTTTCGTTATAACGCAGAATAATATAATCATCCGCGTTATCATCCTCAACCATCACGACTATAGGGCGATCTCCCTTCCCATTATCACATAATACTCTTGCCTCTTTCCCGTTACGGAGATATACCTTATCGTAATCTCCGTTTTTGTATATCTCAAAATCAAACTCTATCACCATATTATTTCCTCCTATTGATATATTGTTGTGTACGACCTTCTTTTATTTTTTCGAAATAAAACTTATTCCCATATAACCGGGTGAAGCAGATGTTATACCCGAAATGTTCCGCGCGTCTGATCTGTGCGTAACCTCTACTGATGTCATTATTATCAATCAGCGTAACAAAACAATGTGATCCTACCTCTGTGTTTAAAACCAGATTTTCCCAATCTTTTACCTCCATATCAAATCTCCTTAAATAATTTTTTGTTATAATTATCGCTATTATACCATTTATCAATATTATCGTACTGCTTTGGATAAACCCCATAGGCCTTACACCACCTAGGTAACGGCCTGTTCAACGCATCTAACGCCGTCGCAAGGTCGAACGTAGCCTCCTCCTTGATACAACACCCCGATCCACTCCCACGGCTCGGTATATAAGCTCTACTATATGCTACGCTCATCCCATATTCCCCACGACTCAGATACCCGATGTTAGGCGAATCAGGGAAGGCGTAATACAACATTATATAATCACCCTTACTCCAACTTCTATTATAAGTATCATCCTGCCACGCAAAAACCCTGCAACCGGCTTCTTTCAGTTCCGCTGCCGCTCTTTTTAAAACATTGTCCATATTATCTATATTTAATTAAGTTGTGCTAAGGCGCCGGGAACCGACCCCGGATCATATCCGTACACGTACGATCATGATATATCCTTCCGCCCCGCCAAGGTTTGGTTCAACATTAACAAACTTTCATATCCTCACACATCTTAAAAAAGACCTCTCTTATGATCTTCTTGTATAAGATGTATATCTCATCATCATCCTCATCAAACTCCACTCCCCATGAACGTAATAAATATCTAATATCACAATCCGCTATATGAATCCTGAATATAGACGGAACGCTCATTATGTAATCCTCAAAAGCCTTCTTAATTCCATCCCTTTTGATATGTTCTTTATACTCATTCTTAAACACATTAAGCATAAAAGACATATATTCCCTATCGTATTTAAACTGCTTACCATAATTATCTGTATCTATATGATCCAGTATATATATCTCTATAGCGTCTCTATCGTATTTTGACATACTCCTTCCTCCTCCTTTTGATATTTTATAACCTTTTTCTCCCCATACGCTTTCGCTAACTGGATAAGTTGACCGGTAAATACCTTGGTACGGTGTTTTACGATCTTATCCACCAACTCCGGGCATCTGGTTCTCCATCTATAATTAACCTCGCCCTTAGCTTTCTTCTTGTAATACCTGTAGAATGTTACGGCTACTACCACTTCTCCATTCTGCTCGAAAGCAACCAAATCGTAATTGTTGTAAACTATTTCATTCATGTTGTTGTTACCCATTTTATGTATCTAATCACTTCTTTAGGCAAAGACATTATATCCTTCACCCTTCTCCCTAAGTTGTACATACCTCCCTTATGAGGATAATAGTCCCCTACATACATCCCTATTCCTTGCGGATGCGACGGGTTTTCGTTACAAGTGAACATCGGATAAAATAAGATTCCTCTTGAATCTTTATTCCTGTCACTTACGCATACAATAGTATATCTATCAGCGGCCTTCTCGCCGAAATCATATACCCTTACCTTTCTTTTTACCCCATCATTGTTCTCTATGATATTATTCATGATGTTATTTATATTAATTAATTTTCTTTCCATCAGCGGTATATGTGCCATACCATTCCCTATCCATATTTACCACCTCAATATGATGTATATGATAACAACCATTAGCTATTCTACCGCAATCGGCTATCACCATAGCTATACTCCTATACCCAGAATCAATGAAAACACGAGCCAGCCCACACCCGTTAAATATAGATACCTTGATATCGTCTTTCTCTTTTATAATCCTTCTCATATCATATCCTCCTATCGAGCTAATCTATCATTTTACCATAATTAGTATATGATCCACACCATCCACGGGCCTCATTCGATACCCTAATATGATCAATGGGCTTATCACCGGCCATATTATTGGCGTACGATATTACATCCGACATACTTCTGAATCCGGAATCCTTAATGGATTTTATAAGCGTCCTATCATACCCGAATACCAATATCTTCACAATATATCTTTCCTTCACAGTCCTCCTCGCTCTCATAATATTCTAGCCATAAAATAAACAAACATAAAATCTATTTTCTCTTTGTTATCATCTATCCTATGTCCGGTGATCTCAAAAATAACCCTACGCTTTTCGATAGTCTGTATATTATCTAACTGAATAGCTATGTAAGGATATTTCATAACTTTCTCTCTATTGATGTTATTCAAAATAGCGTTGACATCTTGCCTGCGAAAATACATATTTACCCCTATGTAGCTGGCAACCAAAAGACATTCGTCTATTATCCCATCAGTATCGAACAACAGTAACATATCATTCTTTTCGATAGTATATTCCATATCAAGGATCTTGATACGTTTGCTCCCGTCCTTCTTATTAGCTATAAGAATCTCTATCATATCCTTATCAGTCGTAAGGATATAATACGCATCATCCTTTGTAATATTATTATGAAGGTAAGACAGTATCTCATCTTGTAATTTTATAATCTCGTCCATACTATTAGTATTTTATATTACCACTCCAAAAAGAACGGCGGTAGACACCCGCAGCCTACCACGCCGTGACACCGCCGCCCGTTCCCCTTGGTGTTATTTCATCACCATTAACTGGTTTTAAATCCAACATTCCTCTACCTCTATCTCCATATGGTCCTCCCAGTCGCACCTATCAACGTCCTCACCATCCTCAAAGTAATAGTAGGCCCATACCTGTACGCCTCCTACCTCTATATATCCATCACTTTTCCATTCTATCAACCCGTCTTGCCTTACCACGTTGGTAGGCTCAGCCCCTAGCGACAGCAGATTATTTACTATACTACCGCCAAATACGTTCCTTGCTTCTTCTTTCGTCATATCACTGTCAGATTTTTAATATTACACTACCGCCAAAGGAGAACAGGGAACGGACGACCAGCGGGGCCGACCCCACGCCATCGCCGCCGCCCGTTTCCCTTGGTTCCCTCCGCATCACTCCCACACCAACAGACAATATCTACCACCAATAACACCCTACCCACCATCGCTCGCAACCGCTTTGCGTTTCCACTTAACGGTAAAGTATTACCCCTGTTTAGAAAGGAATCCTATTGATTGAAGATACTCCCATTGATTGGAAGGTATTTCTTTTGTTGATTGAAGGGGTTTTCTTTGTTTCCTTGGTTTCCCTTGGTTTTTCCTTGGTTTCCCTTGGTTTTTCCTTGGTTTCCCTTGGTTTTTCCTTGGTTTCCCTTGTTTGGAGGTGCACCCTCCCGCAAAACAAATCAACCCCACCAACTCCCAGCATAAAACCCGAGACCTTCCTCCCGATTGTTCCACGTGGAACGCCCGTTCAGTCTAGGATATCGAGGTCTTTGTTCTTGATTGCCTTATATATCTGCTTTATGCAATGTATTGATAATAAAGCCAATAAAAGAACTATGATTAAAGGCAGGGCGTCGCCCGTAGCTATAACATACCGCCCCAACTCAAACGCCATGTAACCACAAAACAAGGTAAGTACGAAATATATAAATATACCCATAAAAATATACAATAAGTATCCGTAACTTAGAAACAATACCCCAATAATATAATTAATTGAGTATCAACAATATAATATATATCAAGCCTTAGAGCTACCTCTAAGGAAAGATAAGCCCAGATATAGATAAAAAATATACAATAAGTACAGCCTATTATATACCTTTTAGGATCGATTCACGCACGAAACTATACATAAGGGCACAATATACCCGTCTGTATGGATATAGATATATACAAAATGATACATAATAAAGTATTTTACTTACACATTTTAGATCAAGGCTTAAAATTTACCGCCTCAACACTTTTATGTGTAAGTAAAACATATTAATATGCTATCATTTTGTAAAATATAGGCACAAAAAAGCCCTTTCGTCCTATATCACTACAGTACGAAAGGGCACAAACTTTAAAATCAAATAAAAACAAACGATCTATTGCCGCAATTTGTTTGCCATGTAACTAACACGTTTCCGCCTACATTTATCAGATTCCCTACTACAATCTAATTTATTAGACTTGTATAGCTCTTTGGTAAGCTCAACGTAGAACTCAATTTGAGACTTTCTTGCAGCGTCTAAAGCCTTTTCCTTTTTAAGTGCTAGCTTTCTATTCAGATTGTCAAATTTTCTCCTATACATAATTTATTCGTTTTAAATGGCACCAATAAGAAACGGTAAGCCGGGGACAATACGGCCGGCGTTATCGATACTACCAGCCGAACGCCCGCACGCCCCCCCTATTTTCTTTGGTTTCGTCCCTTTGCCGACAACGAAGCCGGCCAGATATGCACATACGTTACCCGTGATACATACCGACAAGGCGCACTTTGTCCGTCAATTTAACCGCACAAAATACCCTTATAAGGGTTGTTATTTGCTATCCGTACATATGTTAGGTATTTAAGCTGCCCTAACATACGTCGTATTGATATACTGGCACGGAGATAACACCGTAATACACTTGGTATTAGCTACTCACACAACATACCAACATACGCCCTATACATGCGTATATACACCAATATACCCCGTGTTTTTACACGGCCTACTAGGTTGACCTAGCGTATTTACCAGATCGATATAAACCAAAAGATAATAGCACTATCCTGGACTAGGGTAATACTTAAACCACATTGTTAAGCGGCGGCCTATCTACACAGGCTATCGTAACACTACCCACCTGTGTATGTTTATATCAATAAATTAAAGATCCTACCTGTTTAGTCTAGTCCAGTGGCACGACGGGGACGTACAGGCATTGCCACCATAACGCCCCTATATATATAGATATAGGGGCAAATGATACTATCTATCATTTTTAGGGTGAGTTAGGTAGTATGTGATGCATTTTGCAATAAGACTAAATGTGTACCGCTTTATTGGCACGGCACATTTCACAATACGTTTGTCAGTGCCATTAAACGTTTCGTAATATATGCCAAAATCGTACTCTATAGGCTCATTATATCCAAAGCGTTTATGAGACGATCCTAGTATTGCTATATCCTCTATTTCACTCATTTTAAGCTTCTTGTTTTTATCCTTATCGTTTTTATCATAGTATTCGCGTTCAACTTCTTTATATGCGCAAAAGGTATTGTTAATTCGTGGTAATATTTCTTTGCAAATTTGTATTACAACTTCCTTGTCCTTTGCCAAATTGACTAAAGCGGGGACAATCGATTTGTCTACTTTGATCTCATTTTCCTTTAAAATCTCATTAACTTCTTTGCTGGATTTAAACAGCTGGCACCATGCTTTGATGGCACCTGTTAATGTCTTTTCGCTCGATTTTTTAATCTCATTCTGTATTTTGTTAATCTCTTTACTTATCATATACTTTGCCTATACCTTTAGGACTTATAATGGCACCTGGTACGCCTTGTTTGTTAATGCTGTTATCTTACAGGAGCAAATATACTACATGTTTTATTGTCCAACAAATATTTTGCAATAAAAATTCTACGATTATATGTAATAAATCTAATCAAATGTAAACATATATTAAAATATTGATTTATATTATTGACAATCAACAAGTTAAATACAAAATAAGCATTCTTTTTTCGGCTTGCAGATCGTTTACCGTTCTTGTTTCCCGTCCTTTGTGGATTGGGGGGGCTGGTCCAAAAACGGCAGCCCGGCCGGGCCGATTTCGGGGAGGTGGTCCGTCCCGCATATCCCCCTCCCATCATACCCCACCCCATCTCTCCAATAATGTCCCGCATATCATCCTCCCCGAATATCCCTCATACTTCCTCACAACCATATCACCTTCCATCTCATTTAATTTGTTATATTTGCGATATAATTAAAACATAATATATTATGAATAAAGAAGTTAAATACATGATGGGGGGGGGTGTATTTTAACCCTCAGATAAGGAGGGGGTATGTTTAGGCGCAGGACTTCTTCTTCCGGTAAGATCCACTACCGTATTAATATAGACAAGAGCATGTGTCCTAATCCTGTAGATATATATATTGATGGAGATACATATCAACATAGTTTTAACGGATCTTCTCTTGATATATATCGCAATAAGAAAATAGAAGTTATAAGAATAGGTGGACAGATATCTCAAAAGGATCAACAATATGAGTACAACGTTTTATTAGGCATAACTGGAGGTGTTTCAAAAGGGACTCTTACGTATCTATATGATTCTGGTGTGCATTGTGATTTAGCTGATACGGAGTTATACGGGGATAGGACAACTGAATTTACTCCTATAACGGAGATAACCGATCCTGAGGAGATCATCAATTTCACTTACATGCCTAAATTGTATAATCATATTACAAATAAAGCTCGTATAACTTGGCAAGGTGATCTTATAACAAGTGGTTATTGTATAACAGCCAATGCTTGTGAGGGATGTCAATCTATTGCCGTTGGAACTGGCATTTACAATAATACCTATAACGTAAATATAATAATTGTAGCACCATCATGATATCTTATGAGGAGGATTTAGTACCAAAGGGAGGGAGACCTCCCTTCATCCCTCCGGGCCTACCCATCGGGTCTTGCGCCGACTACTTCCTTTGGCATATCCCTATAATTGATTAGGCATATAATTACCTATCTTTATTATGGTGATAGGATTCCACCTATAATTAGATAGGTAGTGGTACGACCACTACCTTAATATTATAGATCTCGTATCAGTCTAATTCTTTTAGGATTTCTTTTATCCGATACGCCTACTTGACCGTAGACTGAAACCGCCCAATAATTTCTATCATTACATTCAGAGCTTGTCATATACGCCTCAGTTGAGGCTTGGAACATCTTACCTCCAATAAGATACAATATATCATTTATATCAACCATCCTCATATATATCAATGACATTTGCGGACAAGAGGGGATATACCAGTCATTGAATCCAAGGGCGTCGCTACTATTTATGAATCCATTAAGAAGATTGCCTGAGATAGCATAAGATCCTTGTTCTGTGGCTCCAATCTTTTTTAATACCTCTGAATTAGATTTACCATTCCAATCAGACATCACTCCGGTCCATTGAGATATGTCATTTGGTATATGTGGCTGACCATTATATACCCCGGAATTACTCATAAGATATGCGCTAGTAAGGCCTTGGTAATCGTAATCAATAGTATCATAATTAGGGATCTCGTATTGATCTACCAAATATTCTCCCCATACAAAGTTGTCACTGGCCAACATACCTTCTGTTGCCTGTTTATAACTAGGATTTTTACTCTCGTTTTTTTCTATCATAATCCTATGTTCTTTATGTATCAAAGCAACTCCAATACATTCGGCATCCACCTTATTAGGTGGAAGTAACTTTAGATTTTCAGCAACTCCATATACTCCATTGCTGGCGTTAGACGGATGTATTCCTGATGAATGAAATCTTCTTCTAAGCATACTGATAAATTTTTATGGAGGATGAAAAATACCCCCCCCTGAGTTGATTTTAGTTAATATCATATTATTATGTATTTTGTACATACAAATATATGATTTATTCTCACATTATGATACGGAATCCAAGAGAACGAGTTGGCCTCCATCCTTCTGAGCCTCCCCCGTCCTACCACCGCCTCCCGTTCTTTTTGGCTTCTCCCTGTCTTGTCTTTGACCGGATATCAAAAATTCATATCTTTGGGACAAAACTAAAATCATGTTTAGAGACATACTTCATAAGCTTAAGATATTCTTCTGCGATGAAGATATCGAGAAGATATATGTAAGGGATAGTACGGTTATCCGCAACAACGAGATACATAAGATGTATGATGAGATACTTAATGAGCTAGGTGACTTAGCTACGGTCGTATCAAGGAACTACGTGTATGGTAGGATAAAGGAAAGGACAGGATTGAGCATCCATCATATCAGTAGAATAATAAACCACACTAAAGTTGAGGAGATATGATTAAGGATACGATGGAGCGGGATATGATAAATGATATATCCACGTTGTTCGTGATGATATTCATGTCCGGATTGATGTTTGTCATGCCGATGTTAGATATAGAGTGCGATGATATTGCTATTATAATAGGATCAGGAATAATACTATCTTTTATACTAACCATAATACCTATCTTACTTTCTTACGATATAAGGGATGAGATCATTGAGTTGATTGAGGATATGGACAGCCAGATCGTGGTAGATACTTCGGTATATAAAACGAACCTGCCCTAAGTAATTCCTAGGGCAGGTTTGGTATAATTATCATCGAACTATCTCCCAGTCTTCGGCAAACACATCACTGATAGATGGAACCCAAGAATCAGCGCGTCCGGTATTATCATTATAGATAAGGCACTGAGAGGTATAATCTATAAAGCCATTTCCTTCCAGAATAAGGTCTTTCGCTGATTGCGGAAGCGATTGCATCTTTGGAATGATGTCGCCTTCTATATGAGTTGGCACTTGTTTGAATACCATCAAACCTTTACCGTTCCAACCATCTCTACGAATAGCAAGCCCGAATTTCAAAGCTATGATAGCTTCGCCAAAACCATACTTGGTATCATGTTTGGTTTTCGCTCCGTTTGCGTATTCTATTCTGTTATGAAGCGTTCCCAAATAACTTCCCATAGCTTCTCTTTGTAAATAGAGTAAGAATGCAGGATAATCTTCTTTGATTGTTTCTCTGAACTTGTCAGAATCAACAAATGCGGAACATTTCTCATATTTCTCGGTAAGATCGGAGTCCTCTATGTAAAGTCGGTCAAGAAAAGTATCTGGTTCTTTCACATACGTTTTCTCAAAAATGTCCGACTTGCAAGGATAAAACTCCCCATTTACTCCCTTGATGATGTAATCACCTACATTGGCTGTCATAACACCTTCAAGGGTTTCTATACTACAATTAACAGAAGGAGGTATCCCATTATCAGCGTCACCTTCACGAATAACTTCTATTTTAACGTTATCACCAGCGAAATCCTTGATCTCATCATTATTAACACCTTTCCATTTTACGGCTTCTACCGCAATTGGTTTCTTTACATATCTATTCATAATTTTACGATTTAATATATTATTATCTTTTGATATACCTTTCTATAAGATCTATTGATAGTTTAGCTCCCAGCTCCTCCTCCAACAGATTAAGGTAGTTCCGATGCAGGCACCCTCCCCGCTCCACCTCCCTGAAGCCGGCTCCGTCCCGGATCCTGACCAGTCCTTTCCTTGGATCCATGTCGATCAGATCCCGAAGCTCGTTCATATTCTTAAACCTACCTTCTATCACCTTAAATACATCGATCTTAGGTTTATTATCCTTATTCTTAGGCTTTATCTTAATTCTCCCGCTCATAAGACATTAATCACTTTCCAGTACTACCAAATCCACCATCTCCTCTCTCGGATTCTCCAAGATCCTCTAACGACTCTACTTGATCCCATACGATGCGTTCCCGTCTACGAATAAGTAGCTGAGCCACTTTATCTCCTTTAGAATAAGAAGGGTCACCATAACGATCTATACGTCTAGTCACTACCATAATCTCCCCTCTATATCCTTCGTCAACGGTCCCCGGGGCGTTTTGGATAACGGACTTGGTTTTGGTGATACTACTACGAGGGCGGATCTCCATCTCATAATCCTCAGGTAAAGCTATATGCACTCCAGTATGGTATATGATCCTACCACTGTCAAGTTCTATATTCTTAACAAACAAATCCATGCAAGCGTCATCCTCATGGGCGTATTTAGGCATCTTAGCCCCTTCTTCCAGCCAGATCTTGACCTTGCACGTATCTACATCCTCAAGTAACTCAAACGCCTCGTTATAACTCATAGGTTGCTCAGAGGCAAACGAAATGACTTTCGCCAATACACTTCTAATTTTGCTCATCGTATCTTGTTTTTAAATTCTTTCCCCTTCGGGCATTGTAATTTACATTCCTCTCCACAAGCGGAACAGTTGGGTCTCATTCCGGGCACCCCTCTTCCCCCGTACGGCCAGTAGGCGTAATCGCAGACGCTCCAGAACGCCTCCATCGCCTTGATCTTGGCATCGACGGTTATCTTCTCCTTCACCTTTTTCATGCTTTTCCTGAACTCGTCTTTCATATCCTTCCCTTCTATCTGTCTGGCCTTACGTCTCTCATTCCACCAATTATAGTAGAATTTATCTGCCATCTTATAAGCTTCTGGGTCAAATTTATCACGGTGCAGGATAGGGGCATCCTTGACCTTTCTCAAATTCCTGCCACAAACATAAGCAAGCCCGGCGTACGGAGGTATGTCCTTAGGATCAACCAACCCATCCGGCACGCAGTAGTAGAAGTAGTTGGGTCTACCGTACCTAGTCCAGCCTCCGGCCTCGTACAAGGCTTGCCTTCGAGCCTCGAACCAGCCTTGCATTACTTGGTGCTTTTCCTGTTTCTCGAAATCTTTGTTATAGTCAGCTAATGAGATCTTAACCTCAACCTCATAAGCGTACATAGATCTGGTTATAGCCAGATAATCGGACTCCCAGTTATATACATATAGGTTATTTATCACCCATTTAGGAGATACCAAGAACTTTCTGTTCAGGATATCCAATATCCCTCTTTCAGTGTATTCAGTACCTTTATTTGATAGCCGTGTTCCCATCTCCTGTCAAAGTATTGTTTCTGAATCCTACCGCCCGTATAGCGTTGCTTATCAACATCCTTAACTTATCCATGTCATTATCATGGAACGAGAAGGTAGTTATGGTATATGATTCACTAACCTTATCTTTAAATTTTATCATCAACATAGCGACATACTCACCCATCATTTTCCCGTTAATGATATCGAGATCTATTATCCCGTGGTCTATTAGATCAACCATATCCCATCCTGATGGTAAATGTTTTTTTATCTGACTGAGATCCATAACAAATATCATAAAAAGGAGGGCCGCGCTACCCTCCTGAAACATATCACACGAAAAATAGAACTGAAAGCCACTCCAAGCGCGTGAAGTTTATATTAATTCCCGTAGGCTGTCTACCGGTTATCATTAACTACCGACCTGCGGGAATATGTTTAAGAAAACACCATGTACCCCAACCACGACTCGAACGTGGATCCCATCTTTAGGGGAGATGTGCTACTTTCCTCTTGAGCTATTGGGGCGTATACCCTGATCCTCACGGACAAGGGTATCAAACAAAATCTAAACTCTAAATCTAATGACAAATTATATTAATCCAACTGTGGACCCGGCCGGACTTGAACCGACAACCTGCTGGTTATGAGCCAGATGATCTAACCAATTGATCTACGGGTCCTAAATACACCACATCGTCTTTCACAAGAGGATGTGGCTCGGAATTTCTCGAAGTTTATATAGTATTTTATGAAACTATTGTCCAACATTCTAGCATATAGCACCAATCCTCGAACGGGAACGTCTCTATACCTGACCTACCCCATCCCGTCCCCCAACTGTTCTGTAGGATGAAGCCGGCCTTGTCCCAGCCGGTGAGGATAACGGCATGGCCTCCCAAGTTCTGTCCTTGGCCTTGCCAGAACCGATTCCCATAATTATAGCAATACAGACCTATAACCAGAGGGCCATTAAGCATCAACGCCACCTTAGCCGATACCGGATCTATGATCCTAGCGTAGCTATTTATCTTCTCTCCGTCAACGCCAACTTTCTTTATAGCCTTGATAGCGTCACGAAGAACCATCCCGTCCTGGTCCTTATCCTCTCTCAGATCATATATCTCGTAAGGAGAGATCTTAGCCGGTCTTTTAACAGCCCTTATACTCTTTCTCCAATTAAGTATCTCAGCCAAGCTTACAGCGGCGCAAATAGGGGAAGAACCTTGATCTACCACGCTATTAACATCATTGATCTTATACTCATCAGGTACAGCCTCGTGCTGCATGTTCATGATAGCGTCCCTATCATCCGCTGGTGATGGTATGTAACCTAGTCCGTATTTCATCACTTATCTTTTTTTATGATAATCTATTATCTTGATATTAAACGTATCGGATCTCTGCCTTACCTGTATCGAACCCCTAGCCTTTCCCTTGGCGTCGTACAGGGCGGTAAAGCCAAAGTTATCGACCCTGCCGTCGTCCATCGTAAACCGCCACTCCTTCCATTGGCCCATCACGGTCCCGGAAGACACTATGGAATCCACTACATAAGATATATCAGTAGTATCATATTCCGTATAGTAGGTTCTTGACGTACCGCATCCGACAGCCGCTAAGGTAAATAACATTAACAAGAAAAACAAGATCTTATTCATTCTTCTTAGTTTTTTTACGTTTCTTAGATTTCTTCTTATTCTCCACCTTATTCTCGACATTTACTTCATTGCCGGAATCGGCATCAGTAACCTCAGATACGTTATTTTCAGGTATATCAATATGACCGGAATTAGGGTCCATCTTATCCTCATCAACAACAACCTCATCAGGCACATCGCTATCTAAAGCCTCAGGATCAATATGATTCTCTAGATACTTGATACGATCGGACATGATCTTAATCTGATCCTCAAGTTCAATGTATCTTCTTCTGGCTTCGCTTAGTAATTTGGATGATAGCTTATGTTTCTTCTCGATATCCATATAAGCCCGTTTAAGAGTCTCTTTCTCTTTTACCGAATCATTATATAGCTCTCTTGATTTACTAAGCTCATTTCCCATCTTAACTATATGAGAATCCTTGGATTCTATATCCATATCAAGTGAATCGGAAAGAGTTTCAAGACACCTTACTTTCTCTTCTAATTCCGTTATCTTCTTGCTGGCATCCTCATAATCTCTTTTTAATCTACTTGAATAGCTAATAGCATCATCAAGATCCTGTTTTAGAGTATCTATATAACTACTCTTTACTATCTTCAATCCGAACATGTTTATCACTTTTATAAGTTTCACGAATATCGGCTTTTATTTTGCCGACTATAATTAACTCAGCTATATGTTTATCTTTCTCGACTATAGCCATATCCTTACGGACATTAGTGACCCTGATAATAATATTCCCGTTATTAGACGATACGAACGGTGATCCTACCAAAGTAAGTCCCGTATCTCCGGTAAACGACGGCAGCATCATCAACACCCCTATGGTATTATCCGGGAACGATGCCCATACCCCTGTGTCTATATCAAGGACATCACCCTGTCCTAATGGGAAGGCATTACCCTGCTTGATAGGAATATCCTTACCCAACGAGTTCCATGCTTTCGAGAATCTTACGGAGTTAAGGAAGATCTTCCCCTCTTCCTCCATCATCCCTACCATAGGGTCGCAATTCAATCTAACCTCGTTTTGTTTATCATCTGGCTTCTCCTCAAGCTCATCAAGGTCTCTGGCTGATGTAAACGACTTGCTTTCCAGAAGCTTTTTAATATCCTCAATACTGGCCATTATAATTTGATTATTAAATAAACGATCTTCAGTCCTAACTTAAAATCAGATGTCTTCTCGAACATCTCCCTAAGAGGTAAGATAGTAGCGTCAAGATCTGACGCTACCCATTCTCCATCCTTATAATACATATCCTTTTCCTCGGAATACGCTATACAAGATCGATGCCCTAAGTTCTTCATAACCGTATCTACCTTATTTTGGGTAGGCATCGAGACACGGTTCACTTTAGTAGATATATTAAAATTACTTTCCATTAAATTATTCATTTTCAATTAGTTAATCAGAAAGGAAGATCATTGTCATCTCCAAAAGGAGGATATTGAGGAGGTTGCTGTTGACTTCCAAAAGAAGGTGCTTGGGCTGGCTGAGGCAGAGCCTGCTGATATGATGGAGGAGGCGTCTGCGGCTGGGCTTGCGGCTGATATGACGGTGGGGGCGTTTGCGTTGTAGCCTCACCAGCGTTGTTTTGGTTTGGAGACTGAGCAGGTTTCACACCATCTGTCTTAATGCTTTGAATGTACTTATTAAGTACTTGATAGGCGAAAGCGTCTTGAGCTGTATAATCAAATTTCTTATTCCCCATTATATCAGTACTCTCAACCCTGTCAGGCCATCCATTCTGTCCATTTTTATAATATTGCTGGATAAGCTCATCATTCCCGTCTGGAGTCTCCCTAGCGTATGAGATAAAGAAATTACCAGGAGCGTATTGCTCTCCCTTTTTAGTATGCGCAGGATTGATAACAATCTTCCGTTTCAGGTCGATATTAGGTAAATATCTTACAAGAGACTTAGCATAGCTATTAATCCCGCCTTTTGAGGTCATCAATGGAACTTTTATAACATAATTACCTTCCTCATCGCTTATCTTTATAAATAAGAAATTTGTCTTAGCGCCATTCATTTCCTGCTCTAATACAAAAATATCGGAAAGATATCCTTCTATACCATTCCAGAAAACCCTCCAGTAGGATACGGCTCCTGTCTTCTCATTTATATGTTCCTCGAAACCTTCCTTAGGATCTCTTGAGGATTGATACAATACACCACCTCCACTTATATTAAAGTATTGTGTATTAAACGATAATGAATTTTCACGAACTCCCATATTATATACATTAAAAAATTAAACAATAATTGATGATGACAAGAAATACTCGTTCTTATTATCCTCTCCATAAATCTTATTGAAATGAGATTTATGGTCATGCTCGATAACGATCCTATTACATGATATGCTTTTAACTATACCAAGATACCTACCACATAGCACATCGCATATAATATCATTACCGTTATGCGATAAAGCCGTAAGCCGTTCCTTACAAGATCTCCCAGACATAGGGTTCTCTGACATAATACCGCATCCTTTTTCAGTGAATATCAATCTACAATGATCGAACTCATTTACCTTGATATTATTCTGGAGGGCCTGGACGAGTAGATCCTTATCAAAGACATAGGTACTTGTTTTGACAAAATGCTCGTCCACGAACCTCCAGTTAGGATAATTACCGTCAAAGTGAATCTCATACATATCCATATCAGGGGTAGATAAGTAAGTCCTAGTATCATCTACTTTGATAGACAACGTATCTAATGACTTATTTATATGCTTATCAAGTAATAAAGAGGAGGCGTTTGATACCGGGATAAATACCTTCTCTACCTTATCCTGATTAGGAACAAAATACCTGTAAATAGTATTCCTGTCAGTACTTACTATATTAATATTAATCTCATCAATATCAATGACCACATTCTCTATGCAAGGATAAAGCTCGTTGATCTCCGTATAATTACTAGCCTTGTTAAGGACCGATACATAATCATTCATCTTAACATTAATACCTCCTTCAGGAATATTATATACCATAGGAAAGGTATTTACGTCAAACGCCGGACAACTATACTCACCAGAAGCGTAGTATATGGTAATACTGTCCTTCTTATCGGAAAGAACGATCTTAATCTCACCATTCTTCTGTTTTTTTACAAACCTGATGAAAGAGCTTGCCTCGACCAAGAAGGAGAAGTTAGAGTCAGCCTCAACCTCCAATCGCTCTATAACGCACACCTTGGCGTTTACGGAAGTGATATGAGCCAGATTATTGACAATATCTATCTTAATATTCTTATAAAGTGAATTAGATCCTACATTTTTAACAACCAGCTCCAATTTACTCAACTTCTCATTTAATGATTTCGACAAGCATCTTATAAGCATAATGAACTACTTTTTATTACATCGCAAATGTAATCATAATTATATTAACTCAAATACAATAAACGCTTAATAGTATTAAAATAGCTTAAACTTACGTCTAATATATTCGGCTATAAGCGTAGCATCGCACATTCCATCTTGTATTTTGGTAGGTTGAACTCCTTTACCTGACCATGGTTTTACGAAAGACACCAAAGGGAAAAGGCGTATGGCGCATCGGATGGAGGTAGCTTTCGTATCCAGCTTAGCCGCCGTATACACCCGATCGGCAGTCGTATGAAGCTCCTTCTGCCAGGTCTTTGGTTGCACCTCCTCGAACATGAACCTGACGTCCGGATGCGAGTGGTATCGTTCCATCATCTCCACCATCATAGCGAAGAGCGCGTTTGGTTCCCGGCGCCGTCCGCCGAAGGTGAAGTTACTGGCGGCTGAGCTGTTGTGGATGCTGTGGACGTCCTCGACGGCGATCGCCAGCGTCCCCCCACCTTCTTCTTGGATTTTATCCGCGGCGTCAAGGAAGAAGCTAGATATAGCCCTAAGATCTATATCCCCTTTAGCTGATATCCTTGGTGTCATGATTACCTTAATATCTCCGTTCTCCGGGATCATCGCCAATCCTCCGGTATCTATACCTGGATCTATCCCTATCGCTACATTCATATTTTTAAAGTATATAATGAGTGAAAATCCTCCGGTCTAAACACCTGTATAGAGTTATCTGGATACAGACCTATGTAATAACCGTAAAAAGCTCGTAGAATGCCATTTTCTAGCCTTATATCCAATGCCTTTACCTTATTCCCTTCAACCATAACATCAACCTCATCAGTCTTGTTAGATATCTTATCGAACCATTCAGGTACAGGATCAATACCGTACCTGAATGCGTTTACCGTTGATTTTATAGAGATATATGTTCCCATCTTATATAAGATTACAATCGTCTCGTTTAACAACCTTAAAATCTCCCTCCCTGAACAACAGAACCACGTCAGTTCTATTATACTTATATTTCTCGATATCCACCAAATGGTAAGAAGCCGGTCCAGTAGCGGGTCTAATCGGTCTCAATACGGCTATGGCTATATCACCGCCAAGCTCCGTGCCACCGGTAACACACTGAAGGCACATGAAGATATATCCCTCAAACTCATGTTTCTTACCAATAAACTCGCTCATAGGAATACCTACGAACAAATAGTTTTTTACATCCTCTTTCTTAACCTCAGCGACGTTCTCGACGCTGTATGGTATTACGTCTATAAATTTAGCTCCTATCGCCATAATTAAATATTTAGTTTAGTTCTTAATTCTTGACATAACTCACAATTATCTCTCATGATACTTAACGTATTATCGACTCCGTTCCCTACACGAACATCCCCGTACCAGTACCATGATCCTTTACGGGTAAAGATACCGGTTTCCTCGCATAACTTCAAAAGCTCAAGCTCCTTATCAAACCCCACGCCATAATACAAGGCTGTCTCTGCTATTTGGAACGGAACGGCTGTCTTGTTCTTCAGAACCTTTATCCTAACCTCATGACCTACTGAAGATCCGTCCTCTCCTAATATAACCTTCTTTCTCGCCATTTCCATACGGATAGAGGCATAGAACTTAAGGGCGTTACCTCCGGTCGTTACCTTAGGATCGCCGTATATAACACCGATCTTCTCCCGATATTGGTTGATGAATACCAGAACGCAATCGCTTTTGTTAACGATACCGGTAAGAACTCTCATGGCCTTTGACATCAACCTAGCTTGTAGTCCCATGTTGCTGTCTTCCATATCGCCCTCTATCTCCTTCTTCGGTACCAGATTGGCTACAGAATCTACGACAATAAATCCGACCTTCCCAGACTCGACTAACTTGGCTGTGATGTCAATAGCCAGCTCCCCGTAGCTTGGCTGGGAGATCAAAAATCGGTTTATATCCAACCCCATTTTCCTAGCGTACTCAATATCGAAAGCGTTCTCCACGTCTATTATAGCCACCAACTTATCTGGATGTTTTTTCTGGAACTCGATCATACTTAACGTACACATCATAGTCTTGCCACAAGATTCCATCCCGACCAGCTCATGGATGCGGCCTACCGCCCATCCGCCGCCGAGGGCCTTATCTACCACCAGCGATCCGGTGCTTTCCCTTGGTATGGATATTATAGGCTTATCATCACCGAAGTTCATTATCGAGCCTTCTCCAAGCTCTTTATTTAAAGATGATACTAATTCATCTACGTCTGAAAAAAGTTCTTTCTTAGCCATTATAATCCGTATTGTTCGAAGTCAAATAAATCTTGTTGTTTCTTTATCATATCCTTCCCGATATCAGATATCTTTTCCGGATTCAAAACACCCTCATTCTCATCTACCTTCTCCATAAAGTCAGATATCTTATCGCTTAGCAGTACCATATCTTCCTTAGGTACTGATTTTAGATAAAGCCCGTCTATAGACCTACATCTTGAAAGAGCGGTATATATCTGCCCTATCTCGAAGGCTCTGCTGATATCTACAAATATATTATCTAAAGTCATTCCCTGGGACTTATGGACAGTTATGGCGTATCCTAACCTCAATGGATATTGTATTATATAGCCGCAAGAAATGCCTTCAAGGGAATCGTCTACCTGCTTGTACTTCATCTTCTCCCACTTCTCTTTGGTTATCTCCACCTCAGTATCGTTATCTAGATGAACATATATCGTCTCATCAACAGTATCTATGCTGGTTATGATACCCATCGAGCCATTGACATATCCATTGCCGTTTCTGGTTATTATGACCTTAGCTCCTACCTTTACTATAAGCTCATCCTCACAGGGCGCTACAGGCTTCTCCCCGAATACAGTAGCATCGAACTTAAATACCTTATTATTGATCTTATCAAGATTAGTCTTATTTATCTCATAAGCCTCTTTGTTAGTTGAGCATATAATTATAGTATTATCCATATTATCCGGATACTTGACCCTACTATCCAATATCTGTCTTGACTCATCGGTAATAACCCCACATCTTATATCCTCAAGCACGGAAAGAAGCTGAGGATCTTTTTGACGGAATACGTTCTCGAAGGTAATGACCGAGAATCCTGAGGCTCTTAATGCCTTTGATGAGAAAAAGAACCGGCTCTCATAATATCTGTCGATAAAATCATCTGCTGTCACCACAGGAGGTAGTTGTGATAGATCTCCAAACATAATCAACCTAACTCCACCGAAAGGTTCCTTGCTGCGCCTGCATTGTCTAAGTACGTCAGCTACCTCATCAAGCAAATCAGGCCTCACCATACTGATCTCGTCGATAACTATAGTATCAAGATTCTTGATCTTCTTCTTCATAAACGGACTTACATCCACCTTATTCGATAACATACCTCTCTCGATAGAAGGGATATAAGGATCGTTCTTTATAGAGAAAAACGAATGGATGGTCTGTCCACCGGCATTCAACGCCGCTACTCCAGTCGGGGCTACGATAACGCACTTACCCAAGAACTTTACGATACGTCTCATGAACGTACTTTTACCACTACCAGCTCTACCGGTAATAAACAGATTCTCCCTAGTGGTGAAAATCTTCTTCAAGGCACGACCCTGCTCTACGTTTTTATCCACCGTCATAATATGACGAAGGAGGTCGTTTTCATTTCTAAAATCCTCTTTTACCATATCTTTTTATGTTTATGGTACAAAGATACGAATAGTTATAATTAACTAATAAAAATAAATGTGAATAATATGTAAATATTAAATTTTATATCTGATACTCAAATCATCCAGCTTTACTCATCTCAGAAGATTTTTCTCCTAAAAATACATCTTTTATGTATTCTGTCGATATAAGGATATGCATATATTTCCCCTTGTATAATAGTCTTAAGCATCCGATAGTTACGTTCTTTCTGTCTTTGGTATTCGCCACTCCATTGTTTTTTTTTACCTCTTCATACAAATCGGATATACTCTTCTTACACATGTCTAAGAACATGCTTATGTATCTGTATATAGTGGATTGAGATATTTCACGCATACCTATGCCTATGAGCTTCTTATTCAACTCATTAAGAAGGTATGATACATTAAACTTAACTGTCTTTCTTTTAGTTACCTTATATATGTGATGTACGTTTCTGGTTCTGGCTCTGAATATTATTTTGGAAAGGATTTTTACCCGATCAAGTTTCCGGCTTTTGTTAGCCATATTCCGTCTTTCGTCTGAGCTTAAATTCTTATCCAGACATTTGTATACGGATGTTTTCTTGCCTACGAATATGTCTTTCGTATCCTCATTCTTCTTAGCCTTATACGAGTAGATCATGATATCAGCTAAAGCTATTCTTATCTCGCCCTCGGCGTAAGCCTTAAGTGTCTTTAGCTGATATTCTATATCCTCATGGCAATCCTCTAAAACATGTCTGTAGCAGAAATAAGCTATGCCATCGGATAGGATATCTATAAAATCATCGGTATTGATCTCGATACGGTCACGGTAACCATCTCTCATCCTATTTCTTAAAAATACATGCTTCTGTACATTTATGATAGAAAGATAAGCCGTTACCTGCTTACACTTCTTTTCTATAACCATACCGGAACCTCTTATATTATCTTTCTTGTTCGAGTATTTTACGGCCGTAACCTTCTTCCCGTCCTTATTAGTTACAGGTTTGTAATCTACTGGACAGACAAGTGATCCTGCTGGAAGCCTTAGGCATCCAAGCTCATCTTTTTTTGCTTGTATATCTTTTGGGATATATGCTTCGGTAAGAATCTTATCGAAATTTGATTTCATTTTCTGTAAAAGTGCTACCTTTGTCTCCATGAGATTTTTTTATTTGCTGCGAATATACAAGTTTCATCAATACGAAACAAGTTATTCGGATGGATGGGTAGCCTGTGAAGGTCGCCCATTTGTTGTTTAAGGAGGGTAGGTAATGTTCGTAAAACGCTGTGCGCGTGAACGATCGTTTTTTCTCAACCTACTTGTTACGCGCGCGTTAATAGGTATATTTATTAAATATAATTAACTCTATAAACATATACTACTTTCTAATATCTCTATCCGTACACAGAACCTCTCCTGACGTCGAGTTCCTGTGTACTCCACTTAAAGTCTCTATTTAATAAAACATTGCTTTTTACCGCCAAGGTATGGTGCCGTCAGGCAGGATACCGCAGGCTAAACCTGGTAGAAGCCGTATCCTATACCGGAAGCCGGTACCCCGGTAGGGGGATCGGGTGGAGCATAAGCCAAAGAAGAAAAAGCGAGGTCTTGTGCGGTCGCTCACGCTCCGGCCGTCAGTATCTTCTACGGCAGGCTCCATGCCCAAGGCCTCCCATTTCCCCTTGGCTTTATATCCCATAGCTTGGGAGGAAGGAATCCAAAGGGAAAAAGGTAAGGTTGTATGCGATCGCTCACGCTCCGGCAGGCGAATATATCTCTACCGCCGTCCATGTCAATAGCGAACCTCTGGCGGCATTGTCCGGTATGATGGCGGTAGCCTTACCTTGGCTGTCCCTGCACGTCACCCACCAACTTTTTTCCTTTGGATGCCTTGGGCTATATCCTTGTACGATGACGGAAGGATAGGAGATCAATAAGCCAAAAAGAAAAAGGGAGCGGTCGCATCCCGTGAGGCAGGATAAGGCTGTCCCCCGCCGTCCACGCTCGTATCGTACGTGAACTTCACTGTCCTCGCCATCGTAGCCTGCCGTATACATACATGGCTTCGTTCGTCCTACCCACTAGCTTTTTGCCTTTGGATACTCGTAAACATATGTTAGTCAGCATATATTATGTTGATTATGGCAAAATTTCTTGACAACAATATTTTTTTTAAGTAGTTTTGCTGAAAACTAATTTTATATGCAGGAACAGAGGAAAGCTTTCGTATTTGCATTGCCTTATGATACTAGACTGGATATGATCCAGCAATTCTTAAGGATATATAATGGCTATCTGGACTCTAAGGGTAGAAGCTTGATTACCGAAAGGACGATAAACTTACTTTCTTTCTACATCAACTACGGATACTCGGATGATACCAGGGCTAAGTACATGGATTGTCATGGACAGAAGGAGTCTTACATCGCTGTCCTTAACAATGAGTTGAAGCGTGGTGGTTTTCTGGTGGACAAGAAGAACGGGAATTTCCGTACCCGTGAGCTGTCTATCGAGATGAGAAGCCTACGTAACTATTTTATTCTTGACGGGGAGGGTGATGATACCCGTGTAATGGGATTCGTGTTCAAGAGAAATAAGTTGAATATCGATGGGTAGAAGTCTTATTTCTTTTGACAGGGATATTGTCGATGAGGTGGTGAGAAGATCCAATGGGAAGTTTACCAAACAACAGGTAGAGTGGTGCATGAAAGCATCCGTATCTTATATCCATCATCTCTCCAGATATACCGATAATATATCTATCAGGATCCCGTTTATCGGATACGTTATATGCAATCTCCGAGAGATGCGGGTAAGGCGTGATAAGATACGCCGGATATTTGTCAAGGAAGGTAATCGTTATCCGGATGAAAGGATGCCTATTGAGCTTGATTGTCTGGATAAGAAGATTAAGGCGATAGAGGATATGGATGGGTTGAAGAACGGAGATCCTCTTATACGTGATAACCATGAGGCCATGTATCAATGTCGGTATGGAATGACATGGGAACAATTACAGGATTTTCAACAAAAACAATTTAAGAAATAATATGCAAACAATCGGTAAAGCCCAAGTAATAGCCCAAGCTTGGGAAGATAGTTTATTGGGTAGGATTCCTAAGGATAAGAAAGATTATCCCGAATGGTATAAGAATCGTCTTGAATTATGCAAGAAATGTCCTAAGAACTCTTCTAATATCAGGTTCTTTAAATTGCCGCCTAAGGTATTATTCCATAGATTGATTGGAAGACCGGGATGCTCGTTGTGTGGTTGTTTTATCAAGGAGAAGGCTTGGATGAAGACCGAGGTATGCCCGTTGAAGTTCGTGGAAGGAGAGAAAGCCAAATGGAATGCTATGGAGGTCATAACCGCCGATCATAACGATTTTAATATCGAGTGCCCTAACGATGCATTTGATATAGGACTTACGGATGACGAGAGCGAGTTTTATCTAAATATTTTTGATCAGAAAATAGGTGATAAGATAGAAATCGTGTTATTTATCACCCATAAAGATGGGTTCCATGTCAAGGAGCATCATCTTGGATGTGGATGTATGGGAGACGTGTCATATAACAAACATCCTGACAATGAGAATAGAACTATATTTAGGATGACGTTGGATACCTCAAAATATACGGAAGGTCATTTTGAGAAACACCTATCTCTTATCGGTTATACGAAGGACGATCCTGAACGTAATTTCAAACATTTCCCGCTACGTATTATAGGGGAAGCTTATAAGTAAATACTATGCGAAGTCCTGTAAGAAGTAAGATAGATGATCGTATCCATGCTCTTATTGTCATGGAAGTCGGTTGCCGTGAGTTACCCGAATATTCGCTGGGTGATATACTTTACTCCGCTTTAAGGAGAGTTGCTAAGGCTAATGGTGGTAACGTACGCTTCTTGCGGGATATTAGCACCAGAGATTTATTAAGAATAATAGATCAGAGTATCAGTGATGAGATTGAGTTAAACAACAATGATTATAATGCGTAATATGGAAGATAAAGATATAAAAACAGAGATTAGAGATTATCTTAAAGAAGAGGCGGATACTCATATAAGGCATTGGATAGCCATAAAGCGTGAGAGCAAGCGTCTGTATAGCGATATTGAGGATAGGACTAAGAAGATAGCCCTTAAATCATCCTCGTTGATAAAAGAGGAGGATTTTGTCGTTCTTCATGAGATGACCCATAAGATACAGATGTTGAATATAGAGGCTGTAAAAGTCAATTCTAGGTTGATGTTCATAATCCAGTTGGCTACCAGCTTCGGTATGGATCTGGATTTAGATACGACATATGCGTCCACCGCCAAGAGCATTATAGAAGACAGAACGTCTGGATTCGTGTTTTATGATGACAAGGAACGTCTTAGATATGCTGACAAGGAGCTTGAGGATATGTTCCATGACATGAGCGTGACGGAAGTAAGTAAGATCGGGGTTGTTCAATCTTATGAGCTTCTTATGAAACAGTATAACGAGTTTAAGGATATGAAAGCCAATGCCACAGGGAAGACGAAAGCCGACGAGTAGGGACGTCGATCGGGTAAACGATAATCTTGAGGTCATATCCAAGGCCGTGGATGACGCCAAGACGTATATCGCCAAGCATCCATGGGATAAGGAGAAGCCTGAGGATATGGCTAGGGCGTTCGATTTCATATCCAAGCTGATCGATAAGATCAACGTATGGAATGACTCGTATATGGAGAAGAGTGGGATCATGGATGTATACAGGAGTGTCAGCAATGTCCAGAAGAAGGAACGTAAGGGACAAGTGTCTGGAGGTATAGAGTCCGTATTAAAAAGTATGAAGTGATGGGGTTAAGCACGAGTCCAGAATTTTATGTAAACATGAAGAATCCTCCAGTGTGGAACGATTTGTTCGGCTGGGAGGATCAAGATGATGATGTTAAGCAGTTCTTCACGGAGGAGGCTTATAAGGTCAAGAACGGGATAACTATCAACGGTACGTTCATCCCGCCATGGCTTTATTGGCATGTTAATTTCTTTCCCGTATTTCAAGATCTTCCAAATGGGGAGCGTGTTCCTGCTATCAGCCGGTTACGTGATAATGAATGGTTTTTCGCTGAGATGTACCAACGTGCCCGTCAGGAGAAGAAAGGGCTGGGGATGTTTGGTACTCGTCGTTTTGGCAAGGCTCTTCTGGACTCGGAGCTGATATATACTCCTTATGGACCTAAGAAAATAGGATTCGCCGATATCGGGGATATCATATATGGTGATGACGGGAAGCTTACTACCATAATGGGCGTATATCCTCAGGGATTCGTTGATACGTACAAAGTGACCTTTGAGGACGGTCGCAGCGTGGTGTGTTGCGGGCAGCACCAGTGGAAAGTCAAGTATAATGGTGATTATAAGGTTATGAGCACTATGGGTATCATCCATTCTGACTTCTCCAAAATGACTATAGATATTGGGGAAGCGGTAGATTTCCCTGAGCGGCGGTGGCTGATATCGCCCCAGCTCATGGGGTCTCTGACCGCCTCTTTCCTTTGTGGATCTACCGACAGGATCTTCGAGTTAAGCAATAAGGAGATGGATGATATTATTTATTCATCCAAAAAACAGAAAGAGTTGTTTATAAGCTCATTCATGAAGATAGCTTGCGGCATAAGTACTGGTGACGATCGTTTTAAGGTCGTTTACAAAAGTGAGTATATTATATCCTTCGTAAGAAGAATATTCTGGTCTATGGGATATTATTGCGTCATGGATGGTGATGATATGTATATATCCAAGACCCATAACAGACTTAGGATATCCGATATAGATTATTACGGGAAGTATAAGGCTACTTGTATTGAGGTAGATAATAAATCTCATCAGTTTCTTACTACCAATTTTGTCGTATCTCATAATACGACCATCATGTCATCACTTCTCCAGATGAACGCTACCATGACGATCGGGCTTAGCCATTCCGTGGTAGGTTTCAGCGATAGCGATTTATCTAATATAGGTGAGTATTGTGAGTATGGTCTTGATCATGTGCATCCTTTTTTCAGGATCAACAGGACCAAGACCGACTGGAGTTCGGGCGTTACATTAGGCAAGAGGATGTCCAATGGCGTACGTGATATCCATGCCATTATCTCTATAGCCAACATCAACATGGGTAGGAAGACCTCCACGCAGAAGACGGCTGGTTTGACACCGGCTACGGCTATTTTCGACGAGGTTGGTAAGGGACCTATCAAGAAGCCTTACACGGCCGCCATGCCTTCCTACGACACTCCTTACGGCTGGCGTCTTAGCCCTATCTTGGCTGGTACTGGTGGTGAGGTAGAATTATCCAAGGACGCTCAAGAAATGTTTTCTGATCCTGAGACCTACAATCTTCTGGTTATGGACTGGGATATTTTAAATCGTAGAGCCATGAAAGGGAAAACATGGAAAGAACGGAAATGGGCGATGTTCGTTCCCGGTCAGATGGCTAACTCCGGTGTTAAGAGAACTATAGGATTGGGCGATTATCTTGGTAAGCCTGATGACAAGAAGCTTAATAAGATCAAGATCGACGCTACTGATTTCGATGCTAGTACCAATAAACTTAATGAGGAACGGAAGAAACTATCTACAAAAGATAGGGTTGCGTACACTTCTCATACTATGTTCTATCCATTTACGATCGATGACTGTTTTTTAAGCTCATCCCAGAACCTATTTCCGGTCGAGTACGCTATCAAGCATAAGAATGATCTCCTTGAGTCGGGGCAATATAGCGGTATGCTGTGTGATGTCTTTCTTGAGTCAGGTAATAAACTGGGGACTACTAAATCGAATAAGCAACTGGCTGGATTCCCGTTTAGCGGCGGTGTTATTGACGCTCCTGTCCAGATATTCGAGATGCCTCAATCCAATAGGTTTGATGATTTTATTTATGTGGCGGGCCAAGATCCGTATAAGCAGGCCAAGTCTGATACTCCTTCATTGGGATCCTTTTATATATTCAAAAGGCGTGTTGGTATCCGAGATCCTTATGCCTATAGAATAGTTGCCTCTTACGTATCCCGCCCATCATCTATAGACCAATTCTGCCGTACGTGCGAGGTGCTTCAGAAGGGATATGGTGCTATATGCCTTATGGAGAACGCTGACCAGATGTATGAGCAGTATCTTAATCGGAAGAGCGGTATGCCGGCATCTTTCTTCTTATTCGCTGGTGAGGCTATAGCCAATAAGTATGTGAAGGCCGGCTCCCGGCAGAATAGCAAGCTGGGGCTATATCCTACCCCCGGCAACCAGAACCTGCTCTTCTCCTGTGTGGTGGATTATTGCTGGCAGGATTTCGTTATTGGTTATGATGATAGTACCGGTCTTGATATAACGGTTAAAGGTATTGAGTTGATTGATGATATAGCTCTTTTGGATGAGATAATACAGTATAAGCCCGGATTGAACGTCGATAGGATAATAGCCTTCGGGCATGCGTTGGTTCTCGCTAGGTATTTTGATGATAATAACTACATGCCTAAATCGAAGATAGATGAGATGAATAACGCCCGTAAGGAAGATGCTTATAAACACCATGAGATATATGCCTCTGCATTTGGATCGGTATCTATAGGAGCTTTTAGGTAAATGAATGTCAATTAAACGCCTATCTTTGTTGTAAATAAAATTGAATAATCATGGAAGTGTTTAATAGAGATCATTCGTTTCCAGCAAAAGGAGCGTTATTAGGATTACCTCCTCAGGCTATTTCCACGAAGAAAAAGAACAGAAAATGGAAGGAGGATTGTATGGACGCTCTTGAGACGATAGGGTTGAAACAGTATGATCGTAACCAGATGTACCGTGACTATTATCTGATGGCGGATGGTAAGTTATCTTTTATGGAGATGGCGGATGTTATCCCTCAGTTAAGGAACGTGCAGAAGCTAAGGAGCGATATAAGGATACCTTCTTTCTTGAAACATTATGATATCATAGGTGGTATCGTAAACGCCTTTGAGGGATGGCTGACAAACCTACAGGATAAGTATACGGTTAATGAGGTAGGTGATATGGCTATAAGTGAGTATGAGGATACGATGTCAAACTTACTTCATCGTCATATACAAGAACAGTGGGATATTATCGTCAATCAGCGTCTTGTAGAGGCTGGTCTTGATCCTACGTACAATGAGTTTAACTCTGAGGAGGAGCGTCAGGCTTATGTTCAGCAAATCCAACAGGCCAAGACGTCTATGACCCCTGATGATATCCAGAGGTTCATGAGTACCAGATGGAAGACGCAGGCGGCTGTATGGGGAGATCATACGATCGAGGCTGATCGTAGCCGGTTTTATATGGATGAGCTTGACAGGGAGAATTACAGGGATCGTCTTCTTAGCGGAAAGATGTTCCGGAACCATTTCGTTGGCTTCGACTATTATCGTCCGGAGGTATGGAGTCCGATGGAGGTTTTCCATCCTGATGTGAAATACCCGCAATATGGATCTTATGTAGGCCGTCTTCATTATTACGAGGGTGTTGAGTTGATATCAAGATACGGCCATAAGATGACGGCCAAAGACAAGCGTCGGATTATGGGAGGTGACGATGATTATGAGGGATGGGTATCTAATGACGGTGCTAGGTATGATTGGAAGAAAAAGAAACCGTCTATTACCGGTATGTATGAGAATGAGGTTATTCCATGGAAAGGATACCATGACTATGAGTCTATAGTCGCCGCTGAGGATTACTACGGCGTTCCGATGGGTGAGTACCACACCTTCGGGCCGGACGGGGAGGAGCACACCCAGCCCCGCTTCTTGCCCCGCTTCCATCCCTTTGGATATTTCAACTCCGGAATGGCCGATGGCAAGAGATATGAGATAGACTCTCGCCTTTTTAGGGTCATGGAGGGATATTGGGTATCCATGAAACCGATATTCTTAATAACTTACATGACGGAGACCGGAATGGTGGATCAGGAGCTTGTGACAGATGAGCTTCTCCCGGAGTTCTTGGAGAAGAATGGTATCAAGAAAGTGAAGAGGGTTATGGCCGAAGCCGTTGGTGATCCTGAGGTGAACACCTATATCTTGGAGTATGTCCCTGAGGTTAGGTTTGGCGTTAAGATCACCGGAGGTAATTTAATGGATAAGCCTATATATATCGGTGGGGATCCAATACCTCATCAGATACATGGTGACAGCAGTCTGTATGATTATGTCATTCCGGTTTCGGGATTTATAGGGGCTAGTCTCGCTGATCGCATACAGCCGTTCCAGATGATGTATAACCTTGCTATGAATCAGCTATACAATAACGCCGAGAAGGAGATCGGTAAGTTCTTCTTAGGCGACCTTGGATTCTTGCCTACTGAATATAAGGATATGATGGACAAGAAGGGTGCTTTAGCTACTTTCATGCAGATCGTGAAGTCCGTCTCGTTTATGGGCGTAGGTGGCAATGATACGAATAATCCTTACCAGAATCCGCAGATGAGTAGCATATATAATCAGTTTGGTGTATATGATCTTACTAATACGGATCAGATAAGATCCCGTATGGAAATGGCGTCTTACGCCTATATGATGGCTTATAGGATGATAGGAATATCCGAGCAGGCAATGGGTCAGTCAACTAGATACGAGAGTTCTACGGGCGTAAAACAGGGGGTTAACGCTACCATGTTACAGACCCAGACTTATTTTAATGATTTCGATGACTTCAAGAAGCGGACATTGGATATTCATCTAGCCGTGGCTCAAGTATGCCAGAAGGAAGGATACGATTGGACCGTGATGTACAGGAACAGCGATCTGTCCTTGGCTTACGTCAGTCTTACGGATAATAGCTTGTCGTTACGTCATCTTAATGTTATGGCTGTCTCTAATTCCAAGAAACGTCTGGAATTGGAGAATTTGAAGCAATATATATTACAAACGAATACTTTAGGCAATGACTTGCTTGATATCACTAGAATGATGAATGCCAACTCGACGGCTGAGATGAATCAGATAGGAAGGGATGCCAGATCTTACGCAGATCGTGTAAGACAGGAGGAGTACCAGAATCAACAACGACTTGTACAGCAAAAAGCCGAGGCCGATCAACAGGCCCGTAATGACGAGCATGAGAAGGAGAAGGAGCTGGCTTATATCAAGGGTAACTTCGATTTACGGGGTAAGAGCATAATGGCCGCCGGTCAAGCGGCTAGGACCGAGAACAACTCTGAAGGCATGGATTATGTCGAGGCTATGGCTGATAGGGCTTTAAGGGAAAGAGATCTTGATATCAAGGAAGAGGATATGAGAACCAGACAGGCTAACGCCGAGGCTGAGCGAAGATCTCGTGAGGAGATAGAGAAAAGGAAGTTGGAATTAAAAGAAAAGGAGATAGATGCTAGGAACAAACGTTCTGATACAGATAGGTTTACGTCAATAATAAACAAGAATTGATTACAAGTTTTGTAAATATTTTTACAAAATCTGTAATCATTTTGGCGTAAAATTCTGTCATATACTATAATGGGTTTGATTTAATTGGTAATTGGATTAATAATACTTTTGTAAAAAGCAAAAAAGGAAATTGTATGAATGACATGGGTGATTTCGCTAAGGGTTTTAAGACCATGAGTGTCGAGGAACTTTTTTACCGTGGTGACGGTGATGGCGATAAGAATAATATCGAGGGTAAATATGATAAGGATGGTAATCCTATAGGTGATACCAAGGAAGAGCCTGCCGATGGCGGAGCGGCTGACGGTGGCGGGGATAAGGGCGGCGACGCTACCAACCCAGACTCGGATTCCTTTGGCGAAGGCGGTACTGATAATAATAACGTGGTATCAGTGTTTAACGGGAAATCTTTCTTGGAAAAGATGGCCGCTAGAGGTATCATCGACAGTATCGATAACCTTGATATTATGGTAGATGATAAGCCAGTCGATCTTTCTACTATCACAAAAGAAGATGATTTACTTGATATAGTGGAGGGGTTGATCAAGGATAAGGCCGATGAGTTGTTGAAGGATAAGGTTGATACCGGTTCTATGTCTGACTTCATGAAGAAGATGATAGAGGTTGATAAGGCCGGGGGTAACGTAGGTCAGCTTCTAAACCAATATCAGAACATTCAGGCGCCGTTGGATAACCTTGATATGAGCAACAAGAATGATCAGCTTGCGGTTATCCAGCATTATTATAAGATGTTGGGTATGCCGGAAGACGAGATAAAGGATAATATGGAGATGATGATCGGCAAGGGCGATGAGTTTATTGAGTCCAAGGCCAATAAGTTCCATGATATCCTGAAAAAGGAGATGGATAACCTTATCGAGGAGGAGAAGAAAAAATCCGAGAAAAGGAAACAGGAGTTGATTGAGCAGATGAAGATCTATAAGAAAGGTCTTAAGACATCTATAAGCTCAGGATTCCAGTTGACTGACACTATGATAGGTAAGGCTGTCGATTTCGTTACCAAGCCGATAGACAATCAAGGTCATACGGCTATAGATAAAGCTTATTCGGAGGCTATCAAGAATCCGGACATGGCCGCTGATCTGGCTTTGTTCTTGATGAATAAGGACGAGTTCCTTAAACAGAAAACTAACAAGGTTAAGATGGAGGTCAATAAGAAGACCATCACTCTTCTTTCTGGCAATAAGGGAGGAAAGCAGAATAAAAATAATATCGATAATGATACTATAGAGGCTAACTTCCTTGATCTGAGTGGATCAAAGAGTGTATAACATTAAAAATAAATAGAAATGAATCCATTTTTGACAAAAAGTTTTCCGGCTACCGTGAATGGTGATAACGTTATTGCCTTCACCGATGCCAAGAACTATAAGACTTCGCTCGTAGAGCATAACTTAGGCTCATTGGCGAGCTGGTATTATGAGGATCCAGACAAGAATCATCTGGGTCTGTTGAATCTGTTCTCTAATATCGCTAATTACCCCGTTCCGATGTATATGGGTATGATTAATAACGGCGCTACGATCTCCGTTAACGGTATTGGAGCTTCTTTCCGTTATGATTTACCTGTTACAAAGACATTCGCTGTCGTTACGGCTGAGGATACTTCAGGTCATCATCTAAAACCGGGTATTGACGGTAGCTTGTTTGATATCGTTTTGAATACCTCTGAGTTTACGGCTTATGATGTCATTACCTATGACGCCGCTAACGGCTGTAATATCCTTATCTCAGGTGAGATCCCGTCTAAGACAGAAGGTGATTTGACACGTTATTGGGGTCGTGTTATCGGCGGAAAGGCTAAATACTTCCCTAAAGAGAAATTACGTCCGGGTATCCGTTACTGGAAGATCGGTCATGCTCTTGGAGAGTATAGCACCCAGTTCTCTAAGGTATCTGGAGCTGACAAGGCCGGTTCTATGACTTGTGAATTCCGTTTAGGAAACCACCGTGGTGTTGAGGGTGAGACAACTATGTACGCTGGTATGAAGTCCATGCAGGCCGCTCAGAATAGCACTTCAGAGTTCGTGGAGACCGCTCTTCGTCGTATGAATGCTATGAGAAGCGAGTATGAGGGCAATATTCCTGATTTGGCTATTATCGGTAGGACGGTTAATGGTAGGCTTGATTTACGTACGGCTAAGGTAGCGTCCACGCTGGAGGTATTCTGTATGGCTGAGTTGGTTAAGCTGGAAGCTAGACAGTTGATGTGGCAAGAAGGTGGTATTATTATGGATCAAAATGGTCCTATCCATTTGAATGAGGGTATCTACCGTCAGCTTCGCCGTGGTTACACTATCTACTATAGCCGTCCGATGGGTATTACTAAGGATACGCTTATGGCTGCCGCAGCTTATATTTTCCGTGGCCGTCAGGATCTTCCTATCACGGAACGTAAGATTAAGTTCAAGGTAGGAGCTATGGCTATGATTAACTTAGAGAAGTTGATCAGGGAATCGTTCTTCACTACCTTGCAGAACTTAAGCTGGGGTATGGGAAGCGATCGTATGTTGCCTTCTAACCCTATTTCCGGTACTAACGACGCCATGATCTTAGGTCCGGTTCAGGTTAAGGGAGCTTTCATCCCGGGCATCGGTAATGTTGAGTTCGAGCACGATCCTTCTTTGGATTACGCTGACATGACAGATCGTAGCGAGTTAGTGAATGGCATGTATCCTAGATCCTCTTATTCTTGTATTATCGAGAATATAACTGACGCTGGATCAACTAACGCGTATTCCGCTATTCCTAATACGGCTAACGCTAAGTTAGGTAATATGAATAATAACGTATTCTATATCAAACCAGAAGGTGTAAGTATGTGGTGGGGTTATGAGTACGGTCGTTGGGCACACAAAGCTAACGGTAATGAGATCGTATCATCCTTGCCGGGCATGAAAGAGCAATTCTGGTGCCACTCAGCTTCAGCGGCTTGGGTTATGGATAACAGTAAGTTCTTGATTATCGAGCTTCAACCGAACTACTTCGGCTAAGTTTTTTCATATATGTAATTTGGTTTTTAGAGGGGAGGGTGTCCTCTCCTCTTTTTTTAAAGTAACGCAAAAAAAGGAAATGAAAGAAATTTTAAAATCAAGGAAGGTATTGGCCGAGGTAAACGGTTTCAATATCATGTCAGATACCTTATATGAGGTTGTAGGCAAACACGATGGAAGTGCTCCTCAGGCCTTTCAAGACGCTAATATAGCTAAAGCTCCGTTCCCGGAGAACGCCACTCACGTATGTTGCCCTTGGGATGATTTCTCCAAGGCCTATAACACCGGTTTTTATCCAAGATCAAGATGCTATAATGGTCTTGACAAGAATGAGATCGACAGGCTCGTCAAACAGCGGGTAGATAATATCATGAAGCCTTTCGAGGAAATGTCGCAGATGGATCTATCTCAAACCAATTTAGAATTTTGGGATGACGCTAAGGATAAGATCTTCATGGGTAAGGTTTATAATACGGCTAATACCGTAGATCTATTTTATTTATATCTGGCTGTATTTTCCGGCATGTTGACTCCTCAGGAAATGGATGGCGATCCTGTCTTCATGAACTCCATGTTCTGTTTCGTGGAGAAAGACAATATGAAGGATTTCGTTCAGCAGCGTGAGATCAATAAGATGAACATCAGCTATAAGTTTATCAGCGCCCTTAAGAAAGGCGGCGACGATCGTCAGGCTGTCATCGATCTTCTTCTTTACATCGGTATCGTAACTCGCCCGGATTTCACGGAGGATGAGTATTATACAGGATCTCTATCAAACTGGATGAATGAGAAGAAGACCAATGTTGATTATCTGCTTGATATCTGGGATCGGTCATTGGAAGGTGATTTCAAGGAAGTTCTTGAGTTTTACCGTATCGTAAACGTCCTTCAACGAAATGGTCGTATCAATATGACTCCATCCGGATTACAATATAATGGCCAGATCATAGGACCTGACGTTCGGACATCCGCTGAGTTCTTGGCTACCAAGAAAGACTTTATTAACATAAAGGCTAATGTATTGGATGAGTATGAGGAGATCATGTCTATGTCTAATATCGATGATAAGTCCAAGACCAAGAAGGTTAAGGATATTAAGAAGAAGGATGACGTAGAGGAGGGTGATAAGGTTAAGGAGGAATAGCGATGACAATCCAAGAAGCGTATCTAAGGTCTTTACAGAAGAACGAGCAGAATCTGGCCAATGGTGGGATTAAGCTGGATCCGGGAAGGTTCGTGTTGTTGTTCAACGAGGCCCAAGACCGGTTGGTTAAGTACTATCTAAATAGGAAGGATGACGAGACTATACGCTCCATCCAAAACCTTCTTGTTTATTGGATGTCGTTGGATAATGCGGGTAGGATGGATGACCCTGAGTCTACGTCCTTTAACTTACCTGACGACTATCTATGGTTCTCTAACATAAAAGGCGTTTTCTCGTACAAAGGGTGCGAGGCCACTGATTTCGTTATGTGGGAGGCTAAGAACGAAAACATCCATGAGCTTCTTGGAGACGAGAATAACCGCCCTTCTTACGACTATCGGGAGACATTCTATTCCATAGGGAACGGGAAGGTCGTGGTCTACGAGTCAGGCTTCCGTACCGAGGAGGTTAAGATGACGTATTACCGCCGTCCTGTCAGGGTAGACCTGTCGGGGTATATCAACGCCGCCGGTATCCAATCCACGGACATCGACCCGGAGCTGCCCGATCCTTTGGTGGAGGAGATTCTGGATATGGTAGCTAAACAATTCAACCTTAATGAGAATGAATTGTATAGATATAGAATGGATAAGGATAATGTGGCTTCTTTTAAATAAACAACATTAGTTTGATAGAAAGACCTGCCTAGAAATAGGTGGGTCTTTTTTTTTATTTCATGGTATGTGTGTTTTTGTTTTTTTATTTCTATATTTGCATAATATTTAATTGTGTAAAATATTATGATATGATTTCAAGTAGTAAAATTTTATTCGGTGTACCTATTAGATGTGATGAAGAAACATCATTTATGTCTTTGACTGACTTACAAGAGGCTTATTTAAGAAAGAGGATCGTAGAAGGATGGAGTGATAAGAGGATAGAGGGAATTTTATCCAATAGGAATAGTTCTGAGCGTATATATTATGTTATAAAAGACAAGTATATAAGAGGTATATCTTTATCAAGTTTTATTAACGACGTAAACAACACATCTCTTGTCAAGACATTAAAATCGCTTGGAGTATATAAATCTACTGGTAGAGGATCTAATAGGTTGGTTATGTGTACTAAAGAGATATGGATGATGGTCGCTATGGAATTACACCCATCTATATATAATGAATGCATAAAAATGTTTGGAAGCTCGGATATAAGCAATGATGCTATTATATATATAAGGGGAGGAAACGAGTATAGCGATATGTATAGGTATCTGTCTTCATTTTTTAGCTCCGATGATATTGAGAGAATAATTTTTGCTATAAATAAGACTGTTACCGGTGAATGTGATAAGTTTTTATACACCAAGCAAGAATCGGAAAGGATTGTTTGTATTCAAAAGGATATATGCAAGTTTATAAAAATGGGTATATTCGAATCTGCCGATGATATAATTGATGTATTGGTAAACGATGTAGATGATTATAATGATCGTATTATATTCACCTATTTGGCTATTGACGGTTTAAGTAAGGATATTAAAATAGGTAAGACGTTCAATGTTAAGAAGAGAGAGCGGGGGTTAAGATGTGCTAATCCAAGATTAAGTATCATAGCTTGTGTAAAAGGTGATATAGAGAAATGTTTGCATGATAAGTTTTCCGGCAAGAGGATTTCAGGAGAGTGGTTTTCATTGTCATCTAATGATGTTGATAATATTATAAATGAATATGGATTTGTTTTAATAGAGTAGCTTTACAAAAAATGTAATCCGTATTAATATTTATATACTCATGGCTGTACTTTATTGTCGTGATCGTCTTTATTATTATGTTTGTGTTAGGTAAATGATTTTTAAACTAAAATATTGATAATATGTTGCACAGACCGCAAGACCGGGTACTTTTCGTATCCCCACATGCTAAGATGGTGGATGTCGATTCCATCTTCTTGAAGGAAGGACAGATCGGTATTTACGATACTAAAGATACTTCCGAGAACGGTTGTAAGGCCGTGATTGATTTTACCGGTAAGCCTCGTAACGACAAGCGTTATGAGATCCGTATCGGTCGTAATGAACAAGCGGCTTCCCGCTCTATCTATGATAAGGATTTTTCCACGCCGTTATTCTCCTTGAACGAGATCACGGAGATCTACGCTTCTTGGCCGAAGAAAGATCATGCTTATGTCGATGATGTTATCTTAGGATACAATGGTGTTTCTGATGACACGGCATTCTCAGTCTCCAAAGGAGACCGTATCGCTATCCGCTTGGTTCTCGCCGGTCGTGCCTTTGAGCTTCTTGGCTATGAGGAGGGTCGTGTAGAGATCAATGACGCTATCCTTTTGGATGATTGTGATAATACTCCAAATCAATGCGAGGAGTGCGATCCTTGCGAGGAGGTTGATTTGTTGCCAGCCGTCCTGAAATGTATCGAGAGGATGAAGAACCAGCCTATCGCTGGTGGTGGTAAGGTATCTGATTATATTGATATCACTCCGGTTACAAGATGTACTAACGAGGCTACGGAGCCTGAGACGGAGGACGTGAACTTCTATTGTATGGAGGTTTGCGATACTGGTGATGACCTGGCCTTGGCTGAGGTTCGTGCCCAGTACCCGGGATTGAAGATCGTTCGTGAGAGCATCAACGGCAGCATGTCACGTTATAAGGTGATGAAGAAAGGGGCTAAGCCTAATGACTATACTCAACGTCTGATCTCTATCATGAAAGGATGCGAGGAATGCCCGCCTAGCTATACTGAGGTTAAGGGCGGATACCTGTATTCCATTTCATTGGAGGATGACGGCGTTGATATGTCTACTACGGTAGAGTCTTTACCTAATGTGGTAGCTGATACGGTTAATAAGATGAGCCAGATCAAGGGATCAGGTTTGTATATTGCCGCTACTTCCAAGAAATTGACGGATGAGGAGATCTCTACTTTCGTGGAGGCTAATCCTACGGCTATTATCTACTATGTGGCTAAGACATCCGATATGTGCGAGAATCCTACGGTTCGTACCGCTTCATGGTCAGCTTGTGGTTCTTGCAAGGTATCCACCGAGAAGTATTATATCACGATCCCGGATGATGAGTGCGGAAACAGTGCTTTGGAGGAAATCAAACAGGCTTTCCCGGAACTGGAGATCACTGACTACGGTACTCCTGCGGCTTGCCAGCATAGCTTCCAGACAACGGTATATACCAATATGTTGTGCGATGAGTGCGACAAGGTATTTGAAGGATTCTTCACCAGCAATGCTCCGGCTTCCTATCGTAATCGTATGTGGAAGAAATTGGAATCGGCTCAAGAGCTTGGCACTAACTGCAAGTGCGGTATCCGTTTCCGTGGCAAGGAAATGTTACTGTCTCCATCAGAGTGCTTGATGGATCAAATGACTTATATCGAGGATAGCGTAGAGATCGTTGGAGCTAGCGGAGGTTATCCTGATTCTCTTGACGAGGGATCCCCCATTTGGTGGGATCAGCTTCACTTCGAGAGATTATCCAGTAAGGCTCCTCGTACCCACGTAGGAGGTAATATGATGGATGATGAGTTGAAAGGATATGCTCACTTCAATGGATTCCCGAAACATCAGGATTTCATGGGGCGGACGTTCATGAACGAATATAGCCGTGTAGAGCAAACGGCTCAGTACGTTGACTTCCAGATTACGCTCAACCCTCATAGATACGCTCAGGGATTCGGAAAGGTTATCGCTGATGATCCTATCAACTTGATCTTACGTGTACGTTATGGCGCTCATGAGGGCGTTCAGGAGATGATTAATATGATCGGTGCTGCTGCTGGTCTTGGTCCAGCTATCGTAACCGAGCCGAAATAATTTGACCTTTTTTGCGTTCATATAGTTTCTAAAGGGGAGAGATTCATTTCTCTTCCCTTTTTTGTTATCTTTGAGGCAGTAGAATTAAAATATGATATTATGTCTGCGATAAATGAGTATTTAAAGAGACTTGCTTCCATCTTCGGTAGCATGGGTTTCTCCGTTCCGCCAGATGACTTCTCGGGTGTTGTCATAGACGGAAAGACGTATCCGGTCATGATGAGGAATGACGGGTGTTACGTGTACTTCGATGATAAAGGAGTAAAGAGACTTGTAAGCGAGGTCCCTAAAAAGGACTATCAGTTCATTAACATCAAGGACGCCCGTGTGTCGATCGTCAACCAATGTTATCGTACTCCGGGAGGTCAGGTAGAGGCTCGTATCCATACCTATATGAATAATAAGGGTGAGATATTGGCCGAGAAGATATTTATCATCAACTCTTCAGATGTTGATACGCCTATTGGTACGGAATTGGATAAGATCCCTGCCGAGTGGGTGGCTATAGATTGTAGTATAGCGGAGATGACCGATCGGGAGTTGATATTCGTAAGTAAATGTTATGCCACGGAAGGAGGCAAGGTCCAGATAGAGGGCGTAGAGTCGGTTGATCCCCGCCTGAACCCGGAGGTGTCTCATTATGAGGTGGTGAATACTACTGACGATAGTAACCCTATTGGAACGAAGTATAATGCCATACCTGATACGTGGAGGCGTATAGTATGTGATTTTCCGGACATGACCCAAAGGGAGATAATACCGGTGCTTAAATGCTTTGATACCGGGACCGGAAGGGTACAGATAGAGGGGTATAAGATATTTGATTACGAGATGGGTACCAGAAAGGAATGGTATCGCGTCAAGCAAAGTACCGATCCTGAGAATCCGGTAGGTGAGTTTATCACCAGCATAAGCGATGACTGGGTTGAGGTCGTTTGTGACTTCACGGATATGGAGGATCGTGATATTGAGGTAACTATAGAATGTTATAAGACACCGGCCGGTAAGGTGAAGCTGGAGGTTCTTACGTCATGGGACGGGAATATAGGAGTTAGGGATAAGAGTTATAAAGTCCTGGAGACTACCGATCCGTCACAACCTGAGGGCGCCAGCTTCAGTTCCTTGCCAGACACTTGGATAAGGGTAGTCTGTGATTTTGACGATATGGAGGAGAGAGATATCAAATCCTATATAGAGTGTTATGACAGCGGTAGCGGAAACGTTAAACTTCGAAGGATGGTGTCGTATGACTCCAAGATAAAGGCCAGATACACACGTTTCGAGGTAGTGGACTCCGATAACGCAGACTTTGTCCCAGGAGCCGCCCTAGCTACCCTCCCCGACGGATTCTCTTTGGTTCCTTGTGATTTCGTTGACTTTGAGGATAGAATGCTTCAGTCAAGGAAAGAATGCTATAATACAGATAAAGGTCGTGTACAGGTATTAAGAATAACGTCTTATGATGGAGATATAGATATAAGGGGCGCTGTTTATGTCGTTACACGATCTGAGAACCCCGATATTATCGTGGATAGGATATATAATGCCATACCTGGAGGATGGGATCGCATGGTGTGCGAGATGGAGGATATGGAGGATCGTGATATCGAGTCTTTCGTGGAATGTTATGATAGCGGTGAGGGTAATGTCAAGGTAAGGAGAGTCGTGTCTTATGATGCCAAGGCAAACGAGCGCCACGTCCGCTACGAGGTACTGGATTCGGATAACGGCGGTTTCACCCCGGGACAGCGGATATCCACCCTGCCTACCGGATGGTCTTTGGTGTCTTGTGATTTCACGGATATGGAAGACAGAATGCCTATTGATATCGAGGAATGTTATAGGACATCAGCCGGAAGCGTACGCATGAGACATGTGGTGTCTTATGACGGTGATCTTGGGAAAAGAAACCAGTTCTGGGAGATTGTGGACTCGTCTGATAATAAGTATGGGCTAGGAAATAGGATAAATAATATCCCTGCGGATTTTATCCGTGAAAGGTGTGCTCTAGAAAGGTTGGATGATCGTATTACCAGAAATGCGGTAGAATGTTACTCGACACCTGGAGGATCGGTAAGGATTAAATCCACTTACATTATCAACCCTTTAAATCATATTAGGTCGTATAATCATCATGTATTGAGTTCTACAGATAATGATATCCATGTTGGTACTCAATATGTCTCTTTGCCATCTAATTTCGCCCGTATCGAGTGCGAGGAGCCGGATTACATGGATCGGCTTATAGATACTACCGAGACCTGTTATGATACCGGCAATGGTACGGTAAAGATCAGGAGACAGGAGTCGTTGAACGGAAATCTGGATGTAAAGACTTTCGACTATAAGATCGTTGAGTCTACCGACCCAGATCATCCTATCAATACTACCCCTACACAGACGGTTATTAACGGCTGGACGGTCATCAGTTGTGATCTTAATATCATGGATGTAGATGATTGTTATGAGATCGGTGGTCATAAGATGCATTTGAAGGGATTCAGGACAGTCAATCCGGCATTGCAGGATATTAAGTCCAAGTTATACGTCGTATATTCCGATCATCCTGATTATAATGTAGGTGATGAGCTTACCTCCATACCTGATGGGGCTAAGGTCACGATATGCGATTACGCTGATAAAAGCCAAAGACATATGGTTCCGGTGCGAGAGTGCTATGAGGTGGCCGATGGCCGGTTCTATGTGGAGGGGAGCCGGTTGGTTGATAACGATATGGTGGTGGAGCGGACGTCGTTGATGGTGATGGAGTCATCCTCTCCTACCTACCCGGTGGGGACTACGCTGACCGCCATTCCTGTTGGCGCTACTATCGTGGCTTGTTTATGTCAAACCTGTTAATATCAAGGTCATGGTTAAGGTATGTAATGATTATTATATGATTGACGCCCTAGCCGGCGGTGAGGTCATAAGGAAAAGGAAATATCGTCGTGAGAATACGATGATCGGATATAAGTGGTATGATTATAATGGGGTCGAGGTTACTGACCCCATTGAGATATCACGTCTTGACGGATTGGCTACTAAGCATCAACGTGTAGATGAGGCTTATGATGATCATGCCATTTTCATGTCGTCAACCAATTACGTTAACAGCGTTTCCGGTATACCTATGGATAAGCATATGGTTGTCGTTGAATGGAGGCCGGATAGCGAGCAGGGTTTTGTAACCATGGCTCATGATGAGGGTCTTGACGGGGATAGCTATTATATAGTTATTATCAATACCGGAGATAAACAGGCTACGATCTACACCCCCGTAGATCCTGAGGATCCAAAGGATGGGACTTCCCGCGCGGTTGATGGCGATAACGTCTCTGTTGGTGGATCATATGTCTCTATATCCCCCAAGCAAGTAGAGAGGATAAGGGTTACTTTCCGTGATGGTAAATGGTATTATGAGTTAGTCACAAAGACATATCCTAGTAATACTGGAGGCATTAAGATCGGGGATGTTGATTTTGTGACGTTCAGATATTTATGGGAATCAAGTTCCGGAAGGGACTTGGACACGATGACGGAAGCCCTTAATTCTAATGTTCCCACCATAGATAATCTTGCTGTAGGTTGGTCTGGCCCCGGAAATGGAGATAGCTCTGTTAGAGAAGTTCTTAAATGGGGTGGTGATAATACCGGTTCTGGTAAGGAATGTGTTTGGATGTCGGTGAAGGATTTAAGGGCTAAATATTATGATATCCTACCTGAAGAGACGTATTTCATGGCCTACGCTACATGGTTTGGATCTAAAGGTACGGGTAAATGTTCTTTTGAGCTTGTGGGTTACAATGGCGGTACTATGAGCCAAGACGGATATAATTTCATCAATACCGGTGGATCTGTGGTGTATCAAAATACGTATGATTTTGTTTGTCATACCAGCAAAGGCTCATCTACGTATAAGACATCCTACGAGAAGGTGGCTCGTGTTACCTACAATAAGCTCACTAACGAGGTTTATATGTCCATCGGCGATGCTATAGATCAGGAGGATAATTATGATAAGCTGGAGCGGGAGATCAATAATATAAAGGAAAGACTTAGCGATGTCGAGAGCGAGTTGGCTGTCGTAAGACGTATAGCCGAGGGCAAGAACACGGCGTATATCTTTGATACGGTCGATGCCATGAATGAGTGGCTGGCGGTTCCGGAGAACACGGCTAAGCTCCGTGTGGGGGACAGCTTCTGGATCAGGGAGCAGGATGTGCCTGATTATTGGTGGGATGGAGCTCAGGCTTTAGAGCAGGAAGGTCCGAAGGTGGATTTGTCTCCTTATTATACGAAAGATGAGATTAATAATATTGTTGATGATATCAACCAGAAGATAGAGGATAAGAGTACGTCGATCATCTTTGATACCTATATCCAGATGAAGTCTTTTGTGGATGATCCTACCAATGCCGACAAGCTTAAGGAAGGTACCATCTTGTTGATACGAGAGAAAAACGTACCTGATTATTATTACGATGGAGCTGGGATAGTCAAGATGGAGGCTGACGTAGAGCAATGTCTTTATATTACTTTAGCTAATAAGCCTACGGAAAGCACTGTAAGTTATACCCAAGATCGGGAGGTGACTAATTTCGCTCCGGGTGCTATAGCTAGATGGGTTGACGCTGACGGCAATGACGTGTTTTATAAGCTTGTTGAGATAGTAGGTGGTAAGGCTAAGTGGATTACCCTTATCGATACTAAATACGGTAATGTGACGCTACAGAGCACTTACGACAAGAATTATGAGATCGTAAATATCGTATCTGGGTCTAGGTTACAGGCTATAAATAGCGAGAAGAATGATATCAAGTTCGTTAATAGCGCTACGGGTAACGTGACTGTCGTGTTGAATGGTACTGTATCAGGGGGAGCCAAGAAGCTGGTGAGTATGCTGGCGGTGAACGAGGTAGTCTTGACCCCCGGAGCGGCGGTGTCGTTTACCCGGAACGGCGATGAGTTCGTGCTCACGGAGTTGTTTGGCGTTACTATCTTCCCGGATCTGGCGGATGCCAACCGTGAGGGAGAATGGGTGATGAGCGTAGGAGTAACCGGTAAACCTATCCTTATGGAGGTGAAGGAGATGCGTAAGTGGGATGAGAGTATAACTAAGGAGCTTACTATAGATGAGCTTAATGAGAAGTTCCCTAACGTGGATATCGGATTCGCTGTCGTATGCAAGACCATCAACAAGGTATATGAGATGGTTAACGGGTATAAGGAATGGGTGTCTTATGATATAATATCAATAAATTAAGAGTATGGCTTTTTTAGCAGGATACGATACGGTAGCGTCCTATGTCACGTTTATAGTAAATGAGGACAGGTTCCCTTGTTATGATGGTAAGGGCGCTGATTATATACCCGATCCGATAATATCAGCGGATGCTTTTAATCGCAGTCTTAGGTTCTCGACAAGAAAGCCAGGATTCGTGGACGTTGATTGGGGGGACGGGACAAAGGATCAATATCCTTTAGTTAAGGTATCTGGTGGTTCTTATAGGATTGTATTCAGGTCTCTTGACATTGAGTATAAGAAGAATCCGGATGATACCGTATGGTGGTATAAGAAAGAGGATGGTTCACAATACATACCGGTTCCCCCACATAAATATAGCGATATCAGGCGTAGAGAGGTTACGATGAGGTTCTCTAACGTAATCGATGGGGAATTTAATATGGATGGTATTGTCCTTCATGAGTTCCCTATAACTAATCTTCCTGATATAACTTATTTTGCTGTGGTTAGATCCGTTTTAAAAAATGGCGATATCCCATATGACAGGATAAGCAAGAGCGTTAATCTTCGTAATATACAGATGGGGTCTTTTTCTCATCCTGGTGTTTGGGATAATTGGCCGGAAGGTTTTTTAAATATGAAAAATCTGAGGTATTTCGGATGTAACGATGTTTTTAATTTCGGGGATGATCCTGATTCTAATTGGAGAAGGTTCTCTGAATGGAAGAATCTTACTGAATTTAACTTCAACTGGTGTAACATCCCTTCTTATGATCCGGCTTTTAATTCTATTCCGGCTGTGAATATAAGTATTATAAGCGATAGGAATAATATACCTGTATTTGATGAGGTGGATAAGGTAGGGGATGATAAGGCGGGCGTTACTTTTATGGGTAATGGTAGCTCATGGAAACAAGATCTGGTAGGAGGGAAGTTAAATAAGATCCATAATATGTATTGTTCTTCAAGTACGGTGCCGGTAGACGATCTTCCGGATTACTTGTATGAGATAAGGGAATTTAGGATATGGAATTTGCGTGATGGTGGTAGATTTATAAATACGCAGGAGAGGGCTGATACGTTCGTTAACACGTTTTATGATAAGATGATGTCCTGGGATTATATAACGATGTCTCAGGTGGCTTCTGACGGTAACAGGAATCAGTTTTATAAACTTACCTTAGATTTATATGCTGCCGTAGCTCCTACTAATAAGAGACCGTCTGGCGTTTATCAGGCTCCTAATGGGTTTGTCAAGGGGGTTAGTAATGGTAATCCTACGACGCCTATGGAGAAGGTGTATGTGCTTACCAACAACTACGGGCAGACATGGGTCTTGGCCCCTGCCCCGGCTTCTAAGGCTGCCCTTACGAGGGCACGGCGGGCGGGGAAGACCAGGATCACCCCGTTCGTTCTTGGCGTAAAGGATGGGCATGTATCCGTGTTCAGCGGAGATGTTTTAGATGAAAGCATGTCCAAGTACAGTTTTGCCGATAAATACGAGGCTATAGATATATGTAGTAATCTAGGGCTTGATAGTTCACCTGTTGTCGAGTATTTTAGAAGAATAGAGGAGGGAGAGGTATGAAGTTGATATGTAAGGATACGAATAAAGGGTCTATAACCTTTTTTACTAAGGGTAAATACGCTTTTAGGGGCGTTAACAGGAATGATACTACTGATGATGTTCCTGATCCTATATTGGATGGTAATAATTATAATGAGACTATAGGATTTTATTCCAATGCTCCCGGCATGTGCGAGGTTGATTGGGGAGATGGGAATAAAGAGCAATTCCCTTTTGTAAAGGCTAGGAGTGGATCTATATATGGTCAATATAGGTTGATGTTCAGGAGAAGGGATATAAGTTATCGTAAGAATCCCGACAGTCACCCATGGTGGTTTTATAAGGATGACGGGAGTGAGTATATCCCTGTCCCCAATCATACTTATGATGATGGCATGGATAAGGAGCGTGTGATATCCATGTCTTTTACCAATGATGTTACGATGATGGAATCCTATAGGATTATGATGGTAGGTTTCCCTATACTTGATATGCCTAGCCTTATCAATATAATTATAAGTATTCCTGGGGATCGTACCATAACAGATATACCAAAGGATAGGATAATGAGATCGGTAAATATAGAGCGTATAACATTAAGTGAGTTTGGTGTGGATACGTTGACGTCCATCCCGGAGGATTGGAATAGACTAACTAAATTGAAAGGTCTGATTTTGGACAATTCTATTGACTTTAGTGATACCGAAGCTTCCAATATAAGGAAATTCCCTTCCATGTGGCCTAATTTGGAGATATTGCATTTAGCTGGTGGAAGGGTAAGGTTATATCCTAAGGAATGGTTATCATTCAATAATTTAAAAGAATTGTATTTAAGTCCTGGTTATGCCACATCATCATTTGATCCTAATACATGTCCGGCTATGGATGAGGTGGATAAGATAAATTCTAGTTTAAATATTTTCAGTCATATAAATAGATGGTATGGGCCTGTCGTGAGTTGGCATCCGTATATGAGCGGTAAGGGATTGGAAAACATTAAGCGTATCGACGCCTCACACAGTTATGGTAATATAGATGTAAGTAATCTCCCGGATTATATATATGAGATGAGGTCTATGAATAGCTTTGATATGTATCTAAGCTTGTTAACCCAAGGCCGATGTGATACGTTTATATCGACATTATATGAGAAGGTGATGGGATTTGATTATCTCACTATGTCTTCCTCTGCTTCCGATGGCAAAAGAAATCAGTTTTATGGATTGTATCTAAGTATGTATTTAGCTTCCAGTCCTGGTGATAAAAGACCTAGTGGCGTATTACAGGCTCCCTCTGGTTTTATAAAGGGTCAGTCTAATGGCTCTCCGTCGACTCCTATGGAGATGGTTTATGTGCTTATGAATAATTATGGATGGAGGTTTAGTATGGCGCCAGAGGCTTCGGTGTTAAGGTCAATACGGTCTTCTGATATTGACACGAGGTCGTATAAGCCATATAAGCTTATCGTATTTGACGATGGGCGTACCTTTGTAGGCAATGGAGATGTTTTAGCTCATGATACGGATAAGGTATTATCGTTTGGGGGTCAACCAGAAGGGGAGTATTTGTGTGATTCTATGGGATTGGACAGGAATGTTATTGTAGAATATTTTAACAAGATAGGTAATTCTCGCGAATAATACATAATTCATGCAAACCATAAAACATTTGCATCGCATTATGTATAATAGCTAAAAGCTATTCCGATTATTAGCCTAAGCCTTGAGACAAAGGCTACGTTATTTGAGAATACATAGTTACCAAGGGATGTTTGCCCAAGCCCCTTGCTCTAAGGCAAGTGATTAAACAATGGTTGTATTCGGGCCATAGTGTCGCTTGCATCAAAACCTCAAAATAACATTGGCGATGGGTACTAACAGGGTTTTACTCTGACTTATGTTGAATAAACATTGAATTAGTTTGTGAAATGGTGTATGTACAGGACATAGATGGTAGTCCTTTAATGCCAACAACAAGGCATGGGAAGGTAAGAAGGTTGCTTAAATCAAAGAAAGCAACCGTAGTGAATCTTTGCCCTTTTACGATCAGGCTTTTGTATGATACAACCGGTTACAAGCAAGAGATTACGTTAGGCGTTGACGCAGGTACAAAACACGTTGGTTTGTCAGCAACAACGAAAAGCAAGGAACTTTACGCAAGTGAGGTTATTCTGAGAAGTGATGTTGTTGATCTTCTATCAACAAGAAGAGAGTTAAGGAGGGCTAGAAGGTATAGATTGAGATATAGGAAGCCAAGATTCAATAATAGAGTAAAATATAAGAAGGATAAATGGATAGCTCCATCAATCCGGCAGAAGATTGATTCTCATATTAGAATTATCGGTTTTGTATATTCTATACTACCTGTCTCAAAACTGATTATTGAGGTTGCTCAATTTGATACTCAAAAGATCAAGAATCCAGAGATATCGGGTAAGGAGTATCAGGAAGGTGAGCAATTAGGATTTTGGAATATAAGGGAATATATCCTTGCAAGAGACGGGCATAAATGCCAGTATTGTAAGGGTAAGTCAAAAGATCCTATTCTTAATATCCATCATATTGAGTCAAGGAAGACAGGAGGAGATTCACCTTCAAATTTGATTACTTTGTGTGAGACTTGTCATAAGGAATTTCATAAAGGAAATATCAAATTGAAAGTAAGCAGAGGCAAGTCACTTCGTGACGCAGCCGTCATGGGTATCATGAAATGGAAGTTGTACGAGGAGCTGAGATCCAGATATGACAACGTTTCGATGACGTTCGGTTATATCACGAAATACAATCGGATTAAATATGGAATTGAAAAATCCCATATCTCTGATGCTTTCGTTATTTCTAAGAATTTCAATGCTTTAATGTTAGAATATCATTACAAGGTAAGGTTGATTAGAAGACATAATCGTCAAATCCACAAACAAAAGGTTTTAAAAGGAGGGGTTAAAAAGCCGAATCAATCTTCTTTTGAGGTTTTTGGTTTTCGTTTGTTTGACAGGGTTATGTTTGAAGGCAATTATTACTTCATATTTGGAAGACGCAAATCGGGTAGTTTCAATATCCGTGATATTGACGGTGGTAATCAACGGGATATTACGTACAAAAAGTTGAAATTATTAAGATGTAAACGTTTTATGATACAAAAAGAAACAAATTGACTAATTTAAATGAAAATATAGACATGGCTAAGACATTATATAAATACGAGGCATCATCCAACAAGTTCGTGTGGTTCACCACATGGGATAGGGCACTTAGAAATTATTATACCGATGATTATAATTATGTACCTGATCCTGTCGTTGGTAATCCTTATAATACGTTTGTCGAGTTTAGATCCAGAAAGCCCGGTATGGCTAATGTGGATTGGGGGGATGGAATAAAGGAGCAGTTTCCTATGACCAAGGTTCAAGGGGAGGATAATTATCGTATTATATTCCGTTCTTTAGCGATACAACATAAGAAAAATCCCAATACTACGTGGTGGTTCAGGAAGGAGGATGGATCGCAATATGTACCTGTGGATAATCATGCTTACGCTGATGGGAGGAGGGATGTACAACGGGCTGTGTCGATAGATTTTACTTGTGATATTTATTATGCCAATATCCAAGTTTGCAAGATGACATCTTTCCCGATTGTGGATATACCAGGACTTGAGTTTTTGATCGTATCCCATACGCTGTATGTTAATGACGGTATACCTGTAGACAAGTTGTCAAGATCCAAAAAGTTAATTTATATCGATCTTCAAAATATAGGGCAAAGAATGACCGTAATTCCTGAGGCTATAACCAGCAAGACAGAGGTATATTATTTAAATATGTTTAATATGCTTGATCTTAGGGATATAGAATCTAGCGGAATAAGGAATATAAAGAATATGAAAAATCTTCAAACCCTTGAATTGTCTTCATGTTATTTGGATAGGTATATAAAGGAGTTTAATGATCTTCCTAAATTAACTTCGTTGAAAATAAATCCTGGCCCTTCTGATATGTGGAATTATTTTGATATAAATACCCTTCCTTTTTTCGAGGTAGATAAGATAAATCCTAATATTACTGATTTTTATTTTTTAAATGACTGGGTAAGTGGAGAAAGGAGGACGGGTTGGAATGATGATAATATGTCTGGAAGGGGATTGGAACATCTTACTAGTTTCATTGCAAATCATAGCAATAGTCTTAGAATGGATAAGCTTCCGGATTATATTTATGAGATGAGGGCTATTACATGGTTTAACGTGAATTGTTCTACTCATAGCCAGCAACGAACAGATGATTTCGTGGATTCTTTTTATAAACTGGTTACGGAATGGGATCAGATAACCATGACATCGGTAGCTAATGACGGAAAGAGGAATCAGTTCTATGGTCTTTCGGTAAGCATGTATACTGCTACTTATCCAACCGAAAACCAGCGTCCTTCCGGCACGGAGCAGGCCCCAGAGGGATTCGTGAAAGGCTCGTCCAACGGGTCTCCCGCTACACCTATGGAGAAGATATATGTGCTAAAAAATAACTACGCCCAGAGATGGACGATTAAACCAGAATAATATTATGAATATCAATATTTTAAAATTAAATTGGGGGGGGGGTAAAATCCTATTTGCTTTATGATGAGAAGAAGAATGTTACCCAAAAGGAAGATAATAGAGGTATTCGAGGAACTGTCCCCTCAGGATAGTGGATCTTGGACGGTTCCTGATGGGTGCTATGAGGTTGAGTTCGCTTTGGTTGCAGGAGGTCTTGATGGGGGATATTCTGATGTATATAATGCTGGCAGTGGTGGTAACGGAGGCGAGGTGGTAAACGGAAGTAAGTCCGTGAGTCCTGGTACCACGTATGAAGTAGTTGTTGGAGATGTAGGTCAAGATAGTATATTTGGTACACACCGTGCTATTGCCGGTAGAGGTGGAGCTGGTGGGTATGGTGTTAAAGGAGATTTACATGACCCGGATGTTGGAGGGAAAGGGTTGGATGGTTTATTTGTTTTTAACAATAAGTACCCTGATCGCTATCCATATCCTATGGGTGCCGGAGGAGGAGGAGGAGCTTATATAAGAGGATGGAACATGGGCTTTTATTCCGGAGGTAAAGGAGGAAATTACGGAGGAGGCGATGGAGCTGGGGCAGAAGATACATCAGGTATTGTTATAAACGGCAAAAAAGGAGGAGACTCCACTTATTATGGAGGTGGTGGAGGAGGAGCCTCAAAAGCGGTTAAAAGTGGAGCTTTGAATGGTCTTGGAGGATCAGGATATCGTGGCATTGTTATTTTACATTATTTTAAAAATGGATGATATGGATAGAAATGGTATTATAAAAGAATTAGGCTCGTATTTTGATATAGTGGAATTGGTATGCCCCCATACATACAATAAGTGGAAGGACAGATCGTGGCAGTTTCTCGATACCGCCTTTCTTCATAACCTTCTTATATTGCGTAGGGATATAATCAAACAGCCTATGTATTGTAATAACTGGGATAAGCAAGGACAGTTTTCCCAGCGTGGTCTTAGATGCAACATGTGCCAGATCGTCAAGGATAAGAAGGATGTTTATCTATCCGCTCATGTGTTGGGTAAGGCTGGGGATTTCGATGTCAAGTCAATGACGGCGGAACAGGCCAGAGGCTTGATTTTGGATCATCAGGATATGCTTCCATATCCTTTTAGGCTTGAGGGTAAGGTGAATTGGTTGCATTTTGATAGTCTTGACACGAGGAACGGTATACACGCCGTGGTGTTTTAGGTACTTAATGGTATAGTAGTTAACTTTGCGAGTAGGGTATAAAATGAAAGACAAAGACATGATAGAGCGAGTGGGGGCTTTGTGGAATATTGCGCTTGCGTATGGTGCCTCTTGTTGGGCTTATTTCCAGCCGGTACACCATTTATTGACCGTATTACTTATAGTATTAATAGCGAATTTCTTGGCTAGGTTAGCGCAAAGCATAAGGGGCTGGAAGCTCCGACGGAGTCGTAGAAGAAGGTTTAGTTTTAAGAGATGGTTTAGGGAGGTCAGGTTTACTGATATTCTTAAGGAGTTCGCTTTGTCCTGTTTTATAGTAATGACATTATGTGTTATATATAAGACGTTATACCCGATCGAGGAGGAGGCTAGCATGATACTTACCGTTACCAAATATGGGGTGTATATAGCCCTTGTTGGATATGTGATGCTTTTCTTGAATACGATAGGGGATGCTTTTGCTGACGCTTATCTGGTTAAGGTGTTCAAGGCTGTATTCAATAGGATAAACGTATTCAAGATGTTTGGCTTCTCTAAAAACATACCTGATGAGACGTTTGACGATATAAAGAAAATTGCGGATGATGAGGTTAAGGATAAGTCTTAGGGCTGTTTTTTGTTTAGGTCTGTCGCTATCCCTGTCCTCTTGCGGAAGCAGGAGGCAGGTTAGCGACACGTCTATAGATAATCGTTTGATAAGCAGGATAGAGACGATGATAGATGAGGTCATGGACCGGAAGATCGTAGAGATCAGGACATCTGATCTTAATGCTGATATTGTCATAACTGAGAGGAAATTCGATACTACGAAGGAGGTGGATCCATCCACTGGGGAGCGACCCGTGTCCTCCCAGACGGACGCTCATATCGTCATCGGCCGGCGGGATAGCACGGTGACGACTGATTCCCTTGGCGTTGATAAGACGATCACTGGTATTGAGGATATTGATAAGAAGACAGACATCAAGCATAAGGATATAGACGATAAGGAGGAATCAAGGTGGCCGATGGCTATTATCTTTATGTCGATCTTAGGTATATTGGTTGTATTATTCGTGTTGTTGAAAAGATTCGGATTGATAAAATAATAGGTGTACAAGAAACCCCATACACCTATTGGTTATCACCCCAGAAAAGAATTGCAAATATGAGGTCAGTCTCGGATTCGAACCGAGGTATATGGTTTTGCAGACCACCGACTAAACCTACTCATCCAACCGACCGTATCGCGAATATATAATTTTGTCTTTAATCAAACAACCTCTTTGACCATATTTTTACTCAACTAGAATATCCCTTAAAGAGAATCCCTTATCTAGTATACTGTTTGAGGAAATGTCTTTTCAAGGTCTACACTTATTGACACCAAAAGGAAATGTGGCGGCTCCGTGAGGCAGGGCAGGAGGTATCCCCACACGGCCAGCCAGGAGCGGAGCGACTCGTAGCCCACCTCCCTTTTCTCCTTGGCATTTCACGCTTTAGCGCAGAAAAGAAGTAAGCATATCAATGCATTAACGTATGATGTAGATAGTATTTTGTCGATCAAAGATCCGTCGATAACATAAGTAGATGTCAAAAATATACCAAACTAAATCATTGATATATACTATTATTAAGATCTTAGATTTTTAATTTACTACAGATTATTGAGTTAATGTAATTAAATTATATACTTTAGATAATAACAAAGCGTTAGCTAACTCTTTTTAGTTAACCAACTTATGATATAAATAAAGAAAATCTTTATAATGATATTCCCTTCTTGGAAGGGCAAAAGTTCCTTATATCACATGTCACAAAATAGACAACTGTATTTATAAAAGAGGGTGGATAAATAAATGTATCTCTTTTCTTAACTATCCTCACGATAGTCTCCCTACGCAATGTCCAAGTTGGATTTCGACCATAGCGATCGCCGTAAAAAGCCGTGATCATAAACAAAAAAAATGAGTACTTTCACAAGCACTCATTTTGAAATGACAAAGTTTTTAGTACCTTTGTACTATACTAAAAAAATAACATATGGCAAATTTAACATTAATATTCGACCAATTCGTATCTTCCTCAGAAAAAAAGAGGGTGTCAGAAGAAAATAGAGCCTTGAGGAGGGATTCCGGCAAGGTCATCCTACCTTATTTGCTTAATGACAATGCTAATCCTTGTTGCGACAACCCTAGGATAAAGCGTCAATCATCATCCAAGTCGGAGATACTTGAGAAGCCGATATCGGAGACACTGATAGGCATTCTTATCATATGCCTTGACCCTATAAGGTTTAGGTCGCTGGGTATCCAATACAACATCAAGTGGTTTTATTACTTTGTGAATGAAGTAGTTAATTACTATATCAAGCATCATCGTCTTGGTGGTGATAATCTAGCTTATCAGATAAAGTTAGTTAGGTGGCTTTTGATCAGTTATGTTAACGTGGCTGTTGTTCACGGTTATTATGCTATGGTAAGGAAGGCGAAGAAGGAGCATCCTGACCTTTTTGTACATAGTAACAAGGCGAGGTATTATTATTGGGACAATTGCCCTCCTAAGCATCGCAAGCTAGAGGATGAGCGAAATGTAAATAATCCGACCTATAAGGCCCATGAGTGCAACAGAAAGCGCTCCGAGGACATCAAACGTGTTGTTTATGACTCCATGGATTCGATCAGGAAACGTGACCTTAAGGATTTTGTGTCTTCCAAAAATAATGGGGTGAGCATTTATTTTAAGGAAAAGGTTCAGAACAAGGTCAGGAAGAAAGGCTTTGGTAATGTAAGCATCAAGACCATAGAGAGGGCTATAAAGAGCTATTTAGATGATAGCGGTGTCACTTTCTCTGAGTTCGTCGATGGGGTGAGGAAGTTGGATAGGAAGATAAAGGAAGTCAAGTCCGCTTTTGGCAAGGCTAAAAGGATTAAGATCTTTGGCGTCAAGGCTTATGATTATGTGTCTGGAGATGAGATAGTTGATGAGTTTGGTATGGCCGCGTTGTCTGATGATGTGTGGATTCCTGATAATAGCACACCGTTCCTTGACGATTATATTGAATCGCAGTATTTGTCTAACAATTTTAATTTTTAATATTATGGTTAATATAAAATCACATGACTTTTATACGGTGTTTGATGATAAGAAGCAACTTTTTAAAGTATCATCATTATTTGATTCTTTAGATGAATCTGAAGACATAGTAAAAGATTTGATGGATTCTGGCACATTCATGTATGTTGTTGACGAACGACTGTCTATGATATGGGTGGATATATTTATGATGATAGAGCTTCTTGGGGAATATGATGGTGGGGATGTTAAGGATTTGGCTATTAAATGCTCTTCTCTCTATTTGAAAGATAAGGTGATGCGTTTAATTGTCGATTATGTCAATTGCGATTCTGATGATTATGATGATAGCGTTGATCCTATATTGAGTTATTGTAGCAATCTTATTCATAGTGGTGATGGGAATATTGATTATCTGCCATTGTCCGACATGGCAAGTTTGAATGTAGGAAATTATATGTCAGATGACATGTTGAAGCTATTTGATATTGCCAAGGAAGACAATCGCATAATATCTATATTGTTTGTTTTGTTAAGTAGACCGTATGTTGACGATTATGGTTTTTTTACTCTTACTGATTTGCTTTCTATGATGATTGATAAAGGTTTTATTGGTGATCGTGATGATATAGTGAATGCCTTAGGCTTATCTTAAAGTAGGTTTATTGTATTGGTATGACCCTATTTTGTATCTTTGCTTAAAAGTAGTAAAGATGAATCAGATAAATATCATACCTAAGATAATCCATGATAAGTTCGCCGCTAGGATTATTATGGATGATTACGATATAGAAAAACCTATCGTAATTACTGTCGTGGCCAGACGTAATGATGGCGAGTATAATACCCAGATATTGACATATCCTACATCTGGCGTTGATTATGATGGTAATGTAAGGATGGTGTTTTTCGATGTCGCTAGGTCTCATGTTTGCCAGATAACATCGGTGTTTATCAACGGTCATGAGGTCAAGACATATTATACCGATGTCCCGGACCTTGATATGCAGGCTCGTTATGACGATAGCTTGTGCCGGTACGATAAGAAGGTTAATATGAATGATATTAGGCTGTCGTTTCAGGTGCTAGAGACACGTGATCCTAAGGTGCTTCAGGTATTGGATGAGTCCGAGTGGGGGCTGCTGGAGGATAGGAAGGCGATCATCGAGATCACTACGCCGGGCATGTCCGACCCCGTTACGTTGTTCCTTGGCAAGAATCAGGTCAATACCTTTACTAGCCTAACATTAGGTCTCAATTGCTTTAATTACGATGATTGTAATGTCAAGTACCTTGATCTACCTGATGGTATATATGATATCAAGATCATAGGCAGCCCTTCTACTTACAATTTCAGTCGCAAGTATCTTAAGACGGATCTTATACGCAGACGTCTTGATCGGCTATGGATTAAGACTGATGTCTTATGCGAGGATATGGATAAGGACCTTATAGGCAAGATACAGGAGATGGAGACACTTATGGCCGTAGCCGAGGCGAATGTCAGGTTGGATAACATAAGGGCCGCTCATGAGATCATAGACCGTGTAGGCGAGCTTCTTGAGATGGCTACCAATTGCGTGGATTGTTGAATAAAAAAATATAGTTATGGGCTGTAATACTTGTAAGGAAAAGGCGTTAAGGGCCGAGAGAGAAAGGATTGAGAGAAGTATGATGAATCATTCTTCTACCGTTGTTAGTGATAGGGAATATGTTTCTAGAAGCACCGCTGGATGTATGGTTATGCAAGATCCGTTGCAGACCATGGAGCGTGACGTGGTTAGTATATATAAGCAAGTTCGTACCAAGGGTGATGGCGTTGGCGTATCTTATCTTAATATGCAGAAAAAGATCCGTGAGTGGATCAAGAACCTGCCATATGGATGCCCGCCTGACGAGGAGGTACAGGAAATGAGAAAGGAGATTCTCGATGGGCGCTCAGAGTATATTAAGCCTTGATAGATCGGATCTATGTAAGGCCGTGGATGAATGGCTGTCTTGTCAATGGAGTGGATACATGAGGTATCATAGGTACAGGATCGGGAATAAGCCTGATGTATCTTATTGGGGCAAGATAATTCGTCTGCAAAGATCATTATGCGATAATGATTGCGGGTTATGCCCGGATGAGGTAAGATCGTTAAAGGAACGTATTAACAAATTGTTGGCATGAGAAAGTATAATTGTTCACATATAACCCCGTCCACTTGCGTGCCTTACGAGGGTGATCTCCCAGAGTGGTCAAAGCATAAGGACTCTGATGAGTGCGTTATGATTTCTGACGTGATAGAGGAGATATATGACGAGCTTACCCGCATCAGGGAGGCTATAGACGTTCGGGATCTCGGCGAGTCTTGCGTGAAGGTAAGTGGCGATAAGACCGTGGCTAAGGTGCTTTATGCGCTGGAAGATAAGATTTGTAATGGATGATAAGCCAATGGAGAAAAATCAACATTGGTGATAATCAGATGTATAGATATTTGTTTATAGGATGTTGATGGATATTAAGTTTTTGTAAATCAAATATCCAATTTATAAGTAGTCTTCTAAATAAGTAGGTTAGATAGATACTCTTGTAAGTTGTAAAGTATCTTTATGTGTTGGATATAAAAAATAGCCAATTGATTTGTCATAGACGATTCAATTGGCTATTTTTGTATGTCCATCATATCTCACGATGTAATGGACATAGGTTATTTATTATGAGTGCAAATATAATTATTTCCAATGATTCTACGAAGGCCAGTAGTGGAATTTTGGCGTCCAAATCCAACGAAAAAGGATTATCTACAATATTTAGCTACAACGGTTGTGATATAACTTTCAAAACAGAGAACGGTATTACTTATGTGAATGCTACCGAAATGGCAAAACCGTTTAGAAAAAGACCAAATGATTATTTATCGCTATCTTCTGTAAATGAGTTAATTAATGCCATTACCAGAAAATATGGTAATGCTGATTTTCAGCCTGTTACGATTATCAGGGGTACGGTTAATCCTGGCACATGGATGTGCGAGGATCTGGCTCTGGATTTCGCCCAGTGGCTTAGCGTTGATTTTAGGTTGTGGTGTTTGGATAGGATTAAAGAGCTTCTCACTACAGGCAAATGCGTGATTCCTGATTTTAATGATCCTCCCGCCGCTGCTGAGGCTTGGGCTAAGGAATATCGTGGCAGGGTGGCCGCCGAGAAGCTGGCATTAGAGGAGAAGGCCAAAGCCGAGGAGATGGCTAAGGTTCTTGAGTCGAAGAAAGAGGATATAAAATTTTCAGAGTCGTTTATCATGTCTGGAGAATCAGATTTGCTGGTAAGGGATTTAGCCAAGAAGCTTGAGCAGAACGATATAATTATAAGCGATAAATGTTTACGAGATTTTCTTGTTAAGATAAAGATAATAGTCAAAAGGGTTAAGGTTAATGGAGATTGGGAGATTACGGCTAATGCTGTAAGGAAAGAGTTTGCTCATTATCGTGATAAGAATATATGCACCGAATCTGGTAAGGTTATATATGCTAGGACTATTTACATAACAGGCAAGGGATATAAATACATATTGTCATCTATAAATGGTAGCAAGAAAAGTGATTTCATATTGTGTGGAGGTATGTTTAGGGACTATGGGGTGTTCGCCGGATCGGAGTCGTTTAATCACTGGGATAATTAATTCCATTTTTGCCCAAAAATTGATAATCAGGTAACTGCGTATTTGCATTTACGGTTATGTGTCTCATATCGGTAAAATATTTATCTTTGTGACAAAGTGGATTACGATGATATATGGAAATAAAGAAATAGTACGGACGTTCACCAGAAACAACCCGCCTGCCGGGTACTTGGGCGGCTCTGTTGACTACCGGGTTCCGGCCGATGTTTATTTTGGCGATACGCAGGAGGAGGCTGACAGCAAGGCTGAGGATGATATTAAAGCCAACGGTCAGGACTACGCCAACACATATGCCGACATAATACCGTCCGTATGGTATAATGATCAGGTATGCGATGAGTTTATCAAGAACAATTGCGTAAGCGGTAAGGGATCCAAGGAGCAGGTATGCATAGAGGAAGGCAGGTTTGTCTCTTATGTATCCAAGAAAGATGCCAATGATAAGGCTAGGGTGGAGCTTGGACGGATCGGGCAGGGGGAGGCCAACTCCGTCGGGGCTTGCTGCGAGGACTGGACCTCACAGCCTCTTCGTGGCTTATTTTATAAGAACGATTGCGAGGCTGGCAAATCAGGCAAGGAAGGTATTGTATATGAATTACCAGCTGGAGCTGTCATATCCGATATCTCCCAGATAGACGCCGATACGTTAGCCTATAGGAAGTTCATGAAAGAAGGTCAGGAGAAGGCTAACGCAGAGGGTAGTTGCTCTCCTGTATTCTATAATACGAAGATCGGTGATTGGTTCGAGAAGATATGTCCGTTCGGATATAAGTCCGGTAAGGTATATTATTCTATCAAAGCCAACAGGTTTAGGTCTTGGATATCGGTTGAGGATGCCAACGCCAAGGCTCGTGAGGTCTTGATGGTAGAGGGACAGGAGTACGCTGATCTTAATCTTGAGTGCGAGAAATGGATTGAGAATATTGATCAAGAGGATCAATGTTATTGGTGATGATGCGCGTTTAGTTTTCCATAATAGTTGATTTAGTGTTTGGAGGGGATTGTATATCTCCTCCATTTTTTGTATATATATCAATGGTGATAAGTTTATATACTGCAATACAGTTGTTTGTATGTTGAATATGTTTTATATTTGCATACCTATCTATTCATCTCGAACCGATAGGTATTATGTTTAATTTAAAATATTGTTCAAAGTTATGAAAAGTCGGGTTGAAATCAAATCTTCTGATAGGAGATTGATGGGCGTTGTTATACCTGCGCTCAGTGATAATGGTTTTGTTAACATCACTTTAGCTATGAAGGTCTTGTCTGATGATAGGCTTAAAAAGGGTTTATCCCCTAAGAAGCTTAATGATATTATTAAGTATGATGGCTTTCAGGAGAAATGTAGGGAAATAATTAGTAGACTGGAAAACAGGGATTTATGTAAGCGGATAAATATCAGCCTACAAAACAAGACCCTAAATCTTAGTGATTTAAACAAAATGGGATTGGCGTGCAGAAAGGGAAAGGGGGATGGACAGATGTGGTATATGAACCCATACCTTTTCCTTGTGGTGGCTATGGAAATGAGTCCTGAGGTTTGCGCCGATGTCGTAATGTGGTTTGTTGATAATATCGTAGGGGTAAGAAATGCAGCTGGTGACGCTTATATAGAGATGTGCAGCAGTGTATCTTCGCTTATAAGCGATAAGAGCAATTTAAAGGAATCGCTATCAAGAATTGCTAAGGGTATAAATTTTGTTGTTTTTGGCGTACATGAGGAAGGGATAAGAAATAGGGCTTCCTTCGAGGAGTTGGATATGATAGTATCAATAGAAAGAAATATATCTTATGCTATTAAGGCTGGATATATAAAAGACTATGATGGCGTTATAAACGATTTGGGAAGGCAGTGGAAAGACAGATGGGGTAATCCTGTTCTTAAATTGAAGTCCTGATCTTATCTTGTTGTTATGGTTTATGGGTATAGGGGATGCGAATGACGTATCCCTTATATTGTTTAATAACGTATGTTGTCTTGTTTCCAAACCAAATAAGTATCTTTGCTAAAAACATTAATATTATTAATATGTGTAATACAGGTGGTTGTTGTCATGATCATTCGAGGGAGCGTCCTGAAGAATGCTGTCATGGTGTTAAGATAGACAAGTTTCTTAACAAATGCCCCGAGGATCCTTGTGATCCTTGCGATCGGGATTGTCAGGACGAGCCTTGTGTTGGCTATGGATGTCCTATAGTTTTATATGATAAATGCGTCTTATACTCAGGTGATGAGTTGGTGGTGGATGGTATAGAGAAAGGTACTGATATCTCTGTCGTTGTAGACTCATTGAGGCGTATTATAGCGTCTAGGGATAAGCAGATAGATTTATACCATCGTGAGGTTCTGGATTTGAAGAAAATTATAAACGAGCTTGTCAACGCCGGTAATGGTGGCGGTGATAATGGTGCAGAAGAGGAGGTATGGTAACAATGAATGGTTGTAACAAGAAACAATACAGGCCTACTGTAGACGATACGAAAGTACCGTGCTCTACGTACATGAGCACCGACTGTGTTTATCCAGGAGACAAGGTACGTGTGGAGTCATTGGGATTATCTCCCAGTTGCGATATGTCTGATGTCCTTAACGCTATGATAAAGGCTATACGGGACAGGGATGCTGAGATACTTGAATTAAGGAGAATGATTAATAAATTGATTTGATATGAGGAATAACTGTAATCCATGTAAGCCGGAATATAGACCGGGGAATGAATGTAGTATCTACAGTTCCCAGATCATATATGATGGTCAGTCTTTTCCTGAGGCAGATATCAGGAACGGAGATGGCATGAATAGCGTAATCGAGTCTCTGGTAAGGAAGCTGGTTGCCGTATCTGGAGCAACGGCGTCCATCCAAAGGGATTCGTTTAAGGGAGTGCAGGCCGTAAGGTTAAGATACGAGCCTCTGAATGTTCTTAGCGTGACCTACTGCGGTACTATCGTACCTAACGACGGGTATGTCGTTTCTGGTAGATCCATTAAGTTCAAGAAAAGGTATTGCATGGGCGATGAGTTCGCTGATGTTAATATCGTATATACTACATTGAATAGTAATATTTTAAATACTTCATGCTATGGCTAAGAGAGTGTATGATACGGTCTTGGCTTCCGAGTGTGACGGTTGGGTATGTGGTGAGACACTTAAGAAAGGGTCTGTCCCAGCAGACAGGTTGGAGCTTGATTCTTTTTCAGAGGCCGTCAGGGAGCTTATAGAGCGTTTTTTCGAGGAGGGATGGTTGCCGGACATGATCTGCGATCTTGGTTGTGGTGGCGCCAGCGTGTTTGAGATTAAGCCTACTAACTTCGAGTATCCTCCTGAGGGCGGTGAGCAGATTCTGGAGATTATCGTAGGCAAGAGTGATAAATGGACTATAACTCAAGCGGAATGATATGAATAATTTAAAAGATATTCTTGCTAAGATCGAGCAAGGCTCCTCATGGGTGTCCTACGACAAGATTTCCGGTACCGGTCCCGACAAGGTGGCGATCAAGGTAGAGTCGGGATGGATGGGTAGGTTGCCTAGGGAGACTTACGTAGCGGTCGAGAAAGGCAAGGTAACGAAACTCGCTACCATAACCCAGAAGGGTATGGAGCGGGTGAGCGTGGATCCGGCCAATATCATGTTTGACATGGAGGGCGGGACGGCGGTCATCAACGCCAAGCTTAACTCCGCCTCGGTCAAGGCCTCCTGCCTTACTCTTGGTGGTTCGGTAAGTAAATGCTATATGGTGTCTATGAACGTCAACGGGCTATCCGTTAAGATACCTGACGAGGATAGCAGATACGTGGTGTACGCCGATCCTGAGGATCCGGGAGCCACTGACCTGTATGACGCTAGCTTCGTTATAGCCATGCCTAAGAACATGGATAACGAGGAGCATCATGAGATGTTTGTCTTGAATGGCAAGGTTGTTAATATCAATCAACAGCCTAATGATATACCTTATATTATACTTGATCATGACTTTGATAACGTGACTAGTGAGAACGGTCAGGTCGTTATCGATATCAAGTCCAATACCGAGTATGATATTGAACTGGTATGTTGCACTTGTGGCGATGGCAGCGAGGAGCCGGAACCGGAACCACCCTTTAACGTGGATCCGCAAAGGTTGACGCTTAATAAGGATGGTGATACCCAGATCGTGAGGGTAGAGGCCGGAGATAATGTTTCATGGAGAATAGAGGAGGATTGACATGGCAAGGGAAGTAGATAAGAATTGCGTTGAGGGTAATTGCTTTGCCATTAACGACAAGAGCCATGGGGTAGGCGATAATAAGCTTAACATCGTATACAAGGCTAATTACACCGGTCAGATCTGTACGGCTAAGTTCCGTATAACGTCAAAGGACGGTAGTGTTGTTAAGGAGTATATGATAGCCCAAGATGCCAAGCCCGTTTATTATAATATCAAGATGGTTCAGCCGTTTACCAAGGATGACTGTCTAGCCAACCAGCACGGTTCGGTTGTCTTGTATGTGGTTGAGGAACGGACGTACAAGTCGTTTATCTCACAGGAGGACGCTGACGCTAAGGCTATGGAGGATATAGCTCTTAACGGACAGAAGTACGCTAATGAGCATGGTGAGTGTATAACTGACATCTGGTATAACGAGGAACAAAGGAAAACCTTTATCCGTAACAATTGTGATAAGTTTAGTGACGGTCAGGAATATGTTTACATCGTTCCTGAGGGTAAGTACGTGTCTTCTATCTCTCAAGAGGACGCCGACAGGAAGGCTCTTGAGGATATTGAAAAGAATGGTCAACAACAAGCTAATCTGGAAGGTGAGTGTAAGCCTAAGGAGAATATCTATTATGGTAAGTTTAGCAAGACCTTTACCCGTAACAATTGCGACTCCACTCAATACGGAACGGAGGTTGTTGTTAACGAGACTATGGTAGAAGGCGACTTCAGGTCTATCGTCTCTCAGGAGGAGGCTAATAAGTTAGCCCAAGCCGCTGTAGAGGCTCAGGGTCAGGATATAGCTAATATCAAGGGTAATTGTGAGAAGATACCGGTATTTACCGGATCGTATTCTAAGGTATTCCAGAGAACTAATTGTCCTGAAGGTTCTACGCCTGTTGACTTTACCGTGGATGAGAAGATGTGTACCGGCTATCCGTTCACTTCTACAGTATCACAGGATGCCGCCAATAAGCTGGCGCAGGACGCTGTTGAGGCGCAAGGTCAGGCTATCACCAATGAGCGTGGCGATTGTCAGACTAACGTCTACTATAACGTTAGGATGGAGAAGACAGTCACGAGAAATAATTGTGATGAGTTCCATATCGGTCAACCTTATACTTATGTTGTAGCCGCCGGTAAGTACTTCTCTATTATCTCGCAGGAGGACGCCGACAATAAGGCCAAGGCCGATCTTGAGGCTAACGCCCAACAACAGGCTAACCTTGAAGGTGAGTGTAAGGAGAAGACCGTATATCATGGTAAATACAGTAAGGAATTTACCCGTAACAATTGTGACGAGACCCAGTATGGTACTAAGGTTGTTGTAGACGAGACTATGGTGACAGGAGACTTTAGATCTACCGTATCTCAGGAGGACGCTAATAACAAGGCTAAGGCCGCTGTTGAGGCTCAAGGCCAGGATGTGGCTAACGTGAAAGGTAAGTGTGAGAAGGTTCCTGTATATACCGGTACTTATACACGTACGTTTACCCGTAACAATTGTGGTACTGGTGCTGGTGGCACTTATACGGTAAACGATAGGATGGTTGATGGTTATCCATTTACTTCCACCGTGTCTCAAGAGGATGCCAACAGCAAGGCTAAGGCTGCCGTTGACGCCCAAGGACAGGCTCTTGCCAATATCCACGCCCTTTGTACGTATACCGGCCGTGCTTCCTTGGAGTTCACGAGAAACAACTGTGGTGAGTGCAAGATCGGATCTAAGGTGACGATCACTCAAGATATGGTAGAAGGACACCCATTCCAGTCCAACGACTCGCAGACCGCCGCTGACGCTATGGCCATGACCGCAGTACAAGCTCAAGGGCAGGCTTTGGCTAATACCAAGGGTACTTGCTCTAACGCCACTATGTATACCGGTAAGGCCAGCTTCGAGTTCACGAAGAGCAATTGTGGCGCTAATCAGGTAGGAGATCCGTTCACTGTAACTCAGGATATGGTAGATGGCCATCCGTTCCAGTCTTGCGTATCTCAGGATGAGGCTAATTTAGTGGCTATGGCCGCTGTAATGAATCAAGGCCAGAAGATAGCCGATGAGCAAGGCACTTGTCATGAGGCTCCTAAGTACACCGGTCATTATAGCGAGGCGTTTGAGAAGAATAATTGTCCGTCTGGTCTCATCCCGTCTTCAGTTACCGTTACTGAGGCTGACGTGACCGGAGGTCCGTTCTACTCATACGAGAGCCAGTTCGCCGCCGATGAGCTTGCCAAGGCCGCTGTCAAGGCGCAAGGTCAGGCTATAGCCAACGATCGTGGTACTTGCGACGAACTGAAGATATATGTAGGTAATTATAGCAAGGAGTTCACTCCTAAGTGTCCTACTTGTCAGTATGCAGATCCTATCACCGTAACCCCGGATCTTATGGGTCAGTTCTTTACCTCAACCCGTTCTCAGGAAGAGGCAGACGCTTTGGCTAAGGCCTATATCGACAGAATGGGTCAGGCGTTCGTCAACAAGAACTATGATGATACGTGCCATACGAAGACCGAGCAACCGGTATGGGAGACTATAGAGACCGTATGTAAGGACTGTATCTCTCAATTACATCAACGTAATACCAATACCTGTTATACTGATCCTGATAATCAAGAGCGGTATATAGCTGGTGGTAATAATACATGTTTCTGGTTTGGTACGGCATCCAAGGCCTTTACCCGTCAATGTGCGGATGGTGGAGTTGGAAGCTCTGTTACCGTAACTCAGAATGATGTTACGGATCCAAGTCCTAGCTCTGATGGTAAGTTTAAGTCATGTGTATCCCAAGCTGACGCTAACGCCAAGGCATTGGCCGCCGTGAACTCTCAGGGTCAGGCCGTGGCTAACTCGAAGGGTACTTGTACGTGGACAGGAAGCTATACCGGACAGGTTAGGAAGAACAATTGCGCTGACGGCGGCGTGGGCGACATGGTATCCGTAAGTAGCAGCAAGCTTCCGGGACACCCGTACACCTCCACCGTTTCCTTGGCTGACGCCAACAAGAAGGCTGAGAACGCGGTTCGTGGATCTGATGGTCAGGCTTACGCCAATAAGAATGGAGGATGTACATGGACTTACGTGGCAAGCCGTGACTTCTATAGGAACAATTGCGCCGGAAGCGGGGTTGGTCAGAGAATAACAGTGACCTCTACGCAGGTTAACGGCGGTACGCCTATCACCAGCAAGGTTTCTTTGGCTGATGCCAGAAGCAAGGCCGAGCAGATCTTAGACCAGAAGGGACAGGATTACGCTAACCAACATGGAACTTGTGTATGGACCGGTACTGGAAGCGCTACATTTTATAAGGATAATTGTGGTACATGTAAACATGGTGTCGCTCTATCCGTTCCTTATAGCGCCTTAGGATTGTCAGCGTTGACATCTACCGTATCTCAGGCGGATGCCGACAGCAAGGTTCAAAACGCTTTCAAGAATGATACGGCGACTAAGACCGCCGCTCAAGCTTACGCTAATAAGAATGGTGATTGCGCCGATGACGATGATACCCCATCTTATGATGATTGGAGTTACTATTGTAGTGGATGCGATTATCGTAGGAGTAGGAATCAGACCAATCCTTGCTCTTCAGCCCCAAATCAAGATGAGTTGGTTGAGTCCGATTCTAGATCTTGTGGATGCGGGTGTGATAATACATATCATATGGATAATAGCAGGTGTAATAATGGTAATAGCGAGGAGCATTATTCTAGCGAGTGCGATCCTACAGGATATTGGCAGAATGGTGGTAAACATTGCTGTAATCCACATGACTACACTGTCTATACCAATGAGGTATGTAAGGGATGTTCGGGCGAATGCGGTGATATATGTGTTCCTGATAGCCCTATTAAGGTGGTTAGCGCTGGTGAATTTTGTGCTTCTTCATCGAATCTGGCTAGTGAACAAGCTTATAACAAGTATAAAGAGTACAAGGATGCATTACAAAATTTAGTTGATGCTAGGATATGTCCTTCTAAGGTTGGCAATGATGACCGATGGGGAAATGTCAAGGCTACGAACTGTCCTAGCAACTGTACTCCTAAGACTATCAGTTATAAGCAAATCGCTGGTAAATATGAGGCTTGTACCAAGGACGAGGCAAATAGGATAGCCGACAATAACCTACAATCCGATGGTATCTCTTACGCTAATGGCTTGGCGCAGGCGGATAGATGCGATTGTCCACAAAATTGGAGTGCCAACGTGGTAGACTACAGTGAAAGCGGAAGTTGTATTAACTTTACTGTGGAATACAGTAATCCGTGTAGTTCCAGCAAAACCATAACAGTGACAGGAGGAGCGGAAGCGAATACCTCCACGGGTATGGAGATGACCACTAGTACTACGGTTACGATAGGTACTGGTAGTGGATCTACTAGTGGTAGAATGTGTTTTCAAGCGGGCATAAGACCAGGAACGGCGCATGCGGCTTGTACCACAGGTGGACAATGCTGATAATGTATATACAATAAAAAGGAGAGGTTAGTTAGCCTCTCCTTTTTATTATATATCAGACTCTTAACATTGACCACCAGCTCTTCCACTTATATTGATAGAATTACATGGATATCCACGATCAAAAGATATCGTGGCCTTTTTAGTGCCTGATCCAGTAGGTATAGTTACTGTCGTACTCCCGATAGTAGTCCCTGAGCTTGAGGCTGTTACCGTCAAACTCTTCTGCGTAGTACATTCATTACTATACGTAATCTCGACCTCTACTCTTAGCGCTGAAGTGCCCGAAGGAGCGCCATTGCAAGGATCACCATCGGCATAAGCGTTGGCTGACCAATTCTTCGTTGGCTCCACGCAATCGCATCTATCCGCCTGCGCCAAGCCATTAGCGTAAGAGATACCGTCTGACTTGATGTGAATTTAGCTTATTCAATGCGTATTGTTTATCTATTAATTAAAATCATTAATATTGTATCGTTAATATTAATACATTAAGTTATGGCTTGCAATAAGAAAAAGAAAATGGCTAATGGAGGCAAGGTCTCCGAGAAAAAGAAACCTCAACTGAAATGTGGAGGCAAGGTTAAGAAAAAGAAGTAATAACCGGAGGGGTATATCCCCTCCTCAGTATTTAGCATATGAAAAATTCAGAATTTGTATCTAGAATCATAAATGATATGAACTCCATCAATAAGGACGCTCATGTCAGTAGGAGATGGATATTATCCATAGGAAGACAAAAGGCAAGATCATATATAGCCCAGAAGTATGCTGATGGAACCTTGTTCGGCGAGGAATCACTGTATACTCATATCAATTGCATGGAGATGGAGAGGGTTCGGAAAATTGATTGTTGTTTTGATGAGTTTAAACTATGCAGGATACTTATGAGATCCAAGAAAAGATTGCCCGATATGATATATACCCGTATAGGTCCGGCTATCATCAAAGTATCAAATATCATGGATGATATTATATTTACCTCCATATCGTTAAGAAAATACGCTAACAACAAGGAACGTAAATACGGGAATATAGATCAATACTATTATTATGTCAATGATGGATATATCTATATACCAGATATTAACATAGAGGCTATAAATGTTGATCTTATAACTCTCGACAGAAAAGCGGCGTTAGAGCTAGGGGGATGTGGAGCTGAAAAAGATAAGCCATGTACATCTCAATGGGATTATGATTTCATATGCCCAGACAAACTTCTTGAATATGTGGTTTCCGAAACATTAAGGGAAACTGTAACCAAATTGCAGATCCCTACGGATGAGAACCCGGATATGGATATTAATAAGAAAACACAAAAAATTCAATAACATGAATCTAATAAGATCAATAATCAATTTCTTTGGTTTCAATGACGCCATAGTTGACGGTATAGGCGAAAGAGGGATGAGAGACAGCTCTATTATAAGATATAATTAGGTGCACGATATGTATGACAAGATTATAAAAGATCTGGGAGATATGTCGGCTTACGTATCCAAGGGTTATATCTATGATAAGATAAAGGAAAGAACAGGATTAAGTACCAGACATATTAGTAGGATATTAAATCATACTAAGAGAAAAGATCTTAGGTTTATATAAAAAGGAGAGGATAATCAACCTCTCCTTTTTGTTTTTAACAGCCTCCACCTTGACTTGGATTAGATACATACATGCTTGTAGCATTGCTAACACAATCACTTCCGCCTGATATCGTTCCCGATCCGGATGGTATGGTGACTGTTTTAGTGGTAGAGAAATATTCTACATCTCCAGATGGTTCAGATCTAGTATAATACACATCAAATGATGCTGTTTTAGATTTACCACATGGATTATCATAGCTTACGGATATACTTAAGCATTGTCCATTAAAACTTCCGCTAGCGTAAGCGCTCCATGTTTCGAGGCAATCGCATCTATCCGCCTGCGCCAAGCCATTAGCGTAAGAGATACCATCGGATTGTAGGTTATTGTCGGCTATCCTATTTGCCTCGTCCTTGGTGCAGGCGGTGTATTTTTGTGTATAAATTTCTTGTATTAGGATGAAATCGTTATATTTGTGATATGAAAACAAAGTCATTTAAAATACTTGATCAGTACTTTCTCCGTTTTTATAGATCTATTATGTCTAAGAACGGCAAGAGAAGGAAACATACGATTGTGGACAAGAATGATATTCTCGAATGTCAGTCCTTGATATGGAAGGTCATACGTGATAAGTATCTGGATAATGAGGGTGGGGTTTATATAAACAACATCGGTTATCTGTGCCATAAGATCAATCCTAATCGTAAGATATATCTAAATAAGCTTACCGGTACTATTAACAGACGTGGAACTGGTGGATATTCTTATGTCCATACGTGTATTGATTTTATGCCTCGGAACAAGTATTTCCATCTCTATATTTCTCCGGCGTTGAATAAGGAGTGTAGATTGGCTATGGAATCAGGTAGGAGGTATAAGTTCTTGTACCGGGAGGTTGAGTCGGAGAGTAAGGTATTTGGAGTTAAATGGGTTTACAAGCTGTAGAAGTTTTTTGTGATCCAGTTAGCCCGTGAGGGTAGACTGGATTTTTTTTGTATCACGGATTCAAATACATATCTTTGTGCAAAAGACTTGAATATGACTATAAAAGGGTTGTTGGCCGAGATCAAGGCCGATTTACATAAATACGATGATAGCGGGGCTATAGATACCTCGTCTGTTTATAGGTGGGCTGAGATCGCCTTGAAAAGGTTCGGGGGTGTTATAGCGGTCATGTCCGAGGCGGTTGTCAAGACCAGTAATAAACAGGCGGTATTGCCTTCCGATTTTTTCGACATGCTTGACGCCTATAGGTGTGAGCCTCTTGTCTGTGAGATTCCGGGCGGCGACAAGGCTAAGGCTGACCTCCAACACGAGATCGGCTGGGTCGAGCGCACCGAGCGCGGTTTCCGTTGGAACTCCTGCACCGAGTGCTGTAAGGAGGAGTTTGAGAAGACGATCACGGAGAAGATATATATCGGGTCTCATGAGGTTCGCTTCCATTACCATCATCCTGTAAGATTATCGATAGGTCGTGGGTTGAGGCGTGATTGCGCCGCTGACAAGTATCGGGATAAGTACGATTGGGATAATTATGATATAACTATATCCGGCAATATTATGTATACCGGGTTTGACGGGTTTATTTATATCATATATCGTGGTACGCCTAAGGACGATGACGGTCTCCCATATATACCTGAAACGGCGTTAGGATACCTTGAGGATTATGTCGAGACGTATATCAAGATGAAGATCTTCGAGAATGCCGCTGTGAATGGCTTGATACAAGGCGCTGGTGATGCTTATAAATTATATGCTCAGCAGGAGCCGGGTAAGTTCGCTAGGGCTATGAAAGAGCTTAAGATGTCGATGATTACCTTGAATGATTATCGGGAGTTGGCTGAGGATAATAGGAGGAGGATGTTGTCTTATGATTATTTAACCAACAAAACCACCATGCTTTAGAAGGTGGATGAATTGGTTTGATTAATTTTGAATCAAAATTGTAAATAAAAAAAAATGATTACCTACAAATACAACATCTATCATTCCAAGAAAACGAAGTATCTTGATAAAATGCTTCGTGAATGTTGTTTTGTATGGAATCACGCTTTAGCTCTACAGCGTAGGTATTACAAGTTGTTTGGGAAATATATCTCAATTGGTAAAATGAAGAAGCATTTTGCTAAAAGAATTAAAAGAAATCTTCTTCATTCTCAAACAACACAAGAAATACTTGAACGTCTTGATGAATCTTATAATCGTTTCTTTAAAAGAAAATCAAAGAGACCACCTAAGTTTAAAAGATCAGATTGTTTCAACTCTTTTGTTTTTAAACAAGGAGGGTTTACTCTAAATGGTAATATTCTAACAATCAACAAAGGAAAGAAACGTTTTAAGTTTTCATACAATAGAGCATATGAAGGTAATGTTAAACAAATAAGAATAGTCAGAGAAACCTGCTATCGTTTTAGTTTGATTATAGTTACAGATTACAATCCTGCAAACTCTTACAGAAAGACATATGATGGTGCATCTGTAGGATTGGATTTTGGTCTGAAAACTTACCTAACTAAAAGTGATGGTAACAAAATTGGGTCTCCATTATTCTTCAAGCAATATCAAAACAAGATTAGAAAACTAAATAGAAAGTTTTCTAATGCGAAGAAAGGATCCAATAATAGAAAAAGAAGACTGTTTGAACTTCAACAAGCGTATCGTAAAATAAACGATTTTCGATCTGATTTTCAATGGAAATTAGCTCATGAATTATGCAAACAATATGATTATATTTTCATTGAAGATCTAAACATTGAAGGAATGAAACGTTTGTGGGGAAAGAAAGTTTCTGATCTCAGTCATTCTTCTTTTATTAACAAACTTACGTATATCGCTTCAAAGTATGGAGTGATAGTACATAAGATTGACAAATGGTATCCTTCCTCAAAGACTTGTGAATGCGGGCTTGTTAATAACAACTTGTCGTTACGCGACCGCACGTGGGTATGCCCGTCGTGCGGCGCAATCAACGACCGTGATATTCTTGCAGCCCGTAATATACTTCGGAAGGGCATTTCCGAATTGGAGAGCAAGAGTAATTCCAGCGATAGTAATATCGGGGTTTCTTGCGTTTGTATCCAAGAATCCCATTTGCTTTAGTGATGGGAGTATGTCAAGAGCGTATGTGGCCTAATACTTTTGATAACTATGTCAAATTGGTTTAGTTGCGGGGGAGGGAATCGAACCCTCGATCTTTAGGTTATGAGCCTAATGAGATACCTCTTCTCCACCCCGCGATTATGACGCGAATATACGTTTTTAAAAAGAAAAAAAGATAATATGGCAAAGAAAAATGATTGGATACATTTAGATAAGACAAGTGGTACTGGTCCTGCTGAGGTTAAGGTTACCGCTGATATCAATGAGACTGGAGAGATACGTCAGGCTACGTACAAGGTTATAAAAGAAGGCACCAAGGAGGAGAAGACGTTCGTGTGCAGGCAGGAGTCGGTCCCGGTGGTTATTATCCCGGAGTTCGACTACCTAGTGCTTAGGTATATCTGGGCTGACGAGGACGGCATTGACTTTGACACGGCAACTGGTTTCGATAACACCGGCCTCCCGGATGTTGACGGCAAGCTGGTTGGTTGGAGTAAACAGTACCAGACCACGCAGGAGCGGGTAGGTGATTATCTTATCCACGGTGGTGATAACATGGAATCAGGTAATGAGGCCGCCTTGATTCAGATGGGACCGTTGTTGGATGGCGATAATTACGATAAATTACCTCTTGAGATCAGGTGTAGTATATACGGTAACTGGTATGGTGGTCGTGAGAAAGGCAATGTCACTATCAGGTTCACGGCATATAAGGGCGGAACGATGGAAAAGCGTGGATATGATTTTGTCAATATAGGAGGCGAGGAGGTTTATACCGGTGATGCCCCTACTAACGTATCCGCTCACGGCGAGGATAATTGGCAAAATATAAAGACCTTGTATTCTAAGGTAGGTACGATGATTTATAACAAGGAGTCTCGTGACTGTATTGTAAGAATAGGTGAGTGATTATTCTTTTTCATAATACAAATATCTATCAGCTCTCTCGTCCGTGAGGATGGGGGAGTTTTTATTTTTTTAGTCCTTCGCTTATGACATATTTGATCTTTTATTGCACAGAAATAATCTAGCTTTGCCAAAAACTAGTATTATGATTACATTGAATGATGTCAATAACGAACTCCATGTCCGGTTATATATACTGGAGGTGCTTAAGGATTATATAAGAGATGATGATTTCGATGGTCTTGTAGATAAGGCGTTGGATTTTGTCATGGAAGGCGTTTCTATACCTAAGGCTCCGGCCAAGGATACCACCATGAGTGACATATCAAAGAGCGTTTTGGCCTTGGTAGCGGGTGCTGGATTAGATGAGAGGCTAAGCAAAAGCTCTTTAGAGTTAGCTTACGATAGGTGTAAGATGAGGTACGTATTCGATCCTCGAAATCGGGATATGCACGGTGTAGTCGTAGGTTATTCCAATGACTTTAATAGTCTGGTCGCTGTGTGTGATGAGGGATCGAAGAAAGGGGTGGACAAAGGATCTACTGATTTTGTGGACGTCAATGAGAGATACGTGACTAACGGGTTCTTCTACATATCCGTAGAGGACGCCGACAAGCAATCAAGCTACATGGGGAAAAATCCATAATTATTATGTTTTTGTATTTTCATTAGGGGTAAACGTTGCAAAGTGTTTAGATTTTCCTTCTGGCTTGTAAGAGTCAGAAGGATTTTCTATTTTTGTGCGATTTGAATGTTTTGCATAATACGTACAGTTTATTAGAATCCGCCACATAAGTGATTATCTGGCGGATTTGCTATATTTGCGAAAAACATAACATCGTGCAAAATAATTCTAATATAGCGGTTCCCGATTCCGGGATGAACAGGGATAAGCATCCACAGGACCTATCCCCGTCTGAGTACAGTTTCGCCTTGAACGCTACCATAGAGGGTGACGATGGGAGTCAGCTTAAGATCCAGAACGAGCCTAGTACCCTTTTATGTAAGCGATTTGATGGCTATAAGGTTATTGGGTATAAGAATGATATAGCTGGTGATAACACTTATTTCTTTCTGGTGAATCCTGATAACAACACCTCTAAGATCACGTTCATGAGGTCATTGGATTATGTCAAGACCGTAGAGGATCAATTAGCGGGATCAGGGAAAGATATTCATCGTATCCTTGGCGAGAGGCTTGAGGAGTCGGATGGTCGTTTCGATGAGATATGTGATTTGATGGAGGTGTTGATAGAGGATGGGACCGATGACCCTTGTCTTAACTTTTCCATTCATCACCCGATCTTTGATATAGAGATCAAGGATGAGAAGTGTGGTAAGGTGATATACTGGACTGATGGATATAACCCCCAGCGATATGTTATGGTTGACAAGGCACTTAATCCGGATGATGATGGTGACTTCTGGTATCATTATCATGGATATAAGACATGTGGGGATGATAAGCCAATAGAGAGGTGTAGGCTGGCTTGCGAGAAGCTACTGGTATTCCCGCTGCTGACGGCCCCGTGCGTGGAGCCTGAGGTCGTGGAGTTCGGGGGAAACTTGCGTGCCGGGACCTACCAGTTTTGCGTGGCGTTGTGCGATGAGTTCGGGATTGAGAAGACCGGATATTGCTCATTGACCAACCCAATCATGTTATTCGATCGTCAAGATATGGTTATCCGCGATGGTTTATGGGGTAAGTCAACCAACATGGGTATCCGCCTTACCGTATCCAATATAGATAAGCAGGTATCTCATTATAAGGTAGGTGTTATACAGAACACCGTTGGATATAATGGCGAGCAAAGCCCGGTTCTTGAATATTTCATAGAAGGCATACATCCGATAACGGAAAGGACCATCTATTACCTTACGGATCAGTATAGCGAGCGTACGACCATGGAGAAGTTGTCTAAGGAAATACCGGTATATAAGACGGCCAGAGGCATGACATCTGTCGGGAATCGTCTTCTTCAATACGGCTTGACCGTGGAGAATGAATGGAATCTTCAACCGGTCGTTAATTTCTTGGGTCATTTCGTTAAATGGCAGACATCGATAGCCACGGAGAATCTATATAAAGACGGTGTGGCTTGTTCTAAATACGCCTCTTTCATGCGTGACGAGGTATATCCGTTGGGTATAAGATTCTTTACCAATACGGGATACAGGACAGCTAGATTCCCGCTTATTCCTCGTCCGGCCACAAGGGAGGAGATGGAGGTTATCGTTGATGAGGACGGCAACTCTGAAGACCTATCAGCGGCTTCGGTATTGGAGAACAACCCGCAGTGCGCCGGGAACAGCCGCCGTCATCTTTGGCAGTTTAAGAATACGGCCAAGGTTATAAACGATCCGTCTTGGGGATTTGATGATTTTGGAGGAGAATGCAAGAATCAATTAGATGTCAAGCAACTCAGATATGTAGAGCAGGAATATGCCACGGTAGGAGAGACCCAATTCGTTATCAACACGATGGGGGAAGATGTTACGGTAGATGATGCTATTGATTATATCGCTGACAATATAGAGAATCTGTGTGATCTTATAGAATCCAATGTAGGCATTACTGACGAGTTATGTGCGGCTATATCGTTACCTGAGGATCAAGATGGTATAAAGGCTCCCGATTTCCCTAGTGGATGTGACGATATCGAGAGGATAGAGACCAGGATTATATTGGATAAAAACTCTTTGGTGGATTCTAGGATTGATTTTACATATAAGCTGGCTAGTGATTATACGGAGACCGAGCCTACCACCTTAATACAAAGTAATGCCGAGTCTCAAAGGAAGTTTTCTGTATTGTGTGATTTTGATAATTACTCTAGTGGAGGCAAGAATATCATAGATCTGGTTCAGGAATGGCTGGATGGTCAGGATGAGGACAAATTCCCGTCTGATATAGATTCTTCCGCCTTGGTCTTGTGTCAGGATATGTCTAATGTCCGGCAGCTGTATGATGAGGGTATATGTACTAATGGTTGTTCGATAGGAGATCCTTACGTGAATCCTACTATTAACGATGTGCAACTACCTACGTTCCAAGGAGGTAGGTCATTGGGTAAATGTACGTTCTTATTCCAAGGAGATGGATGGGAAGGCAAGAAACATACCGAGACTATGCTTGATATATTGATGGATTCAATGAAAAAGTACTTCCCTCAATACGAGAGTCAATTTGGTATTGAGAATGCCATGTGTCTTTTTGGTGATGGTGATAACTCTAAGTTCAATACCGGCATATCTACTGATTGGGAAGATCGTGTGTCTGTGCAGAATGATATTGACGCCAAGACCAATTGGTTCGGTAGAAGCAACTTGACTTATTTCAAGTTCTATCCACATGTATCCTCATACGCCAGATGGGTGGAGTTGGATTACGAGAAATACGTAAGCGGTTTATCCGATCCTGATAACGGTATTATGTATATAGAGATGATGGGTAACTATAATTATCCGATCGGAGACTCATCATCATACAACAAGGTTCGTATAACGTTTTTCTCGGACAAGGAAGGTACCGTGGCTCCTAATCCTTTGGCTAATGACGCCAAGAAAGGTGTTATAGTGGATTACGTGGATCATAAGATATTTATGATGCCAAAGTATTTGTTCTGGAATGATGACAAGACCACTTTTCATAAGATATACGTTTGCATCGAGCCTGCGGTATGCGTGTTCTTCACCGGTTTCGCCATGAGGCAGGACATGAAGGAACTTGCCGGATTTTATACGGCTGGCACCGCCATCTTCCCCGCCCCGTTCTGTTTTGGCATTCGGCCACTGGAGGTGAAATACGTATTCTTCTTTACAAAAGAACTGAAATTAAGGAGATTTGTCACTTATGAGGCAAAATGTATATCATGTGGTGATAAACCCGCTGATTGCGCTCCTAGACCTTATCAGTATGGTGATTTTGGTTATTGGGAATCTATCAATAAGTATCCGGCTAATTTTGAGTTGTATGATTCAAGCAAGATCGGGATATCGTCGGGAGGATCAAAGAGGAAGGATATAATAGATTCTTTGACGAAATACTATGGGTCTCCTAAATCTGTTGGGGGTAAGTCTTACTTCACTGGTAATGGGGATAACGCTGAGTACCCTAATACGTCAACCACGTTTTGTCAGAAACCTATACGTCATTACAAGTTCCCGGATAACTCTGTCGCTCCTTTCATGGGTAATCCGTCTCAACTGACCGGTCAATATGGAGTTGACTCCTATATTTATCCTATGGGGGTGATGCTTGATGACGATATCGTTAATGAGTTTCTGGATATAGCGGTAGAGAATGGTCTTATAGATAAGGCTAGAAGGGATTCCATAATAGGATATGAGTTGTATAGGGGCGATAGGACATTGGATAAGAGCGTTATCGGTACCGGTCTGGCTTATGATATGTTTAAGTACGATGATCCCGACGGATCGGCTAACCTTTATCCTAATTATCCTTACAACGATTTGTCTGATGATATGTATATCTATAAGGATATTAATCGTGAGAATTTTATAACGCATCCGTTTAATAGGAAGGGTAATATCTGGTATTCATTCTTAAGCCCTGATATTGCCTTCAACAAGCCTGATGCTCCCACTGAGTGCCTTGTTGATGGTTATCAATTAGGTAAATCCTCTGGTATATTCAGGGAGGTGGAGGATCACCCTAAATGGACGATATTAGGAAGTAAGGCTTATAGTATGGCAACGTCATTGGCTACGGTGGAGGCTATGGCTAATTTAATATCTGCCATAGCTGAGTATACATATCAGTCGGCTTCACAGCAATATGTCGGTGGAGGCGTGATGTTTTTGGCCAACCCTGTCGGCATAGCGCTGACGGCTATCCGTCTGGCTACAGGTATCGCCAAGGCTACCTCCCAGTCTGTCGTGGATATAGGGAAGTACAGGTATCAGTGGTTAACGGCCTTGATAGATAGGGGACCTAGATGGAATTACGCTTATTATTATACTTCTGTCGCTCATTATAATCTATTTTACCAAAAAACAGGGGCATCAGAGTTGCGTGGATTATCTACGGCTAAGTATATTAAAAGCGGATTGTATCCGGTAACGGATATCTCATCACAAGGGAAAGTCGTAGGCGGTAAGCCTATTATCATAAACAACCTCGATCGTGAGCATTCATTGTTCATGTCATTTGGTATGGATAAGTATATGCTTGAATATCCGGAGTTGGTTTCAAGTTACGATACCAGCCGTATTCAGGATGAGTGTAATATTCGTAACGATGAGGTGGCTGGTATGACGCCTCATTTTATGACACGTGAATCTTTCGTATCCTGCCCCTATATGAGGATAAAGAAATATTCTCCGGCTCAATACGGGCAGATAGAGGATATCAGGTGGGTATCGTTAGGTGGTTGCGGGTTGATGGATAAGGATAAGCGTAAACCTGTTTTTGGAGGTGATGTATTTATATCAAGATTCTCGCTTAAGAGGAAGATGCCTATGTTTTATTTGACTCAGTTCGGTCAGGGGGACATGATACCATTCCCTTATTATGATTATCGGAACATCGGGTATCCACGTTATTTCGTTAATTACGATACCGGGGAGGATTATCTTAATAAGACCGATACGGATACCGGATCGCTATACTCTTTCCCTAGCCGGAAGAGCGCTTATGAGATGGTTTGCAAGACCGGAGATATGTATCTTAGCGGTCGTTTCTTCCTATACTTCTATGGCATACCTCAGTTTCTTGTGGAGTCTGAGATCAATTGCAATTTCCGTATAGCCGGACCTGAGCCTTACGAGGGGTTCTATCCGGAGGTGGGGGATTATATATCATGGACTCAGGAGCGTAATGTCCCTATATCAAGGGATAATGTGTTTAAGATAAGTCCTGTGTATAAGAATCGATTTACGTTAGGTGGCAGGTCATTACCAGAGACGTATGATAGCAATTTTTGGGACTGCGCTTACCAAAGACCCAACGGCGTCATATGGAGCACCGCCGACGTGTCGGAGAACGGCATGACCGATCCTTGGCTGTCGTACAAGCCTATGGATTACCATGAGTTCAAGACCTCTTTCGGGAAACTTATAAGCATGAAAGGGATAGAGTCGGATCAGATACTGGCTCGCTTCGAGAATCAGGTAGGGCTGTATAACGCCATAGACGTGTTGGCGGAGAGAATATCCCCGGAGAATAGCGAGCTAGGGACAGGTGGTCTTTTCGCCTCTCGTGGTATCGAGTATAATAATACGACGTTAGGATATTCCGGGACCCAGAGTCGGGATATGATCAGTTGCGAGTTTGGGCATTTTTGGGTCGATTTAAGGCGTGGTCAGGTGTTTAAGGTAGATTCTAATGGTAGGAATCTTACGGAGGTCACACCGGGGCTTAGAAACTGGTTTAAGGAGCATCTTCAGATGAAGATCATCCGTAGCCGGATATATAACGCTGATACGGACGCTGAGTTGTCTTATTATGATATCGATAACAAGTTCTTTGGTATAGGGCTATCCATGGGCTGGGACAATCGGTTCAAGAGGGTTCTGATAACCAAGAAAGATTATATACCGGTAGGGAATCCGAGCGAGTACCAATTCCGTGGCGGCCGGTTCTACAGGAACGGGCAGGCGGTGGAGCTACAGGACGCCAGCCATTTCACGGACGTCTCGTTCACCGTTGGATATAACTGCCTGAAGGGTGAGTGGAAATCATATTTATCCTACACCCCTGATTATTATATCGAGCACCAGCATTATTTCCAGTCTGGAAAGAACTACTCAAGTGAAAGTCAGGAGATAGGGTTATGGTCTCATGGATTGACCAACCAATCGTATCAAGTATTTTACGGTAAGCTATATCCGTTCGTTATAGAGGTCCCGGTACGTGAGCAGTATGTGAATAAGATCCTCACGAACTACCAATATAGGATGGATGCCAGAAGGTATCAGGATGAGGTTAATTACCAAATTCTTAGGACTACTGGATTCAATAAGGCATGGTTTTATAATGATACGAACAACAGCGGTGAACTTCGGATGGTTATCGCCGACAAGAACGATATGAGCCAGCGGTTAAGGTATCCTATAACCAATGATGATAGCCGTGAGATACTGGTGACGGAGGTTGATCAGAAGATAAATATAAATGACTATTTTAACGAGGTCAAAGACGATACGAACAATCTTCCGATATGGGTTAAGGATGTGAATGACATTGGCCGGGAGATCGACCCCAGGGCTGTCGATTATCATCGGAGGTGGCGTGATCGTCTTCGTGGCGATTGGTTCTTGGCAAGGTTCGTGAATGACATTGAGAGCCGGTTCAAGATGATAGTACGTTGGTTTAGCAACGATGAGAAAGTTTATTGAGGTGATTATATACCTTTAAATATTTGATGTTATGGCAGCAGGGAAAACTAGCAGTAAAAAGAAGGGCAAATGCCCGAAATCAGGATGTATCAAGAAAGTAGGGAGTGATTGGCGAGTGGTCAGTAACAAGACCGGTAAATTATGGCCGGCTAAGTACAAGTCTAAGGAGAAAGCTAAAGGAGCCTTGGCTGCTTATCACATGCATTAGCGTATAAACGGGTACATGATTTATTATGTACCCGTTTCGTGTTTTTAGGCTTGTGATATTATGGTTATCTTTGTGAAAAACGTAATATATGTCTAAGAAGAATAAACCGGAGGAAATCCCATCGTGGATAAGGGATTTATATAAGGAGGATCTTGATCGTGTCGTAAGAGGCGAGCGTCCTATGTATTTCAGGGGTATGGATGATAGTCCTTTAAGGAACGTATCCCCGGAGTTTGATATCCTTAGCGGAGGAGCCGCCGTCAAGGGCATGAATGGGATAAGAAGTACGTTGTCCCCGTTGAATAACGGCATGGGTAATTATAATTTTAGTATCAGGGGTATAAATAAGAAGATCGGTGAGTTGGTTGATGAGGCGGGGCTATATTTACCTGAGAAATTAAGACCTGTATATCGGACTGTGGTGGATGCTATGTCGAGTTCCAAGGATAAGGGGTTGGGTCATATCACGCAGCCGTTGGCCAACGCCCTGTACCCAGCGGACGAGCGACGGGACCGGCGTCTGGAAGGGGAGCATCCCGTTGGTTATGTGGATGCCATAGACGGCATATGGCCTAGGAAGAAATATGGGCTATGGGGAGAAAAAATTGAGAGGAAGCAAGATGGAGGAGAAACAAGAGAGTCTGTTCTTGATAGACCTAGATTCGGGAGCAGGGTATTGGATAATTACGTAGCTTCTGCTCACCCGGTTTTGTCAATAATATATGATATCGCTAATTCAAGGTATACTGATGGCCCTACTCGCATAAATAAAGCTGCGTATTCATCAATAGATCCTATGGGGAAGAATCCGGAATGGTATGAGTATCCTGTTCATTTTATGAAGATGTTCGGGAAATATATATCTGGTGATTTTAATAACAAGTTATATAGCGATAGTGATAATGATGATTTAGGCACAAGAACTAGTGATGAGGCTTGGGCTAAATACAATAAACTCCCTTACGATGAGTCTGTATTGATAGATAATGGTGATGGTACGTATAGTATACGCAAGGAATTATCTAATAGGATGATACCTGATTCGTCTATCGTAAGGAATAGGATTGATGTGAATAGGAGTCTGTTTGATAAGGAAACTAAGGAATACAATGAAGGACTTATAAAAGCTTTAAGTGATGCCGATCCAGAGGAGTATGAGAGGATTCAGAGGGAATATAAGGATCTGAAAAGGGTAAGAGAGGGTGCCATATCAGCGGACGAGATGAATATAAAAGGGTTGAGGTCTCTTTATGATAAGGGGTATGGTGTCGTGAATGAGTATAATTATAGGGATCGTAGACTTGATAAGAACGAGACGGGTCCTCATAGTGTACTTGGTGATTATACGATATATCGTGACAAGGATATGGGCGGATACAGATATAGGGATGTATATGATTTCAATCCCGCTGTCCAGTTTCTTTTGAATGGGGATGTATTTAAGATAGATGGTAGTATTGATAAAAAGGATAGAGGAGGTTCGGTAAATACAGGGAGGGCTTATGGTTCTGGCAAGTATGTAATTGATCCTCGTAGATCAGAGGATAGTAAGATGGCTGTATATGACGAGATATGGGATTATCTGACCGACAAGAAGGGAATACCACAAACGCAAGCTATCGGTATCCTGTCGAACATCGCCGCCGAGTCCGGAGGGGACACCGAAGCCCTAGGAGCCGCCGGTGATTTTGGCATCCAACAATGGCTTGGACCGAGGAAGAAGGAGCTACAGCGCAGGTATGGTAAGAAACCGACATTGACCCAACAACTGGATTATCTTGTGGATGAGTATCAAGGTCGTGTACCGGGGCTAGGTTGGAACTACATGAACCAAGGCAAGTTCTTTGATAAGGACGCTCAAGGCAATGTATATAATTATTATATGTACTCAAAGGCTGATTTTGATAACGCTACCAACTACAAGGACGCTACCGTAGCATGGAATCAGGGGTATGGAAGGCCTCTTGGATCGACATTAAGAAACGAGAAGAGATTTGAGTTCGCTGATGTATTCGCTAATAGGTATGGTGTCCCTGAGGTCGAGCCAATGAGATACGAGTTCGGGCAGCGGGATTCGGGCACGGGGGACGGAGACCAGCAGCCCGTGCCTGAGACGGTAGCCCC